AATCGACTAAAGAGGGAAACGACGGTCGGCAGGCCGAGGAGTAAGTTCGCATTCGGCTGATTACCATAGGTTTACAGAAAATCCAATACAGTCCAAAAAAAATAGGTTCTGACGACCGATCAAATTTGTGCATCAGTGCTAAATGGACGTAAACAGTTGACAATGAGTAGTTTAAGTAGAATGAGAGTTGCCGGTATTTGACGCAATGCTGCATAAGTGCTGCGCAGGGCCTTTTTTCGTGCTTTTCCCTGGGTTTATCGAAGTTTCGATATGTTCCAAAACGGAAAGACGTGAGTTGAACCAACCATGACGATACCTCAAGCATCGCTGATCACCCTTGAGGAAGCTGCAAAATATTGCCGTGTCAAAGAGGAACGGCTCTTAGGTTTCACTAAGAGCGGACATGCCCCATATTACATGATCGACGAAGAAGGCCCTTTCTTCAAAAAAACCGAGATACGATCATGGGTAGAAGAGAACCTTATCAGTCGAAACAAAGGCCGGTTTCTTCCGAAAGCGGTAGAGGTTTTCGTTCCCAGGACCAGAAACGCGATCCCTCCCGATTCGATTTCTTCTATAGCGAACCTTCGTCAATTGAATGTTTCGGACTTCCGGTCTGGAATCTACTTCTTATGCAAAGGGAAAGATGTCGTTTATGTAGGTAAATCGACATGCGTCTCTCAAAGGGTTGCCGGCCATCACATGAAAAAAGAAAAAGACTTTGATATTAACGCTGTTTCTTTCTTTCCGGTTCCTCCTTGTCTTCTCGACGAAACCGAACGGGAGTTTATTCGTCTGCTTAAACCTCGTTGCAACACGACACATAATCGAGAAAATCTCGATAAGCGACTTGCGATAGCAAGGAAAGCGGACATAGAGAAGTTGAAAGCGGCAGGGAGAAGAAACTTAGGTTTAGAATAAGTGCTGCGCTCGTCCGGGATTAAACGGATTGTTTATCATTGTCGCCGATTTCGTAGGTGTTTTTCTAGGGAAAACTAATTCCTTCTGTCTGAACCAACGAAAGGTAGAAGCATGAATATCAAACCCGCCTCCGAACTCTACCCGGATTTCCGGGAAGGCTACAGTACCGGAGACTATTACCCTATCCTTGAATCGTTCGGCGAGATTCTGGTTCAGAGCGACGACGACGATTACCAAGGCGACTCTCGCGTCTTGTATCGCGACGCCGACCGCTATGGAATCTTAATCTTCGGCTGGGGATCGTGCTCCGGTTGCGATGCACTCCAAGCGGCGGATACACTAAAAGAAGTCGATGAACTTATCGCCGGCCTTGCGGACGGAATCCGGTGGGGCAGTCTCGGGGAAACTATCGACTATATGAAGACTCACGACTGGGGAGGCGATTTCAGTTGCCACTCCGACGAAACCAAAGTGTTCGTTAGGGATGCGATCGCCGTTCTTGAAGACGAGAAAACGAAACAAGGAGAGTGATCCATGTGTCTTTCCGTCGCCGTTCAGAGGCCGAACGACGTGCTCGCTACCGGGGAACATCTCGGCTTCGAGTGGGCTGTGGTCCATAACGGCATAGGGAACCGTTGCGGTTATGTCCGCGTTCCCAAGGATCACCCGTGGTACGGCATGACGGACTTCGATCTGGGGCACTTGGACATTCATGGCGGAATCACCTTCGCCGAAAAAGACACACCTTGCGGCAAGGGTGACGACGAGGGTTATTGGGTCGGTTTCGATTGTTGCCACTCCGGCGACCGCCCTGACCATGCACTTTGTCCCCCTTCGTCGTCGTTGGTGCGTCTCGCCTACGGCATGGTCCGATCCCAAGAGTATGTCGAGTCCGAGTGTCGCCGACTGTGCGAGCAAGCAAGCGACGCGGAATAGTGCGGTCCATAGTGCGGAATCACCGGCCATTCGATCCGCCTGCCTTCCGCCGGAAAATTGAGCAAATCGAAAACTAATTCCTTCTGAGATTGGACCGAAACGAGATGAGCGAACAGACGGCCAACCACCGCGAGGCGGGAGATGAGGGGAAATGGAACTGATTCTTAGATGCGACGTTTGCGACGGTTTCGGCGAGTTGAAGCATCTTCGCGGAGGCGGACACGCATATTCTGAGCGATGCATGAACTGCTACGGCAAGGGCCACATCCCCAACCCCGCCGTGCTCGCCCGTCTCGCCGCCCTGACGGCCGAAGTCGAGCGGTTGCGAGCGGCGCTGGTAGACGAGAGGGTGCGGTGCGCCAAACTGGTCGTGATCAAAGATAGAGAACCGTACTATCTCCGCGAAAGTTTCTCCGACGTTGAGGACGCGATCCTCGACGGCACGATTCCCGGAGAAATGCCGCCCGGCTACTGGGATGGCGAAATGAGAGCCGAGCATTCCTTGGCCTCGATCCTTGGACTTGAAAAGGACAATAATGATGAGTGAGAAACTTAAAATGTTGGCCGGGCCGGGAATTATGAAGTTTTTCCGTTGCCCGCTGGGATGTAACTACGGCGTTGTTGTTCAGCCGCACGGTCGCGAAGGGCTGGACATGCTCTACATTTATTGCTCCCGTTGCTTCCATCAAGCGCATCCCATCGCCGAGATCGAGGCTAAACTGCAAGAACCGCCGCCGAACATGCTGCAACGATCAGAGAGGATGTCTGTGGACGAGAGAGAGCGAATCAAGGCCCGAAACGACGCGATTAAGCCGGGAGCTTGGCGAGAGGCGTTATCAGAGGAATCCAAGGAGAATGGTTATGTCAAAACTTGAGCGGCCGAAGTGCCAGACGTGTCCGGTTTGGACCAACGAAGAATATGACCGCGAATTTCAGGAATGGGAAAACATCAAAGGCCAGAGCCATCTTCAGCCGGATAGTCCTGAGAAGCACAGTAAAGACTTTTGCGGTCATCATCCCGACTTCCCGGCCTACCTCGCGAGTCTTCACGCCGAACAAGCCCCGCCGAGTCCCGCGTCGGAAGTGAAACCGGAGCATCGACCGGGCGATTACCAACCAGACTTTTACCCGGATGGTTCGATGGTGGAACACGGAAATAGAGAAACCTGGATCGCTTTAGATAAAGACGGTTTCGATATCCTTGACAAACATGGAGTGATTGCTCGTTTCCCGACTCAAGAAGCCGCCCGCGCCGCCCTCTACGCCATCGGCCAAGGCCCCGCATCGTTGCCAAAAATCGACAAATAACTAGACTTCCTTTCCTCTCGGCAATATAATCAATTCACCCCCCTCTACATGCTCGCCCTCAACCCATAAGGGCCAAAATGGACGCATTCGACGGTGCGGACTGGTGGACTACCGTCCGCATGGTTCTGTTATTCTGCCCCGGCCTAGCGATCCTGGCGGTCATGTTCTTAATCGCTCTTGGATGCGCTGCGGCTGTTGCCGTCCGGTTCTCCCTGAGGCTTCTCTCGGCCAAGAGGCCCAAGAAGCGATCTATCAAGTAATTTCCAAGTCCAGGTCTTGACAAGTGGCTTTTGTCTGGTAGAATGTAGACAGTGGATAGCGACTAAGGAGCACCAATGAAGCGAGATGACCCGTTTTTCGTCATTGAACCCTTGGAAGCCTTGGTGATGCGTGCCTTCCGAGATAACAAGACGCTCAACGCGGAGAAGCTGCTTGTTGTTCTCTGTGGTCATCGTTTAATCGGCAAGGCGGTCGGCAAGGCTCTACTGAAGACATCCAAGTGGATTCTCGCGAGAATGTGCCAAGAAGGAAAGATCGACGAGGTTGACGGCAATCCGGGGAACTACTGCCTTGGATTTCAAGAGGTCGCGATCCTCTATAACGATCCTAGACTGAAAGGGGTTTGAGATGAAGTTCGAAGACTTCAAAATCGGCAAGACGCGGTTCAATTACAAAAACGGGCATACTGAATACATCTGCCACGCTATCGGCGACAGAATCATTGTCGGGTCTGAAAAGGGCGAAGACGTTCTTTGTGTATCGTTCAACGAAAAAGACTTTGATCATTGCAAGGAATGTGGATACTGGAAAGAAGCCGAGGGGAACACTCCGGTCCCTATCTCTTATTTCCGCAACCTGTTGGCGATCGAGAAATGCGCTAAAGAGTTCGCCGCCGAGATCAATCGGATCGAAACGAGAGAATTGAGAGAAATAATCGAACAGTCGGCATCATGTTGAGGAGAAACAAGTGAAATTCGAAGACTTCGTACTCGGCAAGACTCGGTTCCGCTGGCTTGATGACCTCGAAGAATACCTCTGCCACGCGATCGGCGATAAAGTGGTCGTTGGCTTAGAGATGGACGGAGACCCCGAAGAGGTTATCGTGGTTTCGTTTAATGAAGACGACTTTGGTAACTGTGAAGAAGTTTCCTCTTCCGATAAATCCGGTGACGGTTTAGCGAAAATGACATATGCCCGCCGCGACGAACTAGTTTGCGCCGAGATTCGAGATCGAGAACTTGCCGAAGCCGTCCTCGATCTGCTCGGAGACAGCCGCGTCCAGAACATCCGGTCAAGGGCCGAGGAAATCGTCGAGTGATCCACGAAGATTTGATTTGGATCGACACGCCAGACGAGGACGGCAACTCGTTCATTGAAGCCGTGTCCTTCCATGTGAACAGCAAGACGAAAGAGTCGTTTCGTTGGCGGGTGACTCCGGTGATAATCGAGAACAAGGTCCGCTGGTCCGTGGACGAGTCGGACTTGATCACGGCCAACAACCAAGAGCCGCCCTTCCGTCGCGAGGAAGCCGCCAAGGATTTCTGTCAGAGACGTGAGAATGAACTGATTGAGAAACTTCAGAGAGGTGAGACATGAAGACGATCGACGTGAAAGTGACTATGTTTGAGGCAGGCGACTGGGTGCGGTTCAAGGCGAACACGCTCAGGAAAGGTTCCTACGAAGTCAAGACGATCGACCCTGCCGCTTCCGATCGAGAGCATCACCAATACTTGTGGCTCGACGGCGGAAAAAATGGCGGACCATTCTTGGCTAGATCGGATGAAGTGGAATTGTCTCGTCCTCCTGAGCCAAACAAAGAATCAATCAAAGATGTAGTCAAAGTCGGCGATCTTCTTTATGCCGGCGGCCAAACCTTTTTTGCCGTCCCCGCCGATGCCGCTCTCGGGAATCCCAAGAAGCTTTCCGAGGTTCGCCGGCTACTCAACGCCTTGATGACGGCGGAGTGGTACAAAATCGTCCCGTTACACGGCTTCAAAGCCACCAAAGAAGATGTCGCGAACTTCAAAGTCGGCCAATTCGAACGTGGCTATTTCTTTGAAGGGAACTCTCCGCACAATGCCATACAAAACTGTCTCTTAAAGGGTACTTGCGACATCACAGAGTTCGTCTCTGTCTACAAGAGAGTCGATTCCGCAGATGACTCTTGGATAGATTTTGTCGGCGTCTTCCGGGTTGCCGTGTCGATTGTCGCCGATCGTTTATTTTAAGGACTCACCATGAAGCCCGTCAGCAAAATCGCTCGCGAACCCGTCGAGCAAACCCATATCGAGAAGGCGATCGGCCTACTCCGCCTTAATATCGTCAAGGCTATCGAGAAGCACGGCAACGACTCGTACTATAACCGCCACGAGATCATCGGCTCTCTCAAGGAAGAGTTCGATGAGGTCTGCCACGCCAAGAAGCCGAAGACGGAAGAGAAGACAATCCTCTTCGTCCGCGAGTTGCTGGACGTGGCTACGGTGGCTCTATGGGCCGTCGCCGGCATCGTCGATGACGCGGACTCGGCAAGTAAAGTCATCGGCGAACCGGAAGAAGAAAAAGGTTTTCGGCAGTTGGATTGGATCGACGAACTCGACGAGATTAACAACAATTCGTCTTACTGGGCGGCGTCATCCAAGAAGGGAACCGACGGCAGTCTCCTGTATTGGGACGTCTCGCCGCAAGGCATCGGCAATAAGTTGTTCTGGACGTTCGTAGATTCCAGTCCGGAACTCACTAAAGGGTACGCTCGCGTTGACTGGGAAACCCCCGAGGCGTCCAAGCATTTTTGCCAATCATTAGAGAACGACATTCTCAGAAGTTCGAGTCATTAGAAAGAACTGGCGACACAAGAGTACGAATCGAAAGGTAGAATATGAGCGAGCATCGACTTGAGTGGAAAGAGTGCCTTGATGGCGACGACAACTCTTATTTCGAGGCTCCATCGTCGCTCAGTTTCGAAGGGCGTAGGCTTTTCTGGCGGGTCGATCAGCAATTGATCGGGAACAAGATCGTCTGGTTTCTTGACGATTCCGAAGAATACCTCGGCGACCTAGGCGAAGACAATCCTCACGATTCCGAGGAATCCGCGAAAGCGGCTTGCCAGGCCCACGAGGATCAATTCGCCGTCGATAATCTGACGGAGGTTCCGACTCAAAGACGGATCGTCGGCGAACCCGGCCCGCTGGTATGGGAATCAAAGGCGACCGGCTTCGGGGTTACAGTCTACCGCGCCGATTCTCGCGTGGAAATCGTTGGTCTCGGTTGTTCTCATGGATACCTCCTTGTTCCTCTTATGAAAAACAAAAAGGTAGTTTGGTTGCTGGCCGGCGAAGACGAGGAGTTCGGAGCAGTAGACGAAGCTGTATCGTTCTGTCAAGCCAAAGAAGACGCTTTAGTCGCAAGCGTGAAAGCGGAGGAGGCGAATACCAATGAGTGAGCAACTTCAGTGGGAAGAAGATTTAGACTATAGGAAGAACTCCAAGCACGAAGCCGATTCGTGCGTTCTAGATCAAGGGAAGCCGCTTCGGTGGCGCGTTACGCAGAGCCACACCTACAACAAGATTTCTTGGTATATCGAGGATTCCGACGAAGAACTTGGACCGTCCCACTTTAACGAGGAATTCGATTCCGCCGATACCGCCAAATCTAAATGTCAACGCTTGGAAGATGGGATTATCCACCTAAGAACAGCGTGGAAAGAGAAGGTAGCCAAAGGGAGTCTCTACTGGAAGTCGTCGAAGGGTTTATACGGGAATACTCAGTATGAGGCCGAGTCTTCAATACCCGACAGAGATGGGTGTCGGATCGGTTGGCGTGTCCATCAGTGGCTCAGTAAAGACAAGGTTGCCTGGAGGGTGGGTTGCTTGAACCAAGAGTATCCCACCCATGAGGCCGCGATGGCTTTCTGTCAAGCCGACGAAGACAAAATCGTCGCCGCAGCGAAAGCGATGGAGGAGAAATGAAAATCATCGTTGAATCCGCCGACCTCAAAATCGAGCCTTATCGTGGCTCCGGTCCCGGCGGCCGGCATCGCAATACAACGATGTCCGGCGTTCGGATTACTCATCTCCCGACCGGAATCATGGTTAAGTGCTGTGACGACTCCTGCCAGCATCGCAACAAAGCCCAAGCGTTTGTCCAGCTTCGCTCGGCCCTCGCCAGACACTACAGGGGCCTTCAAGAGCGATCGGCGACGGAGCGGTACGAAGGCAAGCCTCAGGTCGCCTTCTCTTCTCAGATTCGAACCTACAGGCTAGTGGACGAAGAGAAGGTTGTCGATCATCGGACGGGAGTCGCCCTGGCGGCTCATGCCGTTCTCAGAGGCAAGATCGACCCATTCTTGCGGGCGATGTTGGCGAAGAATCAAGGCTCATACTAATTTTATACCAGATTTGAGGGACAGAATAAAGAGCAATGGCACACTACACGTACAGATACAGGATCGAACCCACGAAGGAGCAGAAGGCGAAACTTGCCTCTCACTTCGGGTCTGTACGTTATGTGTACAACTACTTTTTGGCTCAAAGAAAGAATCTCTATCTGGAGTCGAAGCAAGGAACTTCCTACTGCAAACAGGCTTCAGAACTGACAGTCTTGAAGAAAGAATTGACATGGCTCAAAGAGACGAACAGCCAGGCCCTTCAATATTCGCTCAAGTGCTTGGAAGCCGCCTACAACAACTTCTTTGCCAAGAGAGCGAAGTTCCCGAAGTTCCATGCTCGGAAAGGCAAGCAATCCTTCACCGCTCCTCAGAGTGTCGGAGTGAAGGAAGGCGTTCTCACGCTTCCGAAGTTCAAAGAAGGGATCAAACTCCGATACCATCGCCCACTTGAAGGCGAGATCGTCAAAGCGACCATCACGAAGAATGCAGCGGGTCAATACTTCGCCAACATCCTTGTGGAGAAGAACATTGAGCCGTTGCCTGTGCGGGATGCAAAAGTTGGAATCGATCTCGGCTTGAAGACGTTGGCGACTTGCTCTGATGGGCAGGTATACGAGAACATTCGTCCTTACAAGACTTTGCAGCGTAGACTTCGTTTGCTCCAGAAAGCCGTAAGTCGGAAGAAAGATAAGACCTCCCAGAACCGAGGGAAAGCCAAGCATCGCCTAGCAGTGCTCCACAACAAGATTGCCAACATCCGCAATGACTATCTGCATAAGGTTTCACGCTCTATCGTTAACGAGAACCAAGTTATCGTGATGGAAACCCTGAATGTCAAAGGCATGATGGCTAACCACTGTTTGGCAAAGAGTGTTGCCGATGTCAGTTTTAACGAGTTTGTTCGACAATTGAAGTATAAGGCGGCATGGGCAGGACGAAACTTCCTGCAAATCGATAGATGGTTTCCATCGTCAAAGACATGCTCCGAATGCGGATTCATTGTTGACAAACTGCCGTTGGACATCAGGGAATGGACATGCCCGAGTTGCAAAGTCGAGCATGACCGTGATTACAACGCCTCAGTGAATATTCTTAGAGAAGGACTCAGAACCGTAGGAACTACGGGGATAGCCTATGGACTTGATGTAAGACTTTCAGCGATGGAAGCGATCAAGGGTGAAGTAGGAAGCCTCTGCCCTTTAGGGCAGGGGTAGTTCACACTAATTCGTGTCAAATTAGTATAACGGACGAAAACCTATATGAAATATCAGGTTGCTCCGGTGATTCATGGCGTGGTTTCGGTCGAATTCGCCGTCGAGTGTAATTCCGTTTCTCCTTATGAAGCCGTTCGAAAGGTGCATGAGGGAGGACGGAATTGGGGTTCAAGGGAATGGGCGGTCCTACAAGATGGAGATTGGTGGGTTTACACGGCGGAAACAGTTATCACTGTTAGCGGAGTCAAACTAGGGAGACTCAAATGAACAAGTTCGATTACAAAGGTTGGGACTTGTGCGAGGCGATCGACTCCTTAATGGCTTACGATCACGGTTGCACCGACAGCGGCGTTAAAGATGAAGCCATGAGATACGCCGTCTTGAATTATTTGCGCGGCCTTGAAAAGACGGAACGCCACGAGCAAGAGAAGAAGATCGGCCTTTACTTTTTTAACGAAGAGAGATTCAAACAAGGCTATGGGTTGTCTGACTTCGTAGGGTTGATCGACTGGTTTCGAGATCAAGGGTACGATTTGTAGTCAACGACCATCGCCTAAAGGCGACGGATTGCATCCTGTAATAACCGACCGTCGTCGATCGGCGTTCCGGTTGCCATAGGCGAGTTGACGATCGCCCTTGCCCGGATATTCCGGGCCGCATTGAGGTCGGCATGTTCGGCGAAACCACACGACACACACCGGAATTCCGATTGGCTCTTGCGGTTCGCTTTGGCGACGTGTCCACAAGCCGAGCATGTTCGAGATGTATTGCGCGGATCAACCGTCGTCACGAATACCCCGGCGAGTTTCGCCTTGTATTCCACAAAGGACCGAAGTTGAAAGAAAGACCAGCTTCCCATTCTCGCCCGTTGACTCTTCTTGAACGGTCCCCTGTCTCGGATACCCTTGAGGTCTTCAAGAGCGATCCCACGGCAGGTGTCTTGAGCGTCTTTAACGAGCGACTTGGAAATTTGGTGATTGATGTCTTTCCGGTAGCGCGACTCCTTTTGTCGCATGTGAACGATCGCCTTGTGACGCGCCCGGCGCTTACGTCGGCTTGCCCCGTGAGTCTTCTTCCCTATCGCCCGGCGACGGCTCATCGCCGTGATGCGTTTCGCTTCGATAGCCGAGTTCGAAAACGACTTGCCATCCGAAGTCACGACGATATTGCAGACGCCGAGATCGACACCGATGAAGTCTGTGGACGGGACCGGCGTTCCGTCTGGAACGTCCACCGTAACTATCAAGAACCACTTACCGTCTTTGCGGAGAACGAGGTCGGATTGCCCCTTTCGAAGCGAGAACCGGTCGGCTTGGTATTTACCCATAACGAACGGTACGACAACCCGGCCGTTGAGCGTCGAGATGCTTACTCGGTCAATCCCTTTGAAGCCGATGTTTTTCCCCATCGAATAAGGAACGGCGGCGTGCTTGCGGAAATTGGGCCGGATCGACTTGTTTCGCTTGTACGCTTCGCACACGATAGGATGCGATCTATCGGATATTGTCCTTCTCCGATTTTCCCTACTGATGAGGAACTAAAATACGAGGCTTCTTCCTATCTTGAGTACAAACTTCGGTACATGGTCGCCTCTGTTCGTCGCGTTGGCAACAAGTATCAATGGAAAGCGTTCGGAGACGGCTTCGATGAATCCGGTGTTTGCGATGATCAAGTCTCGGCGCAGCGGCAGGCCGAGGACGCTCTGCTGAGGATCGAAGAGAAAGAACAGGAAGCGTATCGCGCAAGATACAAGGAAGAGAATCGTTGTTATGTGGAAATCAAGAGTCCTCCCCGTCCAATTTGCTACCTTACGACTCAGGGACTTCCTGTTTATTATTTCTGATCGACACAAAGGAAGCGATGAGATACCTCTCTTTGTTCAGCGGCATCGAAGCCGCGTCCCTGGCGTGGGAACCGCTCGGTTGGGAAGCGGTCGCGTTTGCCGAGGTAGACCCGTTCGCTTCCGCCGTGCTCGCCCACCGTTATCCGAGCGTGCCGAACCTTGGCGACGTGTGCGGTGTCGGCCCGGAACAGTTGGATGCCTTGGGCAAAATAGACGTGGTTATATTCGGCTCGCCTTGTACTGATTTTAGTCTGGCCGGCAAAAAAGAAGGGATCAAAGATAAGGATGGAAATCGGACTAGAAGCGGTCTATTTGAAGAAGCTGTCAGAATTGTGCGCCTCGCCGCCGAACGAAACGGACTGCGTTGGTTCATTATGGAAAACGTACCGGGGATGCTCTCCACAAACGGAGGGAGTGACTTTTGCGAGGTTATTCGCGAGATTTGTGGATGTACCTTTCCCGTGCCGAGCAATGGATGGCGCGGAAGCGGCGTCGTCGCTGGAGAAGACGGCGGATGGTCGCTCGCGTGGCGAACTCTTGACGCTAAATACTTCGGAGTCCCCCAACAGAGACGTCGAGTCTTCCTTGTCGGACATCTTGGACACTGGACCAATCCCGCAGCGGTACTTTTTGTCGGCCAAAGCCTGTCGCGGAATTCTTCGAAGGGTGGAAAAACGGGGAAGGATTATACGCGAGGACTTAAAGGCGGCACTAGAGGCGGCGGCGGGCAATCCTCAAGCGATGGACAAGAGCCTTTGATTGCTCACTCCGTAAGAACTCAAGATCGGCGCGTCGGCAACACGACGTTCGCGATCGGCGAGGACGCGGTTTGTTTGCGAGGCGAAGGCCACGGCGGCGGACATGCGGCGATCGCCTATCAATGCCAAGGAACCAACGTGGGGCCGATGGGAACGATCCGCTCCGGCAACGGCAACTCGACGGGTGGTGTTCCGTTTTTAACTCACGAAGACACAAAGGCGGTTCGGCGACTCCTTCCGGCCGAGACGGAAAGACTCCAAGGGATGCCGACTGGCCACACGGACATCCCCTACGACAAAGCCGGCAATTCTCCCGACACGCAACGTTATCGCGCCATAGGCAACTCGTTCGCCGTTCCCGTCGTGCGATGGCTCGGCAAAAGGCTTCAAGAAGTGATGGAGGTAGAATGAGAATATTAAAGAGAATCAAGGAAATTCTATGTTGGGTGGCAGCTATCTCGTTGGTTGGTCTACTGATCTATATTGTTTCGACCGAGCCAGAGCCAGTCAGCGCTTACCAACAAGGAATCCTTGACAGAGAAAAGGCTTACATTTACGCGACAGAATCCGCAAAACTGAAGGCTTATCGTGACGCCGGAGTCGATCTTTCGGCGTGCAAGTGCGGCTGTTCGGCGAAAACATCTAACAAGTGATGGAGGTAGAATGAACGTCAATGTCCCATTCCCGGAACTAGAGGATGATTGCCCTATTTGTTATTCGTATGCAAAGGGCGACCATATCACCAAAAGCGAGTGCGAATATTGCGGCAATGACCGAGTTATTCTCACCAGCGAAGGCGAGGCGATTATTGAATTGGTCAAGCGTCATCTCCCAAGGTTGTTGCGGGAACTCAAGGAAGAGGGGAAAATGAAACATCCGGTGGCTCTACCGGAACCGCTCCCGCCGAAATACGAGGCTGAAAACCATGCGAATCGACGTTGAGCGGATCATGGCTATCGTGGACGAAGGCGACACATTCAACTAAAAATAATAGGGGTCGAACGTGGACGAACTGACGCTCCCGACGCTTGAGAAGGTTTGTGGTAAATGTGGAGGTTGCGGAGGAGAATTCGACAGGCGGGATTGGTTTCCTTGTTGTGAGTGCAAAGGTAAAGGCTATTTCCCAACGGAGGCCGGACGCCGTATTCTGGTGCTCATGCGTCACAATCTACCGGCGATGTCGCGCGACGATGGAAATGTGCTCGAAATATTAAGCAACTTAGGGAATTGAGCAATGCGAATTGACGTGGAACGGATCATCGCCATCGTGGACGAACTCGACGATCACATTGACATTGTTTGCGGACTAATGGAAGTACAGGAACATCTTCTTCGGCAACAACGGCGCATAAAAAAAGACGCAACCTCGGCGAGTCCCGGTTGGGATGCCGAAGCCGCGTCTTGATCCGTTCCAGTAATCAGATCGAGTCGATTTGCTCTTGCATGGAATCCATTTTCGACCGCATCTCCTTCATCTCGGCCAGGACGATCTCAAGGCTCGCCATCGTTTGCTCTATCGCGACCCTCTGCCAGTCCGACCCCGGATGAAACCGAGAGTCGGTCAATGTCTTGCGGAGGTCGTGCAGCTTCTCGGTCATCTTTTCTAAGCTCATGGGATTATTTCTTGTTGTTGGTTCTCAGGACACATATCTGATTCTTCCGTCACGAAGCACTCCGGTGGCAACCGACACCAGACGCACTCCCAAACAAATCCTACAAACAATTTCATGTCCTTCTCGTCGGGTTCGTGTCCCGTGGCGGCGTCGATCATCGCTTCTAGCGGCGACCGCTTGTCCACGCCGAGATTGCACTCGAACAAACGATTAAACTCGGCGACCAACTCTTGGTTCCTGGCACAATAGAGCACTAAAGCTTTGAAGTCGTCGAGCATTCCATTAGGTTCCACTTTATGCTCCCACCGCAAGAGGTTCTAACAAGCCTTCCCCGAATACCTTCTCCGCAGGCTGTAGCAACTCCCTGAAGTCCGCGACCTGTCGCTCCGTCTCATTATCGTAACATCCTTTGTAACTCGCCGCCGAGGCCAATGCCGCCGCCGAGTAGACGGGGATGTTGTGCCGAGTGTTCTGGAGGCAGTAGGACGCCGGCAGAGACCAAAAGTTGCGGGTGCGAGGGTCGGCGAAGTAGACCTTGGCGAAATCCTCCGTCTTCTTTTTCTTCTTCGCCCTGGCTACCTTGATCGCCTTCCGCTGCATCTCCACGTCTTCCTTCATCTGCTCGGCACGGTCTAGCGTGCGTGACGCGGCACGGCAAGCGCACTCGAACGCAACCTCGGGAGACAAGCGGTCGGGTCGAGTCAGAAACCAAACCCGGTCGATAGCGGGGATCGGCAGGTCCAGAATCTCGTTGAGATCGAGGGACTTCCGATCGCCCCACAGTAACTCGATTCGCTCGCGAGTGTACTCTGCTCCGGGTTCCAAGAGTACGGCCTGGCTCACGGTGAGACCTTTCAAGAGACTGCCTTTTTCATCGCTTCTCGCTCTCGTTCCTGCATCGAAGAAGACGCATCGGAGAGTTCAAGAGCCGATTGCCTTGTTCTTTTGTAGGCTTCTTCGACGGTAATTGACGGGACTTCGATGAGATCGTAGCGGTCGAACTCCCTACAATCTCGGACCCGAACAAAAACCCTGTCTTTGAGGTAGCTAGATTGATCCGAGAAGGCGACGTCAACCGTCTGGTTGCGATACTGTTTAAGTTCACGCCTCAGCTTAGCTATCTCGGCGTAAATATCCCGCAAATGCCATCCGACAGGAGACGTTCTGCTTGGAACTTCCCTTTGGATATAGTCCGGCCAGAACTCGCCGTCGAACAGTTCCCCGTTGTCGTTGATGGTCATTCTGATTCGGCCTTTCTAAGCTCGTTGATTCTGTCGGTCGCTTTGCCGATTTGTTCCGCCAGGGACACAGATTGACTTTCGGCTCTCTCCATGTCGTATTTCAGCCGAGTTTTCGTCGCAAGAACCTTGATTGACTGGAGGGTTTTCTCCTCAAGGAGTTCTTCCGTGGCTTCAAGTTCCGTCTCAAAAGCTTCCTTTACGTCAAACCATTTAGATTCGTCTAAATCCTCGATGACTCGGAAATAGTTCTTTTCGTTGATTTGGCAATGTTCCAAGATTTCGACCTTCTCGACTCTCGCCGGCGGGCCTCCGCGAACATACCTTGTAACCCAAACGAAGTCGCCGACTTTTGGTAGGTGGATCATCGTTTTTCCTCTGTCTTTCTAAGTGTGGCGATTCTCAAAGAAACTTCGTCGATCGCTTCTTTCGTCGAACGATGAGCCGATGTGACTCTCAAGAGGGAACTATTCAGATTGTGAATCTCGTAAAGGCGACGATCATTAAGAGCGGCTATTTCATTAACATAATCCTCAAGAGCCTCAAGTCGAGTTGGGAAAATATCCTTAGTCTCAAGCCAAAGTTCGCCGCACTCACCGATCACCGTGAAACGTGACGGCTGATCAACGAACTCTGATTGGCGGATGATTTCGGCTTTCACGGCATCATGTTTGTTCCCCATAACCCAAACGAAGTCGCCGATTTCCGGGTCGTTGATCATTCGTCGCCTCCCTGTGGTGTCAGATCGAGTCGAGCAAGGCTTTGGCTTCGTCGGAAAAACCGGCGACGAACTCATTCCAGAGCTTTTTGTTTGTTTCCTTCTCGTCGGTTTCCCTGAATCGCCTCAACATTTCGTACATCTTCGGCGCAGCGGTGATGAGGCGAGCGTTGGATTCCATGTCGCCGGATGTTTTCATGATCAAGCCTCTCTCGTACTCGTATTTCCACGAATACGTCGGCTCGCCGACAGTGCAAACAAGAGGTTCAAGATGGACGTATTGGGCATCGCTTGGAGTCGGCGCCCGAACGAAATTTCCGGGAAAACACTTCCACTCGCCCGGCGTGAAGTTGAGCATGGTTCTCCTCCTTTACCAGTTTGAGCGAAATTGCTCTTTGACCCACGAATCGGAGTGATGTTCCTTGGCGATATTTTCTAATACCGCAACTTGTTTCTTGAGGTCGCCGATTTGACTCTTGAGCGATGCTTCAAGTCTGTCTATAGTATTGCCGATCATCGCTGCTATTTCTGCTCGGCCAAGAGCGTCATCATGCTTGTGCATATTATCTCCATGTTCTCGGTAGTTCTTCGATCCATTCGGCCCCGTCGTCGTCTTTGATCGTCCATCCTTCTAAAGTATCGAAGGGAATATCAACCACTTTCACGATGTCGAGTTCATGTGGGAAACCTTCGGCCTCTTTTCCTAAAGATTCGATGACGCCGACAAACCTGGGGTCGGAGCGAAGGGCTTTGTCGTAGTAGTTTGTGATGTAAAAAATATCCTGAGAGGTCCACGGACCACCACCACGAAAATCGGCTTCGTTCGATTGATTTGGTTCGCCATACGGATCGAACCCTTTCTTTGTGTACCCGAGTTCGACGAGCATATCGACGGCCTTTCGGCTCAACTCGAATCCGCCTGGCGTAGTGTGGATGACGACTTTCACGAGTCTTCGCTTCCTCTCCATGTTCGGTGGTCTTCCGCGATCCATTCTTTGCCTTCGCTTTCTTCGATCCTCCATCCCCAGATGGAATCAAATGGGATGTCGATCACTTCAAAACTCTCGTAGTCGGAGGCTTGTTTGCCAAGTTGTTCGACCACCTGGACCAATCTCGGATCGCAACGGAAGGAATTGGAGTCGCAATCCTTGAGGTTGACCCCGAGAGCCAAGAGTTTATTCTTGGCGACTTCGGAAAGCGCGAAACCTCCAAAGCGAGCGTTAATGACGACTTTCATGCCGCCTCCTCCATTTCCGCCCAAAGTTTCTCGATAGCCTTCAGGTCATACCAGCGGCCGTACAAGCGATCTTGGTCCAAGCCCTTGACCTGACTGTCGATCGCCATGACCGGCCTCACCTTGAGCCGCGAGGAGCCTTTACGGACATCCTCGATCGTACACCAAAACTTACTTACCGACCTGCCGCAGTCGAGCGTGCCGGTCAATAGAACCTCGTCGCCGGCCGAGTAGAACGCCGCCAGCATCGACCCTCCAAAGCTGCCATGTTCCGCCAAAGAGATCGCCTCGATATCGTAGGTGCGGATAAACTGGGTTGCGCCATAGCCATCGCTGAATTCTAACTGCGTCGTCACGCCTTGCAGGTAGGGCCAAACCTTCATGAGATTCCGCTCTTTATTGATGCCGTGAATGATACAGCGGTGATTATGAACCCGTAGGCCCCTTGGCGAGTACAGAGTCCCCGTGATCCTCACGTCGTCGAGCGGCCCATAGTCGGAGATGTCAATCACAGTTTAACCTCTTTCCAACCGCCTCTCGTTTCAGTCACTCGGACCTTGCCGAGATACTTTTTCTTGGGAGATTTCTTGGGGTCTCCGTACCAAGGGGAAGAAACGCAAAGCATCGCTTGATCTTTAGAGTCAAAGCGAACCGTTGTCGGCTTCTCGCCCGGAGTCGTTATTCTCACTACATACATGATGCTTGCCATTGTTCTCCGCTTTCCTTTTCTCGATTACGCTGTCTAGTTCATAAATCGAATCCCACCTCCAGACCTCTCCCTTGACGTGGAGCCTGTTGCCGCAGCGACGACAATCCACGGATGACCCTTCGTGGTCGCCGCCGCCGCAGTCAAGGTGGTTCGTCAGAGCGGCTTTGCAGCACTTCGAGATGCCGCCGATCGCCAGGTTCTTAGGCAACCTTGTCTCCTTCGGGGTCCATATCCCATTTCGCCATATCCTTGCGGTCCCGGATCGCCTCGATCGCCATCAGTGTCGCCAAGAAGATCATGCCGAGGCCCATGCCGATCAAAAAGTCAACGGAGATCATTGCTGTCCTTTCCCTTGGTTGAATTCGCCGAACGAGATGGTCGGCCTTGCCGGGTAAGAGTTCTCAAGCCATTGACAGTAGGATCGTGCGGAACCGGCGGTCCCGAAGTGGCGGATGACGTCCTCGGGGCACACAGTAAGATAGGCATGTGATCCATCGATTCCCCATTTCTTTACATTCTCGACCAGCCTCGGCGTCACCCTCCAAGCCATATTGGTAATAGATATACGGTTAATATGATTAGACCATGCGATAAAGTGGTGATTCCCAAAAGTATCGGTGCAATTAAACCATTCTAATTCCGGCTTCTTCGGCGTGGCCGGAGGGATGGTTGCCGCCGGCGGCTCGTCTAAGCCGTCAGAAAGTGCTTTCCTGTAATCTTTCGGAAGCGAGTATCCCCATAGATTGTTCTTCGGAACATCAACGTGGCATCCCAGTTGAAACAGTAACGATTCCGCCTCCTCTCTGGTTCTGAAACCAAGGGCATCAAGTGAGCATCGACCCCTTTTGTCGTGGGTTGTGATGCAGAGTTCGAATGGAGAGCCTGGCAAGTGCGGCGAATAATAAATGAACGCTTCCTTAATGTTGGCTCCCAAGTGAGGCGTCGTTGATTTCCCCGCTTGCTCGGCGAGCCGCTTTTCGAGTTCAGCGATCTTGGCGTCGCGCTCGACTACCTTCTCTTGCAGTTGGTCGCGCTCGGCCTCGCGCGTAAGGACCTTGAGGGTCAGTTCCCGTTCGCGCTCGAATAGATTGGCGTCAAGTTCGGCCTGGAGGTCGGCGATCACGTCATTCATCTCTGCTTCCGCGTTCATCTTCGCCACCAGTTCGTCTTCTCTTCGTTGGCATACCTGTTTGACTTGATCGGAATCGGAGTAAGTTTCGGTTCCCTTTGGGACCAGATCACGGTGCGACTTCTCGTTCGTGTAGAGCGGATATCCAGGCTTGTCGGCCATATCTACTCGGTACAACTTGCCGTCCAGCGACGAATACGCCGCCGAGAACCAGTTACCGTTCGCCTCTATCCGGGATTCCCAAACGAGGACATTGTGCGGGACATTCATTGGTTGTCTCCTTTGTATGCGATTTCCGCAAGAATCTCCGCAATCTTTTTGACTGCCGCCATCCTCTCGCTTGTCGCGGCATTTTCGTCGTTGGCAAGTCTTGTCGCGGCGGCAATATTGACGATCCTTTCTGCGGCGACGGAGGATTCCGCTCCCGCCTCCATGAGTTCAAAGTACGTTCCCACAGAGAAGGCGAATATCCTCGCCGAAAACATGCCGGCGACCTGATCGTCGAAACCGAGTTCTTCGAACTTCATTGCTCGTTTCCTTTCGTAGGTGAAGAACCTTTGAGAGCACTTCGCGATAAAAGCCTCGCATTGATAGCGTCCCGCCAAGCGTCGGTAAGGATTGCGTAGGCAAGGCGTCTCTGTTCCCAAGTAAACCAATCGTCCGGTTGATTTAAGGCGAACCCCCAATCTACTGCTACCGCGTGATTAGTGGAGAGCGGGGAGTAGTCGTAGCGACCCGAGTGAATTCCCAGCATACATTTAATGCAGTCCGACATTTCTAGGCTTTCAAGGTTCGTCCTCTCCGCCCAGTCACGCGGATAAGTTGCGTCCATGTGCTTAAAGCCTTCGACCACTCGGCGGTCGGCTTCTTCTCGTGTTAGCATTCCCATACTCCTTCTACTTGTTTGACCTCTCGGAACCGCTCTCGATACTTCGCCCCCCCATTTCTGCGCTTCCGGCTCTAAATGCTCGGGGTCGGCCATAGCGAAATGATCCCAAATATGAAACAGTTTATATTTTACCATCTCAAAAAGTGCGGGAATACTGCAAGACCAGTCGTCGAAATCAAGCGAGTCGTCTCTCGCCACTAAAGCCCCGTTCTCCAACGGCGGGTCAACGCTGAGACGCCAAGGCGGATCGACGGGAACCAGCCTCCTGCCTTTGTACTCGATCCAGTTTAATTCCATCGCCCAGCACTCCGCGTCATGGCGAGTGGTTGGGATTTGGTCGGAAAACAGTTTGATAGAAGTTTCTTTCGGAGTCATTTATTCCCTTCTTAAACTCGCCTTGCGTTCCCTTAGACTGTATAGTATACTCAATACAGAATACAGTGTCAAGAGCCTACTGACGGAAAATTCCAGAATTTCACCGCAAGGAACCATCCATGCTAAACCGCACCAGGCACACGGATAGAACCGCCGCAATCCTCGAAGCACTCGGGGAAGGCAACAGCGTGGCGTATCTCGCCAAGGCTTACAAAGTATCGAGGCCCTACCTCTACAAGCTCCGCAAGAAACACTTCGGTTTGACTCGGAAACTGGCCGACGCGGACAAACTGGTCGAAGAGTACGTCGCCGACATGAACACGCTCGCTCCCACGTTCGCCGGGATCGCGCACGATCGATTCCTAGAGGATATCCAACGGATCACACTCACTGCAACCGACAAGGCGGAGGCGTTGGCCCAGGCCAGGATCGCCAAAGCGGCCTACTACTTCCGCGAACTGGTCGAAGCGATGCCCAAGGAAGAGGTTGACAAGTTAATGGACACCATCGGGGCCTTCTGGTTGCCGGATATTTTTCTCAGGGAAAGGCCCAAGATTTCGCCCAACCTTCCCAAAATAATCAAAGGAGCGGGCGAGTGACAAGCGGCAGATGTGATTGTTTCTGTTTTCCTTAAACCGATGACGCCAAAACGATTACGTCAGTAAATCACTAGGTAGAAGTTACACTTAAATCACTACATTACAGAAGAACAAGGTTCTTCTTAAAGAGGGAAGCATGGGGACCGTCGTGAAGAAGAAGCGACCGCGAGACAATAAGACTTTGATTCCGAAAGGTTTCTCGTTCGAGGGCGTGCGGGCGCTGCTGAACTCGGAAATGTCGAATGTCGAAATCAGCAAGACTCTACGGATTACGCCTCAGCATTTCTATAGACTCTTGAAGGAATACGAAATTGAACGCGGCGTCGCGCCTAAAAAAGACAGCAAACCAAACAAAATGAACAAATTTACCGTCAAAGAATTGGCTTCGTTTATTGTCGATTATGCTTGCGAGGGCGATTTCGACGAGGATTGGGACGCTTCCGTTTTAATGCTCAAAGAGACATGGGAATACGTGAAAACCCAGTGTCAAAAGCGGAAGCGAAAGAAGAACGAAAAAGACATCGACTTCTTCGAACTTCTCAAATCCGAGATCATTTCGCTCATTATTCAGTCCGCACCGTCCATGCGACCTTTGATCCGCAAAAGAATCAACGAACTATTCGTCGTCCCGCCGCCGGACGACTACGAAGGAGAAGATGATGAGTAATTTCGCCAAGCTGATCCAGCTTGTGTTCGGCGTCTTGGAAGGCTCCCTCAAGGGTTCCACGACCGTCCTTGAAAAACTGATGGTCGTTTACAACGCTTTCGCGACCGGAGGCATGGCGGCCGCAGTCAACGCCTTCTTGGTCGGCGTCCTCGGCTTGAACACGGGAACCGCCGGCGTCTTGCTCCCCGTCGTCCTGGCCGCAGTTACCGCACTCATTGATTATATGAACCGATTGAATCAGGGTTCCGAAGCTAAAACCTCTTGAAACTCGAACTAAGAGGCGATTATGCAAGATACCGCATTCGATCCGTTCTACGGTTACTCTTACATTTGGTTCCTTAAAAGCGTGGGATGGCTCTGGGGAGGCGTAAACGTCCTCACAATGGGCTTCAATATACTCACGGTCATGGGGCCGATCCTGTTGGCGATCTCGGCCATCGTCGGCCATGTTCTCCAACATAAAGACAAGCGGGCGCAGCGGGAATTCGAGCAGAAAAAGCACGATTTCCACGAGCGCAGAATTAAAGAGCGGGACGAGAGACAAAAAGATTCCAAGGACACATGATGCGTATACGGAGGCGATATGTCGCTCTTAAAGATCGACGACGGAGATTCCTCGAAAGCCGCGCCTTGGATGCTCGATAAGATCACCGAACTCGCTCTGCTTTTGAAGGACCGCATCGGCATCGTCCCGGCTCTCCTCTTTGATTCCGGCGCGAGGTCTCACGGGGCCTTCATCAAGATCAGGGACGCGGACGATTTAATCAAGTTGATCAAAGGCCGGCCGGAAGAGGCGTACAAAGACGAGGAAACCTACGGCGACGAACCTAACGGCGACGAAACGGTGATGGAGACGGGCGAGTACCTGGAGCGGCACAGTCTCTCCTCGGGGCGGCTCGACGCCTTGACGGAATCGCTCGCCAAAATCCATCGGCTTCCTCGGCGGAGCAAACTCAAGCACATCTTGATTGCCCAAGCCGAACTCGCGCTGACGAAAGAATACGATCTCATATTGGAACGTGATTATGGCGATCCGGTCGGTCAGGAACTCAACGGAGACGCAGTTTAATGTTCGCGATTGCCCATAGCTCCCTCGCGTCCGCGTTCGTCTTGTGTTCGGTGTTGGTGTTGGTGATCGTCTACTTGTACCGCAAGAATTGGCCTTCGACTATCTTCGATGCGAAGTCTTACCGCCGGCACTTGGGACACGAGGGGTATCTGGTCTCTTGGAACAAAGTCAAAAGGTTCGACCACTCGGTCGATATGAAGCGGACTCTTTGGGTGGCTCGCGTCAGTCATGTGAATTGCGATCATATCGACACCGTTGAGCGATCCAACCGCAAGCTGATCGCGGCGATCGAGGAAGCCGTCAACGTTTTGGACGCAAAGATTTTAGCCCAACAACCAAAGAAGGAGACATGGATTGATTAATTGCGAGCAGAAGAAGCGGCCCGCCTTTGGCTCTCGGTACACTTCCCGTCCCCGCTTGGACGTGTTCCGCACGAACAAGGCCACGATCGTCTTCAAGGCTCTCACGACGGGCAAGTGGCACAAGGGCCACCCCGTCTGCGCCCTCTACGTAGGCGGCACGCTGGGCGGCTTCACGCGATGCTGCCGTTGCGAAGGGGCGCACAACTCTCGCGAGCAAGCCATCGACTGCCCCGAGGCTCGGAAGCGTGCCAGGGAGATCGTCGGCAAAGACGTTGACCGGATGCTCGACGATTACCGTAAGACGGACGACAAGATTCTGCGAGAGGAGATGGCGGCAAAGTGACTAAATCATTTGGAAGAGACGGCGATTTTTTTTGGCGCAGCAGGGATACGGTTCGGCATGTCTCCGAGTTCGCCGGAGCAACGATCAAGCCGCAAGGTTCGTGCCCGAACCTTTGGGAATTGACCATTCATTTCAAAACAACCGAAGACCTCTGTTTTTGTTTTGGCGATATCGAAAGCGCTCGCCATGCAATCGGATTTATGTTGATACTTTTACATATAGCTTAACTTCTCATTCGCGGCTCGACATGCTAACGACCGGAATACCGCTGCGGAATCCAGCCGCCCTACTACATGTTAAATCGGCTTTCGGATTCCCCACGACCGAATCGGACAGAGCCGCGTTTCGAGTAGCTTTGCCTGTCGAGCCGCGAATGAGAAGGTTTTTTGGTACTTACGCATGGAATCTCCTTGTAAGTCGAACGATCAGATAAAATTGTACTCATATCTACTGAAGAACCACCGTGATCCTGCCTGCCGGTTACTCAAGTCGATCCGTCTCCTCTCTCAAGACCCCCAGTTTGTTGCCCAGGCGTTCGCCTTGAATCGGCTCTCAAGAGGCCGAGCGGCCCACCCACGTCCCTAGCCGCCTCGCTGTAGGCGTTTCATGAGGAAAGAGAGTTGGTTCTTGTACTCCTTGAAGTAGTCCGCTTCGTTTCGCTGGGGATGTTCGCCGTAGAGGAACACTTGGGCGGATTCCTTTGAAGCGTTCATAGCGGCGACGTGATCCAAGAGCCATCCCGGATTGCCGAGGGTGGCGCAGATCGCCGACAGGGTATGCGTCTTGGCCTTATAGAAATCGCCACGGCTACCGTCGTTGGCATACTTCTTGGAAGCCAACTTCCGCGCTGCGTCCCTCTCTTCGGCGATCGTATCCAGGTTGATGCACTCTTTCTTATTCCAGTCGTTGTTGACGTAGTGATACGCGCACGCCCAAGAGATGCGAATTCCTTCGGAAAGCGATCCTCCCCGTCGAAAGAATCGGCGAATCGCTCGTTCGGTGCAATCGACCTGGAATGCCCTGAGCGACCTACGAGAGAGGCAACCGCCGTCGAGAGCGATCTCCACCTTCGTCTTGGAAGTGCCGCAGTAGCTTTGGAGCCGAGCGCACAGACTCCGCCGTTTCCCCTCCAAGGGATCGGCCTCGTGTTGCCAATGAATTTGACCGACGCCGAAGAAACCGAGTAAAGAATCAAGCATTTGTGTTCCCTCAATGTTGGCGAGATGAAATGAAACGATTTCGCAACCCGAGATACGCTCCCGAGTTTTTAGAGCGACGACTTTCGCCGTCCTTGGCGATCACGACTTCGGCGATTTACTCGAAGATCGAGGAGCCGCCTCCTCCGCCTAATCCCGACTCGCCGTCTCCTCCGCCGCCGATCGGCCCAAGCGGCCCGGCGTATTCGGCTCTTTTGCCCCTACCGACTTGTTGAGTGTAGACGACGGGGCACTCCGACCGCTGGATATTGAAGCTACGGCGCACGTCGTCGAACACCATATTGCATGTCCCGTGCTCCAGGTTTTTCACGGCGATACGGATCGAGTCTCCCGACGAGTGGATCAATTCAACCCATTGGCCGCCGCGATGTTTAAGCACAAGCATTTGCGAGTCCTTCTGTAGTTGGTGATTGTCGCTTCTTTAGATTTCAGCCTGCCAGCCCATTCGAACCGGCGACTTCGGCATCAGTTTCTTAATCTCGCTCGACACGAACGAATAAACGGTCGAATCGATGTGATGTTTCATGCAGACCTCTAGGGCTTCGATGGGGTTTTTGGCGGCAACGGCGATTTCAGCCGCCAACCTCAGCATCGGCCGGGCGAAGTTAGGGATCAACTTCCCTTCTCGTAACCAGTGCCGCACGGCCTCGGCGATGACGCCGGGAATACCACGACGTTGACAGACCTCGCGGAAGGCGACCGCTTTCCAGCGACGGCCTTTGCGCGTCCAGATATCGACGGCCTTACCGAATTGCTCGGCGACTTTGATCGCGAGAGAGAGGGCGGAATTAACGAGTGAAGTCTTCATGCGATTTTCCTACTGGTTCGGCGAACATTGAAGGTTTGACGACCGCATCCGCGACTCTTTGACTAACTCGCCGATTCCATCCGAGTAGGCTTGGCGAGCCTTGCTCAGTCGCTCTCGGGCGGAGTTATAGACGATCGTTCGAAGGTATTCCCTCGGCTTGACGATCCACAGCGAGAATGCCTGCCCCTCGCGTTCGAATGCGCGGTCCAGGGTCGCTTTGAGCGCCCAGACTTCGGCGTTAGTCATGGTTGCTCCTCTCAAGAAACGACGGTGAAGGGTTCCACATCGCCGGTAACGTGCATTCCCGGAGCGATCGTGGCGTTACGGCCGATGGTTACTCCCGAGTCGATGACGGCATATTGGCCGATCTCTACTTGGTCTCCAATGGAACAGTTTTCGCCGATCTTCACGTAAGGACCGATCTCGGGCATATAGCCGATCGTCGTTCCTTGCCCAACTCTAACCTTCTCTTCGATACCGTGAAGAATGCCGACCTCCACCCCGTCGCCGAATCGGCAACCGTCTCCGATTTCTTCATGGCCCGACTCATCTATAAATGTTCGGTCTCCTACGATCACGTTGTTTCCAAGACTTGAGTGGATTCGACAGTCTTCGCCGATGCGACAATTTTCTCCTATGCTGCAATCATCTTCGATAAAGGTTCCCTTTCCGATCTTCGCGTTCCGACAGATTGTTGCTTCTTCGCCGATATCCGCCCATTGACATACCTCGGCAAATCCTTCGATTACGGCCCCGTCTCGGATGTTCGCCGTATCGCTTACTTTCGCTTTCCAGTGGGCGTATCCTTCGCCAGTTTTAGCCCAGTCGCTTTCGATGCTTCCCGAGTAGCGTTCCATAAGCCAATCCGGGATAACCGGCGACTTCACCATCTCTGTTCCGTGCATGGGTTCTCCTTTGGTTTTCGGTGTCTATTCTAGTATAGGGTTGACTTTTCTGTAGTCAATAGGTTGGACTGAATTTTTGCTAGTATTTCGCCGATTCTTTGGCGCGTGGACCGATCCGGTTACGAGGCGGGCAGCTTAAAGGATTAAGAACCGAGCGAAGGGGTGAGCAAGCCGGCGGTCGCCAGGGTTTCTCGGACCAGCGACGACAGGGATTTACCTTGAGCCTCCGCAGCGGACTTGATTGCCGCGAACTCTTCGGTCAGCAATCGGAACGTGACCTGTTCGTAGCGTCCCTTATAGTTCGGCGGATGTCTATCGCCGTGAATCTTTTTGATCTTGGCGGCCGACATCTCTCTCTTCAGACATCCGCACGACGATTTGCCGCCCGATTTGAGCGGCCCCGAAGTGGCTCGGGTGAGTCGCCCGCAATCGCAACGGCAAACCCATACCGCGTTGCCCCTCAAGAAATCGTCGGTAGCCTCTTCAACGATCAGCCGGCCGAAGCGCTGACCGATCAGGTTATCTTTCGGTCTACCCATAATAATCTCCTTATTAAATGATCGGCATTTCGCGGCGAAGTCGAGCGTTCTCGGCGATCAAGTCGTCGAGCCTCGATTGCACGGACTGAGTTTCGATATAGATATCGCCGAATACATCATCGGTTGGGTTTAAGGAGTAGGCTTGGACCAACCGCCAGAGCCTTTGGGCGGAGAGTCGCGCTAAATCGACCTCGAAAGAGTTGACTTGATTCGAGCTATTTGGGAACATGGAGTCTCCTTGCTTCAGGGTAGGGAAGGGTGGCCGAGGAAAGTTGACGCCGACCTCGGCCGCCCGTTTTCAATCAACACTCTTAGTTTTAACGAACAAGCCGGCGACTACCAACGCTCGCCGGAGCATAGCGTTTAGAGTTGTCTTTGCGTCGATGGCGCGATGCTTCAAAATATCGTGTTCCTCTTCCGTGACTCTAATCAAGATTTGCGAGTCGGCGGAAGTAGGATCGACGGTCTCTCCCGATCCAAGGTCGGCCAGGGCTTCAAGTACCTTGCCGGTCGGGATAAACTTGCGACCGACGACCACTCCGCCCCGTTTTTTATCAGGGGAGATGGTTTGGTTTTTGGCTTTCTCTTTCGTTTTGGGTTCGCGTCTGTCCTCCAGTAAAAGAATCTGCTCTTGTTCCGTTCTCAATTGATTACGGCCGAAGATTTGCCTCAGTTGTCCCGGCGTCAGTTTAGCAGGGTCGGCGAGTCGCTTATCGAACACGCCGTCAGGCCGCTTCACGACCAGCGTAACGCTTCCGCCGCTTGCAAGCGATCTTTGGTCGGGCAGAGGCAGAGAAGCCACCATGCGAAGCGTCAGAGGGCTTCCGCCGAACCGCACAACGACCTCGGGCGCGAGTTGGTCGTAGGCGATCAAGCGAAGGTAGTTGAGCAGACCGATCTTCAAATCTTCCAAGTCCTCGCCACGCTCCTCTAGAGTGCGGACGATCTTGGCAAGCCGAAGCAATTCCGCCGCCGTCTTGGCGAGCGAGCGGGATAGCTCCGCGCGCAGTTCGTCCGTGGTCATGGACTCTAAGGTCAGAGCAATCTCAGGCATCGTTCCCTCCCAAAAGGTTCGCGGCGGCGTCCATCTCTTTGTCGAGCGGCCCAATCTTGGTTAGCTTCCCGTGCTTCATGCGAGCGGCGGGAGAGTCGTCGGCCAGGGCGACCGCGAACGGCGGCAACCATTTCAACTCCGGGTGACGGGCGGGCGAGTCATGGGGACCGACCCAGTAAGTATGCCAGTGGGCACGGCGAACATGCGGACGAGGACCGGAGCGGGTTGCTCCCTCGGTTCGTTGCGTCTCGTGGACTTCGCGAATAGCTTGCCCGAGTCGTTCGCCGACATACCAGACTTTCGGTCGGTCGGGCGGGAAGAAACGCCAACCGTCTTTCGTTTTCTTGGGGGCGGAACCTTTTGGTTTCGAGTAGTTAGTCTCTCCTTCGCCGCGAAACTCGGCGGTTTTGGAACAGATATAAAGTAGGCATGAGAGCAACGGTTCAAGTCGTTTCGAGCCTTCTTCCCGCAAGACCGAGATCGCTTTTTGGTGTTGGGCGTTTTCGATCCCCATGATTTTTAATCGAGATAAACCCTCTTGTAAGGCGCGGTCGTGGGCTTTCTCTAAAGTTTCGCCGCGAACGAGATGGAGGATTTCGCTCCTCAAAGAGTAATATGGGATGCCGTCGGAAAAGTCGATCATGATCCTGAGTTCCATTCTTCCACTTTCGTCCGATTCAAGGAAAGCGAAGAATCCGTTTATAGAGCCTCCGGCATGGGTTTCTCCGGGCAGGGCGATATACACGGACCACTGAGGGAGTTCCAAAAGAATATCAACAGGTATTTCTTTAGATGATGGAGTTTCTAGTACGGCTTGGCGGAGATTTTCGTCGATCCAATAGATGCCTTGAGATGTCCTCCATGCCCCGAGACATCCAATCCGGGCGACATCAATAATCGGCATTCTTTGGTCGATATCCTCGTCGCCTGTATAGTGGCCCAACGCCCGAAGTTCGCGGCCGCCTGAGACAATCGCGTAAGCGCCCGAGAGCGGACAGAAACACCAGTCCGGCCAGTCGCCGAGTTCCTTGCGGCGTGCCCTGAATTCGTCCAGTTGCCGCCAAGCGCGAGGGTATTTGCGGTTGGCGACGGCGAGATGAGACGCGAGCCTTGATCGGATCGCGTCGAGTTGGTTGCGGTCGGATAGTCTCACTTGACCTCCTCCATATCCGCGACGGCATTGTCGATCGCCTCTTGGATTGCCGGATCGTCGATATCTTCGCCGCATTCGACGGCGTAGCGATTCACGGCGTAGCGCATGGCCTTTGAAGGCCGGTGTTGGAAGTCCGCGACCTGCCGTCCGTTTGTTCCGAGGACTTCGCACGACGCTTGCGCGAAGTCGGCCTCGATTTCAATGACATCGCCGTAGATTGTTCGGTACTTCTCCATATCACTCTCCGTCTAGCGTTGGGGATAAAGCATCTTCGATTCGTTCGGTGAAGCCGAGTTCCGAGAACACTTCCGTCACCAGAACCGCGTAGTTTTCGGTCAGCTTCTTTCGAAGCGCCGCGTTCTTGTCGGCATACTGAGTGCCGGAAGGGTAGCCGACGACTGGTCCGAGAACATCGTAATCGAGAAGGGCGAAGCGGACCCCTTTCTCGTCGCCGGCAACGAAAACGTCGTCGCGATCGTTCTCGCCCTGCCACTGAGTACGATAGCCGATATCGACGACGTACTTGCCGGTCGAAGACTTATACACATCGACGATATGCCATCGGTTGTTTTCTTGGCCTCTCGTGAACTTCGACGAGGCTTTCGCGATCATCTCTCCCTCGAATTCTAACGGGAGGTTTCCGGTTCGATTCAACTTGCGAGTCATCATTGTTTCCTTTCTTTCAGGCGAACATTCGCCGAGTGTTCCGATTCCTTCGAATCGCATGAAGACACGCCGCCGCGAACTGTCTGGCTAAAGTCAACTCCGAAGCCGCCAACCGCTCCAGGTCATACCTGCCGATCGCCGCCAAGAGTTCGCCGATCGTGGCATGGTCCCGATCGGGAAGGAATCGCTCGGCGAACGAGAGCGTACCGGCCCGACAATTCCCGGCGCGGAGGCTGTCCTCTACCGTGATCTCGACATCGGCGATCTCAGAGAAATCGTGTCGGGCGAGTCGAGCGACAAACCCGGCGACGGCTTGTCGTTTCTTCTCGGCCCTCTGTTCGGCCCTGGCTTGATTTTTGGCTCGCCGCTCCTCGTAGGGGATGGCTTGCAATTTCATCTTCCGCTTGATCGCGATAACAGCGGACTTGGCGGTTCCACCTTCGGCGTGGTAAGCGGTCGCGCTTACCCGATGGTAGGCGATGACGCCGGATTCGGCGACGAGGCTTAGGCCGCGACCTTGGCGCACCCAAGAGGCCGCGTAGACCTCGATATCGTCAACCGAGTTCAAGGGTTCGGCGTGAGTGGTCAACATGCCGTCGAGTTCGGCGATTCCACTATTGCGAATCTTGGACCGCCAAGCCGGCTGGACATGGATGAGATGAGAGACCGAATTGCCGATCCACTTTCCATTCGAAGATCGTTCCGAATAGATGTCGCTTGAAGTTTTCGGTTCTCGCGAAATCTTGGCGTTCATGATCGTGTCGCCGCCGGCCCACCTTCCTGATGGATGACGGAATACACGATCGGCGATCTCTTCAAGGCCCGCTTCGACGGCTAGTTTGAGGCGTTCGCCGAGTCGGTCCATCACCGTGCAACGAGAGGCGATCTTCTCTTGGTACGCCGCGATACCGGCCTCTTGCCGCTTCGTGTGCTTGGCGACGGCATCGCGGACGGCCTTGGCGATTGTCGGGGTGAGCCGATTGACGCCGAGAGATTGGCGAACGGCCTTGGAAGCAGTATCGTAATCGGAGAACTGGCGGGACTTGAGATTCTTGACGTTGAGCATGGGAAGTTCCTTCGGGTCGATCGGTTCGCCCGCAACCTTGCCGCCCGAAAATCCGGCGGCCCGATATTGCGAAATTAGCGTGAGAGTTAGGGGAAGTCAATGGTTAGCCGACTTCGCACTCCGCGTAGTTGCCGGAACAGCAACCGTCGCGGGTCCTTTCCAGTAAATTCTCGTAGGCTTGATCCTCGTCGCCGTCCGCGTCTTCCAGCGCTTCGGCCCATTCCTCGTCGGTTGTTTCAATCGCGGGGCAACCGTCCAGGTTGATACCGTGAACGTGGAAGTAAGAAAACGCTTCCGTTTGCGCGTCAACGGCTCGGATTTCGTCGCCCATTTCTTCGGCCTCGTCGTCGTCTTGTGGCGAGCGTTCCCACGTCGAACCAAGAAACATCATCTCGTAGCTTGGAGTCATTTCGCAACAATAGACGTGGCGGTTACCGTTGAACAGGAGTACATCCCAGAGCCGGCCGGCTCTGGCAACGATATCGTCGGTCCAGTCGTGGGTGCGATCGTTCCTAAAGATTCGGAAATCAGGCTTGTTCATCGGAGGTTCCTTGTGTTGGGTAGTTTTCGAAGTCTTCGGGCGAGCAATGGCCAAGGAAAGATTCGATAAACTCTCGGCGAGCCTTATCGACTTCGAAGCCGTTGCGGCTCAAGGCGATATCCCAGTGATCCCAGTCGATTTCTAATGGACCGCATTTCTTCAAATCAACTAACCTTGTCGCGATATGCGACCGCTCTCTTTCGGCGGTTTCATCGTATGCCGTGATTTCCTCGATGCCGTCGCCGACCATTGATTGAGTCCAAACCGTACCCAAGAAATAAATCTCGAAACACGGGACTCCCTCTATCGTGACGACTTGGTTGGCGTCGAAAAAATGAACTCCGTAAAGCGGTCCCGCCTTATCTTGGATTGAGTCGGTCCAGGTTTCAGTGGAATCGGCTATGTAGACTCGGAAATCAGGTCTTAGGCTCATGTTTACTCCTCATCGGAGCCATAACGAAAGTCGTCGGCCCCGTCAACGATTAAGTCGTCATCTTCAGCCGCTTGGACGATATCGAAAACCATGCTCGATTCAAGCACGACCGAACAGCCGCCTTGGACCTGCCAGTTTTCGAAGTTCACGTTTTCCGCGATCCATTCGCGACCCTCTTGGGTTATTCCCGTGATCGAACAGATACCTCCGGGGCTTCCGCTGACGTCAATATCGACGTGTTCGACGGGCGGAGTAGGCTCGATTTTCTTTTCCTTGAACCTAGCAACGAATCGTTTCCGCTCCCATTTTTTTACGTCGTCGGGAGTAGGATTAAGGTTTTTCATCTTCATTCTTTTTCCCTCTTGTGTTGGATTCACTGGTTAGATTCTAGTCTTCTATTCGGCGAAGTCAACCGAATATTGCGAAAATTCTTCGGCTTGCCCTTGGGCGGAGATATGGTCTAGGGCCGCGTGTATTCTCAGGAGCGTTGACGTGTCTGGCAGGAATCGCCCGCATTCGTAATCGGAGATACGACCCTGCGCCGTGCCGATTCGGTCGCCTAGCTGGGTTTGCGTGATGCCGCATTTGCGCCGTTGCCTTTTGAGCGTCGCGGCGAATGAGCGGACGGAACGGGCCGAGAGCAAGAGGTCGCTCGCGAGTTGTTGGGAGTAGGTCAAGATTCGGCCCTCAATCGGACGAGGGATTCGTTGATCGCATCAACCTCATCCTCGGTTAAATCTCGCTCCACGTTGACGCCGTGTTCTTGGGAGTCGGTCCCGTAGCAGAGCGATACATGGAACCGTCTTACATAGTTATCTCCATGAAAAACTTCGGCGAGATATTTATATCCAACCGATTCGATATGACCGACTTGGTTTTCGTGCAAGATATCGGCGATAGCCTCAACGTCGTCTCGCGTTTCCGGTTCGTCGCCGTCGTTGAAAAACAGAATGAATCCTCGCGTGATCATATTTCCTCCTTCAGTCTGAAAAGATATTCGTTGATATTCTCCCCCTCGGCGGCGGTCAACTCTCTCTCTAGCCTTGATCCTTTGACGCCGTGTTGACCGTGGAACAGAGAGATATAGTTGTTACCGGCGAAAGACTCCCCGTCGATCCCCGTCCCGACGAAGCCGCCGCGTACCGAGCAATCGAGGCAGGAGACTCCACAGATAAACAACTTGTCGGCGACGTCCGAAAGATCGTCTAGCACGCTGTAGTCGTCTTGATCGCCGACGCGGAGAATAAAACCCCTTTGAGAGTCAACCATTGTATTTCCTCCTGTTGGATTGAGACGGGAACAATACTCCCATTCTCAGTTTTGGATGCTTGTAGTGTTCGAACTCCTCGATGCGGCCGGCGTAGGCTTTCAAGAGTTCCGTTTTCGCGGCATTTGTCGCGGCGGCGGCCCCTTCCGCTGAAGCCTTGGCGTACACTTCCCGAACATGCGGGTAGCATACACGCTCCCATGTCGCGGTATAGTGGCTGGATTCACCGTCGCCGGAGATTATCCGCGACAAGTGACAATGCACGCGGATCGTACCATCAATCACGTAATCTTCCATAGTCGCCTCTTTCGTGGTTAGTCGTCTTTCGTGTCAAATACGATATCAAGTATATCTTGCGCCAATACGTCGGCGCGATCATCGGTATCCTCGTCCTGCTCGTCGGCTAGTTCGAATAGCCGCCGCAAGAGCACGAGAAGCGACTCGGGAGATACCGAACATTCGAGGGTGGAGGTATGCGGGATACCGTTGCATAGCCTTACGCTCGGCGTGTAGCTATCCCCGCGATTGGGACAGTTACACGATTCTAAATGCGAGTCGATCCCTTGGTTGGCCGCGTGGATAACCCATTGCCGCTCTTGACCGACAAGGGACATCGGGAACGGTTTGCCCTTGCGAGCCGCGACGATATCGGCGTAGGGGATTCGCTTGCAATTGATATCGGTTAGGTAGTTCGACGGCGGAGCGGACTCTTTGCGCTCGATCAGTCCCGAGACATGGGCGCGGAGTTTGCCGAGCGATTCCGCGTCAAGGTCGCGGTCATCTCCCGCGTACCGTTCCGAATCGACGTAGGACCGGCGAGCGTCAATCTCGCCGATGAGTCGAGTTAAGTTTTCCGGGGTCCGCTCCCATGATTCGGACCCGAAGTTGTATAAGCATACGCCATCGGGAACGCTTCCCCATAGCGCGGCGTATTCTTCCGGCGTAGAACCTTCGATAAGTCGAGACATTGCTAGTTCCTCTTGTGAATTCAAAGCGGAGTTACCGGCCCGACGATCGGGCGCGGAGTTATCGGCGGAATTCCTCGTAACCGTCGAACCAGTCACCCTTAGCCTTCGTTCGTCGCTTAGCGGCGGAACTAGTCGCGGTTCTACTCGACGTTTCGGGGTTGCGGCAATGGGCTTGCGCTTCTTCCAGGGTAAGGCCGGTTTTGATGGTTCGATGCGAGTAGTCGTTGCGGTAGTGGCGAACGATCTTATACATGGAATCCTCATTGTTAAGTGTTGCGGGAGTGGTCAAGAAAACTGCTTGCGGGTTAATCGTAAGAACTATCGCTTGCGCCGAATGGGCCGATAGCCGACAATGCGGCGTCGAGTGTTTTTTTGGCTAAGTCGTATACTCGACGCTTAGCCTTCACGTCCTCGAAATTGTAGTCCTCGCGGTATTGCTCCGCCGATGACAAGTTTATGAGCACGCCGTTTGATAACGATCCGATATAGACCGTCGTTTCATGGTATAAGCACTTAGAAGTTCCGTCGATTGATTCGCCGGCCTTGACCGTGAAAGAGAGAGAGTATTCCGATCGGTTTTTGTAGACCATGAGATCGAAGTCGTTTTTAGTTCCGAAGTCGGGGAAGTTTTTCGCGACCTCCTTCATTAACTCCCCGTCCGCTCGGATGATCTTGCATCCAACGAACGGGGTTAATGCTTCGGTTAGAGCGGTGTAGAGTCGGTTCGCTTCACGGTTCGCCCGATTGACGGCGCGGACTTTGGCCTTGAGTTTCTCTTCTGACACGGTTCCCTCGTTCGGTTAAAGATCGGTGCGCGGGGTTAAGACGACTTGAGACTGTCCTTGATGCTCCACGCATCACTCCTCGTTAAGATCGTATTCGAAAATGAGACGGCGGGTTAGTTCGGTCGGGTTGTTGCGGTGCTGTTCTCGGATCGACTCCGCGCCATCGACGGTAAGGTCGAATCCCATCAAGGCCGGCGAGTAGACTCCTGAACCGATAGGGAAAGAATTAAGACAACGCTTCTGGGCGGCGCAGTAGACCGGAAATTCCACCGGATCATATCCGGCAAAAATCGGATCGTCGCAACGGCGGTTCAATTGTTTCGACGCTTCACGCTCGGCACACGCTTTACAGTAGACTTCGCCGGCATACTCGAAAGGATCACGCATCACTGACATTTCATTCTCCTTTGTCGGGTTGAAAAAGATGGACGGGATTAGCGCCACCATCCTAAGAGTGGCGCGGGAGTGTCGGAACGTCAAGCGATCTTGCCGGCCGTTCGCAATTCGGCAATCAGCCGGAGCGTTTCCTCTTTCGGCACACGGTGACAACCGGCGACGATCGTACCGTCGGACGTGATTGCATCAATCGAGTAGTGGCCTAGATTGATGACTCGCCCGTTCGGCTTGAATGATCGACCCGAAGCAAGCGCGGACTCTATGAAGGGCAAGGCTTGAACGGCGGCGGCAAGGGGAAAGTTAGCTCCGTGCGAAGTTTCGAGGGTCTCTCCCCGAAGCCTGAGCAATGTGGGAGTGTTAGGCGGGAGTGAAGCGTAGGAAACGTCTTGACGCCATTGGTCGATGCGTTCGGCGATTTCTGCTAGCCGTTTTTCCTCTTTGCGCTTCTGAAACGCGGCGTTATACTCCGCTCGCAATTCACATGGGAGATACCACGAACCGATTTTAATCTCTTCCCTCTTGCCCTCTTGCCACTCGGCGAATTGCTCTAACGCGGTCGCACGGTCCGCGATGTCTTCGAGTCTTTCACGTTCGGCTTGTTCGGCCTTTCTTTTCTCGCGGCGATCACGAAGGATCGTATCGTATTGATCGAAAGCCGACTCATGCGCGGCGTCATCTTTCGCTGTAGCGTACCGGGTCGAGAAACCGAACGCTTCCGAGAAGCGAACAGCTTGCGCACGAACCGAGGCATATGCGCGGAATGCGTTGCGCCGTGTTGCGAGTCTGCTCCCTTTTGCGGCCGATACCCTATAGAACGAGTCGATGGCTTCGCGGACCTCTTTTTTGAAGTATACGAGGACATCGGCCGGCCTCATGCTAGCCGGGTCGGGAACAAGGATAACCGGCATGGACGGCGGGATTGAGTGGCGAACATGCGAGCAATGGCCGGCCGTCGTGATGCTTGCCGATCGCGTTGAGAAGAATACCGCTTTGCGTTTCGACTTTCCGATATCGACGATGCACGCAATCGGGAAATGGCCGCCATAGCTATAAATCGTTCTGTTCTGAAAGAAGAAATTGCCTTGAGGGTTACGAGCGCTCGCTTGCGTCTGGTGCGCCCATAAATGGGCAATCTCTCTAGTCGGGAAAACTTCGCGTGTTCTCTTGCGTTTCGCGGGAGTGGCGAAAGTGGACATGGAAACTCCTAAGCCGGTTTAACCGGCGACGGTAAAGGAAAGTAAGGACTTGTGAATTGAAACGGGAATTAGTCGTTATCTTTGGATGGGACCACGTTTCCTTTAATCCAATCCCACCCAGTCGCGCCCATCGCGTTTTGTTGCTTATCCATGTAAAAGCCGAACATGAAATCGGCTTTTTTCATCTCCAATCGAGCCGACGCGAGAAGCGCGGATAGATTGTTGCCGGATTGCTCTTGGAAAGTCACGCTCGCGCCCGAGTCGATCAAGACTTGGCATCGGCCCTCGTCCGGCATGGCATCCCATTCCTCTTGGTCGACACCGCAGGACTCGCGACAAGTCTCGACTTGATCGGCTGAACCGACAACAGAGACAATGCCCATCTCAACGAGGTGTTTTCCCGTTTCGACCGCTTCTCTCGCGCCGACTAATTGATCCCGGCGTCGAACCCGGACATAGAAGCGAAACGGCCAGTCGTAGGACTCGCTATTTTCGCCGATGATTCGCGACAGCATGATTTTTTCGTCGCTAGTGTCGCATACAGTGTAAAGGCGCATAGCATCTCCTTTGTCGGCGTAGAACGATCGCGACCGTTTACGCCGGCCTTTAGGTGGAGTGTCGAACTAGGTTATAGTGATGCGTTTCGCGGTCGCGTCTTGCTCTTTAGAGAAAAACGCGGGGACGAGACAAGAGAGCGACACGGTAGCCTGAAGCCTACAAAATGAGACTCAAGGCTAGGGAGTGGCGCGAGCGCGATTAAAGAACGATGATAGAGTCAACGTCTTCAATCCGACTCCGGCCTAGGATCTTCAATCCCGTATCTTGCGAGCAATTCACGCTCCGCGTTCATCCATGCGCAGTGTCGATTACTTGGATCGTTTGCGAGATCGCGAAGCGTTAGCGCGAATTCTTGCGCGGACTTGTGAACCTCGTTCCCCGCGTTGGTGTAGAAAAAAAGAGAATCGTCGGCGAAGACGAGGTATCCCCAGCCGTCACTTCTTCCGTTCGGGGAGTGAAATTGCGCGACCGAACGAACATCGTTAGGCTTGATTGATTCTAGCCTTTTGGCGTATTTCTGCGCGAGCGTCATTGTCGGATTCTCCCCTAGTCTAATTGTTGAACATTCTCGTTTATTATTCCGACTCTCGGAATAAGCGAAACGAGGTAGATTATCCCATCGGAGTTATGTTGCTATGTTGCCGTAAACATCGGCCTCGAAACGGTTTGCGGGATTGATCCTAGAGAGTGTCGGCGCTGATAGGGTTTGATGCGTCGATTTCGTCGGACTCATCACGTTCCCAGTCGTCGGCTTGCACTCGATTCTTCGGCGTCACGGTCGATCATTGCGCGGGCTTGGTTCGCCCTAGCTTCGTGCCAATCGGCAAGCCGGTTGTTGCGGTCGCGAGAGTCGCGCTCGGATGCAAGCAGGGCGGCGTAACGCGCGGTCGCACTGTACGCGGACTCGGATGATGCGAGGTAGGATAGTTCGACGACAGACATATTCACCCTCTCTCGTTAGGCGACTTTGAGCGCGTCGATCGCGGTCACTTGGCTCGACATCTCACGCATGATTGTTTCGTACCACCGAACGATGGCAGAATAACCGCTTGGCCGATGCTTTAATCCGATGAAGGATTCACCGACAGGTAGCATGGATGCACGATATGCATCGACGACCGCCATCGCCGCCGACAAACCGAACGATTCGAGCGCGGACCGCTGAAGCTCGCGGACAGCTTGCGGCGATTGAAAATCCTGGCAGTACTTCGCCACAATGTCGCGATCCGCCAAGTCGGCCTCGCGATGGTACGTGCGCAGCTTGTCGCGAAGCCATGTCCATGCTTGAAAGCTCAAATTTGTTGATCCGTACACTGACGATCCAACCAGTTTGACGAATCCGCACGCATTCAGTCTCAACTGAATGTCGGCTTGATCGCACACTTGCAAGATGCGGTCGAACGATTCGAGCGCACTTGCAACACTCTTGTTCACCGGTTTCATGGTATATCTCCTGTGATCTATAAGCCGGCCGATGGAACCCTCTCACAACAAGAGGGCTTCAATGGCCGGCCTAGCGTGATGAGGCCAGGCCGGATTGTTGATTCGTTTGGGCGATGTTGGCCGCGCGTGCTATAGCCGGCCAGTGCATCGCATCCTTGGACCGATTCGGCCCGCGACGCGGGCTAGACGGTTAGGACTGGCGTCTCACTTCGCTCGCCCGATCACGTATCTTGTGTACGGTGGAGACGCCCCGACAATCGAATTATCAAAGAACATGGATGGCTTGTATTCAGCCATCGGATTATTGCTTCCCCATGCGGGGAAATTCGCCCGGTCGGATTCGAACCGACTAGCCGTTTCGGCTCACTCCGTCAGCGCGGGGAAAGATGGATCACAACCAATAAGCTTCGCGGCCGATCTTGATGATCTCCCCCTCCATCTTCAGCTTTTCGAGCCGCGAGGAGTCCGCGACAGCCTCTTCTCGCGTCGAAAAGCGCCGCCCGTCTTGCCGACGTTTCCACTCGCCGGAGTGATTTCGGGCGATGTAGGCGAACCAGTCGACGATCGAAACCCCATCGTCGTCGCCACTGATTTCTTCCCAAGTCGGCTCCTCGATGGCCGGCCCGTGGCACAATGCGATGCATTCTTCCGATTCGGCCACGATTCGTTCCACTTCCGCCATGTCGATCTTGATCGCGTCCATCTCACTCCCCTTTTCGGTTAGTCGCTTCCATCGTCCACTCCCCTTCGACACTGTAGTTTACGCCGCGAACGATCTACTGTCAAGGGAAAATTAGGAAAACTGGAAAATAGTTCCAAACGGGTCGATTTCCGGTGTACAGTCAAGTGTACAGCGCCCGCCTTGACTCTTTGCTATCCAACCTATACACTCTATCTATCCAATAGTAAACGTCGATATCGGCCCGTCTCATTGCGCCGTTTCCGCGTAGAATACGTCATTTCGGCCTAGTTCGCGGCCTGTTTTCTCGCTAGACTAAGTGTCCAACAAAGTACACTATGCCGTACAGTATTGACTTTCCCAGTCAGGCCGGCCTCATGCCGCCGATCGCTCCTTGGTCGGATGATCCACCCCCCGCGTCTAACGCTCCACAACGGCCTTGGTGCGATCGGCGGCCTTAGCGTGGTCGATTCCATCGCTTGCGGTCCTACGCTCACGTCGTCGCGACCTACGCCGGCCCTGGGGAATCCGACCTCTTGCGGTCGCGACCTTCGCCGGCCTCCGCCGGTCATCCCGACGCCGATCGCTCCCCTTAATAATGCTCGCGCGCGTGCGGTTCCTTATAGCTGTCGGGGAAGTGATCCGGTGGGTCACAAATTTTAACATACTGATACGTCGATGGTGTAACATCGAACGTATGGTGATGAGAATATATAAGGGGGTCCCAAATCCGTTGTTGGATAGGATGGATGGGTGGGCGTGGGGGGCGTGCCCCTCCCTCTCCCGTGAGTCCCCTCTAAAACATCCTATATCATGATCTCTGCGTACTTTGTCCTTTATCAGTTGGCATTCTATATAACAACAAGTTCCTCTCCCGTGAGCAACGCCTAAAACTCTCGTACCTGATTCTATTTATATACCTTACCCTTTATTAGTTAGCATTCTATAAAAGAGCAGGTTCCTCTCCCGTGAGTCCCCTCTAAAACATCCTATCCGATGTACTCTTTATATGTACCTTTACCATTGACATTATTCGATAAATAATATCAGTTATCAAGAGTTTATAAATCTTATCGTCCAACACGATAAACTCTGTATAAATTTGGAGTCCCTGATTCCTTGAAAAAGATAGTTGCCATAAAAGAGACACCCCCCCCTAAAAATTTTTCACTCAGATGTTAGTGGTTCATATTTTCTTAATGATGTTCACAGTAACGACTTACGAAAAAAAAGAGCGAGTGAGAAGTTACACTCAAATCACTACATTATAGAAGAAGAGAAATATTCCGGGATTCCTTGAAAAAGGTTTTCGCCCACAAAAGAGACCCCCCCCTCTAAAAATTTTCACCTAAATACTCGCATCAGTGCAAATACATGAGTGATCTTCCGCAGCTAGGACACGACGGCAAGTTCAACTTGCCCACGAAGGACTTGAAGCCTTCGCTGACGGAAGCGCTCAACCTGGCGCTCAAGGGTCAATACTACCGCGACGGCGAAGGGAAGCTGGTCGATGTCGGCGAGAAGGGAGTCATCCTCAAGCGGATCGCCGAGCGGGTTCTCGGCATGGCGCTCGAAGGCAACGAGAAGATGATCGCCTTGGCTTGGGACAGGTGGGACGGCAAAGTTCCCCAAAACGTCGCCTTGGACCAATCGACCGTCTTCCACGAGCACATTCATAAATTCCTAGTGTCCGAGGAAGACATCGCCGAAACGGCCTTGATCCTGGCGAAGATCGGCATCGGCCGCGTCGCGACCCAATCGCTCATGGACCCCACCATCGTCATCGACGCGGAGTGCGAGGATGTCACCGGAGACGGTCAAAAGCAAATTGGAACCGCTGTCAAGAATGACGATCTCCCGGCATCTCCTTGATCCGAACCCTTGGGGCATGAAACTTATCAGGATGTCTTGTCCTGAATTCACGATCAACTTCTTGAACGCCGCAACCTTTGTAGATACGCGAGAATTAAAAAGCGATGGAAGTAACTTCTACGCTGACGCCGGAAGAGATAGAGAAATCGAAACTGAATCAGCTTTCACTGGGCAATTCGATTCTCGGCATGACGGCTAAAATCGGCGACTCTTTATTCGTGGACTTGCCGCCCGACTTCAAAGGCAAGGTCGAACTGAAATACGACCCCGAGTCGAACCACTGGAAAAGCGATTGGTTCTCGCCGGAAACTTTGGAGCGGAACGATGATCCCGATGATTCCCAATCCTGAGCCTTACAGGATCGGCGAGACTCCTCCTGTTTATCCGTATGAGGTTTCGACGATTTACGATCCTCAGTTCGTTTGGCGAATCGCCACTTGGGACGTGCCTGTTAAAAAGTATGGACTTCCGATTCCGATGAATCCGAACATCACCTACAAATATACCTTCACTGAACAATACAGTCACACTTACTAATTTCTCTCTTTCTTTGAGGTACGCATGGCTCGTAAAAGCGCAATGATCGTGGACAATGATGCCGATGTGGAAACGCCTGAATTCGACATTCCCGAAGTCGAGACCGACGACGTTGACGGCGATTGGGTTGAAACAAACGAAGACTTGAACCGCCGCGAACCGGATCGGAACGTGACCCAGGTCCGCATGTTTAGGTACTTGAAGCCGTCCAAGGAAATGTACCGGACGCTCTTGGAACTCAAGAAATGCGGTTCCTTGTCGCGAATCCGCTTCGTGGGCAACCAGTACATCGCCACCGACGACAAGACGCAACAGGAATGCGTGCTGCCGTTCCATGTGGTCGCCGAACGCTACTTCCAGAACACCGGCAAGAAACTGAAACGGCCGGTGAGCTAACGTGGAAGCCGGCACGGATTTCTTATCTCAGATGCCGGCATGGATCGCCGCCAAGCTCCCGGAAGCGATCGCGGCGACCTCGCGGATTCCGTATTGCCCCGTCAAGCCGACTCCCACGCAGCGAGCGTTTATCGCCCTAGACCGAATCGGCGTCAGGGAAGCTCTCTACGGCGGAGCGGCGGGCGGCGGCAAGTCGTTCTGTCTCTGCATGATGGCCTTGAAGTATGTCGATATCCCCGAATACCGCGCTCTTTTAATGAGAAGGACATTGGCCGACGCCGACAAAGCGGGCGGGTTGATGGAAGTGCTCTGGGAGTGGTTGCGGGGAACGAAAGCGAAGTATGACGGCGAAGGCAATCGCTGGCGGTTTCCATCGGGAGCGGAGATTCACTTCGGCTACATCGACGGGCCGAACGATCACTTTAACTACGCCGGGTCCGCATACCACTTTATCGGTTGGGACGAACTCACTCAATTTAGACAAAATCAATATGAATACGTCTCGTTCGCTCGCCAGCGGAGAAGGAAAGAGTCGGTCATCCCGCTGATCGTGCGAGCGACCTCGAATCCAGGCGGCACGGGTCATCAATGGGTCTTCGATCGGTTTGTAAACCCCGACAATACTTCGAAGCGCGTCTTCCTTCCGGCGAAGCTGGACGACAACCCTCACTTGGATCGCGAGTCATACCGCGAATCACTCGCGGAACTCTCAGAGGTAGAGCGGCAACAACTACTCCACGGCAACTGGTATGTCAAGCAGCAAGGCTTGGTCTATCCCAACTTCGAAGAGTTCGTAGCGCCGATACCGTCAAGAGTCAAGGGCAGGAGAGTAGGCGGGATCGACTGGGGCTGGCACAACCCGTTCGGAGCGTTGGTGGGCACGCTGGATCATGACGACGTTCTTTGGATCAACTATGAACGTCACGGAAGCCACATCACTCTCTCCGATCACGCCAAGGAATTGCCCAAGCCTTGCGAGTATTGGTGCGATCCGGCCGACCCTTCCGCCGCTTCCGAGTTGAGACTGTCGGGCCATGTGGTCATCCCTTGCACGCACAAGGGCAAAAACGCGATGGAGTCGGGGATCGGCACGGTCACCGCTCGAATGCGAACCGGACGCCTCAAGTTCTCGCCGAAGTTGAAGGAACTCCGCAAGGAAGCCGGGTCTTACCGCCGCGATCCGCATACCGGAGTCCCTATCGACAAAGACAACCACTTGGTTGCGGCTCTCAGATATCTAGTCGTCGGCTTAGACAGAGGCCATGTTGTCAACCAGAGAGAGACGGCGACGGCTCAAGTGATCAAAGAACGAGAGGAAGCCGAGGTCCGCGAGAAGTTGCTCAACGAACAGTTGATCGAGTGGCGGCGAATCGACAACCCGGCATGGTGGGAGACGACCGAAGCATGAAACCGACAGGGAAAGGGCCGATCGGTCAATCGGGAGTCGAGCCTTCTAACAGGGCCTCCGACTACTCGCCGTATAACGAAAGCGGCGTCGCCCTGCTGATTTTGCTCGCGTGCTTCGGAATCATCATCGCACTGACGTTCGCCAAAACCATTGGACTACTTTGACTTAACATAGGAACCAACATTGCAAGTACACCTTCAAAGAGTCGTCTCTGAGCTAGGTCAACCGCATCGCCAGTTCCTTATGTCCGACACCCATTTGGGCAGTCCTTATGTTGACAAGAAAAAGATCGTCGAGGATTGCGAAGCGGCCGCAAAAGCCGACGCGGCGATCATCATCAACGGCGACGTTTTCGACGCGATCAATCCTAAAGACAAGCGGTTTATGCCGAGTTGCTACGACAAGGAATTGCTCGGCAAGGATGACGTCGGCGAATCGATGGTCGAGATGGGGTTCAAGATTTTCGCGCCATTCGCCAACCGCATCAAAGTGATCGGGGTCGGCAATCACGAAGAGTCTTGGTTGCGCCGTTCCGCCGAGGATTTGGTCGGTCGCTTGATCGCCAAGTTGAACGCGGAACTCGACAAACAAGGTTGCTCTAATCGTGTTCGTCACGGCGGCATCTCCGGCTTCTACAGGACCATTTTCCAGTTCCCTCGGCCCGGCGGTCGATCGTCTTCGACTTCTCATACGCTGATGTACGCCCACGGAGCGGGCGGAGACAGCCCCGTGACCAAGGGCATGACCGCCTTCTACCGCAAGTCGAACGAATACTTCTTCGACGCGATCACGATGGGACACCGCCATCACCGCAACTTCGACCATAACACGATCATGGTTTGTTCTCCGGCCGGTCATATCACGCACCACGACCGCTATTACATTCAAACCGCCAGCTATATGTACAATATTGTCGAAACGAACCAGTCGAATCCCATGAACTATAGCTACGCGGAATCGGCTCTCCACGCGACCAAGCCGCTCGGCGGCATGTTCTTGACCGTGATTCCCAAGCGAGAGACGCGGGTGATGGAGAAGGGGAACACTTCCCTCTATAAAGTCCAACAAGAGGTCGCCACGGCGGTCTGAATGGTCTTCCTTTGAATCGAGAACTTTTGGTACAATTCATCTAGTAGATTCCAACCACTGAACGCGATCTTGGAGCCTTTTTCGTATGCGATCGAAATGGTATCTGTATTACATCTCCGGTCCCATGACCGGCCTTCCCGAGTACAACTACCCCGCATTCAACCACGCCGCAAAAGTCGCCAGAGAGATGCTTGCCGACGCCGAGTTGGCGAACTCCTACGAGTTGGTATTCAACCCTGCCGAATCGTTCGGCGGCGACACGACGAAGGCCCGCGAAACCTATTTCGTCGAAGACATGCTCGCCCTGGCTCGGTCGGAACGCATCATCTTGCTGCCCGGTTGGGAGAAGTCGGCCGGAGCGAGATTGGAAGTGGCGGCGGCGAAGGAGATGGGACTCGGCTTCCACAAGTTCATTCTCAAGGAAGACGGCGAGTGGGACATCGGCGAGATGCGAGAAGCGCCGGATATCGAAGTGATCTGCAAGGAAGACACCCTGGCGATTCCAAGGACGGCATATTCCGCTTACTGTCCCCGAAACTACACGACTTGGTTGATCGGCGGCGATTGGGATAAAGCTCTAACCAAACCTCTGCCTCCGACCGACACGCTTCCTCATGAGAAGGCCGAATACTTCGTCGATTATCGCGAGAAAGAAGATGATCCGCCGAAACCGGCTACTCCCGGAACTCACGACATCGGCCACGGCATCATCGCGAAACAAGTCGGCGGGATCGGCGGGACGATCGAGTTCAACGGCGTCCGCCTTCCGTTCACGAACTGGGAAGCGACGAAAGAGAGGATCGACGACGGCGACTCCGAACCGCCGCCGACCTCGAACTCCTTCTCCGACAAAATTAAAACGACTGTCGAGTTCACGGAATCCAGCAAAGATTGGATTAAAGAATTTCTGCTCGAAGAAGCCAAAAAGCAAGCGTCGTGGGGTGAACCGTTCCCGACCTCTCCGCCTGACGATGACACTGTTTATGATGAGGTTGGCGCTACTTTATGCGACAAGATAGCGAAAGACTTCACCAAATACAGTGACGAGATCATTCTCGGAAAACTGGAAGGCGCAATCCGAGAGAATCCTTCTTTCCATCCCTCGGAAAAGAATCTTTCTTCTCTTTTCGGTTGCGGCGAACCATTACCGACGAAGCCGCCTAGAGATATTTCGAGCAAGAGAGAAGATGGGGTTTCTCTCGCGAGGGATCAAATGAGAGACGTATGGAGAACTGTTGGTATCAGTGATTTATACGGCTATCCTTGCGTTGTTCAGTCGGACTTCGAACACTTCCCTATTCCAAAAGAATTCACTCCTCCGCCGAATCCTCCCGAGTCTCCTCCTTCGGACGGCATCAAACGCTTTGAGACGGGCGCAGTCAGATCGACCGACGCGGAAGGATTTCGCTACGACCTCATCTCGCCGATCGCTCTCAGGGAACTCGCCAGAACCTACGCGGAAGGTTCGCTCAAGTACGGCGACTTCAACTGGGAAAAGGGTATGCCGGTTCACGATCTCTTGAACCACGCCATCCCGCACACCTATGAAGCCTTGGCGGGCGAAGACGTGCTCTTGAATCTCACTCACGCCGCTTGGGGATTGATGGCCGCGATCCACTCTTACATCCTCTGGCCGCATCTCAACGCCGGTCATCTTCGCGGTCCCGGTTGCACGCCGCCGACTCCGACTGAATAAGGTCACACCATGTATATTCGCCGTGGCGGAAGCCTACCGAAACCTCGTTGGGCGACCGGAACCACGGCTCGGAAGGGGCCGGGCGGTTATGGCGGCTCCTTCGGTTTCGGTTTCGGCGGTTCCACTTCCGCAGACGCTTTCGGCAAGAAGCCGGCTCCGACTCCGGCTCGCTTGGTCGATTGTTATAAACAGATCATCTATTCCTGCATCACCCTCAATCAAGGCGCGGTCTCCTCGAACCCCCTCCGTCTCTACGCCTATCTCGACAAGAGCGACAAGAAGAAGGCGTGGGACGGCAGACCGATCGAACGCAAGCATCGGCTCCGCACCAACGAAGCCTTGAAGTCGATGGGGTCGCGATATATCAGCGACGAGGTTGAAGAGGTCACTTCCCACGTCGCCTTGGACGTCATCTCGCGGCCGAACAAATACTTCGACGGCAACAGCCTACTCCAATATATCGTCGTGTCGATGGATGTCGTCGGCGCGTTCTACGCGGAACCGTTGGGATCGCGACTCGGCAATCCGGTCAAGGAACTCTGGCCTTTGCCGCCGCATTACGTGTTTCCGGTTCCCGAGGTCGCCGATTTCGCCGAAATAGATTACTACCTCTTTGGTTCGCTCCGCTTCGAATTCGAAGAGTTGATCCGCATCCAATGGAACGACCTTCGCAATCCCTACCTCAACAACTACTCGCCGACGCGAGCCGCCTTTCAGTATGCCGGACTAGAAGACGAGTGGGTTTCGACCCAACGCCAAACCTTCGAGAACGGCCCCGGTCCCTCCGCAGTCTTCTCGCCTAAAGACCCCGAGTTCACCTTCTCGCCCGAGACTCGGGTTCGCCTGGAAACCGCCCTTAACATCAAACACACCGCCGGAGGGCGGGGCAGAGCCTTAGTGACCGACGGTGCGTTGGATATGCACCCGATCACCTACCCGCCCAACGAGGTCGCCGAAACCGGAGTCGCCGAGTACGACCTGGAGAGAATCTGTAACTGTTTCGGCGTGCATCCCGCTCAGATGTCGCGCGACACGAATATGGCGAACATGCAGGCGGCGAACGAGCATCACGCCAAAAGAGCCGTGCTTCCTCGCTGTATCGCCATCGCCAACGGTCTCACTCGCGAGGTCGCTCAGAGATACGACAAGCGTTTATTCTTCGCCTTCGATCCCGTCGTCACGCCCGACCTCAAACTTCAAGCCGAGATTCACGACAAGTACATATCCAACGGCGTCTACACGATCAACCGCGTGCGAGCGGACTTGGGCGAGCAACCGAGCGATTACGGCGAACTGCCTTGGTTCAGCAACAAACTGATCCAGCCGGACGCGATGGCCGAGCAGATGGATCACGAGCAAGAGATGGATCGCGCCCAACTGCGGGAGTCGCGAGCGGCCAGATTGGCTCAACAAGCGGCGGCGACGGCGGCGGCGACGGCGGCGGCGAACAAACCGAAGAAGCCCGCAGGAAAGTCGTTCCCCGATCACTTGGTCGAAACGGTCGGCAGGTTGGACGAACGGTTGCGAGTCATCGCCAATAAACTTCTCGCTTCCGAAGGGACCGACAATGGCTTCGGTCTTAGCGATGCTCTTACTCTCGCCGCTTATCTACGCAACCTTGACCGTCGCGTTGACGATTCCTCGCTCGATACGGTCCCTGTTCAAATCCCCGAGGCAATCACCTTGAATTGCGGCGCAATCAACGAGCCTCCCGAAGAACCTTTGCCGGCTCCGGTCGTCGCTCCCGACGAGACCCCTTCCGAGAGCGTCGCGATCGAGCAAGCCGACGAGGAATTCGACTGGACGCACGACGGCTTCTTGGCTCGCCGCGTCGCCGAGGAAGCGGACATTTCCAAAGCGGTCGAAGTCGAAACCGAGGCTTTCGATATAGAGAACCCCGTTCACGTCTTCGGCTATTCGACCGACCCGGAGACGCCTGCGGCCGAAGAATCCAATGAATCCGAAACAATCCAATCGTTAATCCAGACCGCCGCCGAAGAAACGCCTCCCTCCGAGCCTGAGAAGGCGGTTGCTCCCAAGAAACGCAAACGTCGCAAGAAAGCCAAAGAGGAGGCCGAAATTGCCCCTTGATATCACTTGCTCGAAATCGTCCGTCGCCAAGGTCGATGTCTCCGTCGAAGCCGTCCAAGAGAACGAGAAGCGTTGGGCCGTATTCACGATCACGACCGACGACGTTGACCGTACCGGCGACGTGATTATCGCCACCGGCGGCGACTACGCCGATTATTTGAAGAACCCTGTCGTTCTAGCCGTTCACGATATGTACTCGTGGCCGGTCGGGACCGCCGAAACGATCGAGGTTCAGCCGGATAAGCGGTCGGTGAAGTCTAAAGTCGTATTCCCGGACGGCGACCCCGAGATCGACCGGCTCTACAACCTGATCAAACAAAATGTCGTCAGAGGTTGCTCGGTCCAAATTCGCGTCCACTCGCAAGGGCCTCCCACCAAGGAAGAGTTGAAGGCTCGTCCCGATTGGGCGGGGGCTTCCAACATTATCCGCCAGTGGTCGCTGATCGAATGGTCGATCTGTCCGATCGGCATGAACCAGAACGCCTTGCTCGAAGCCGTCAAAAAAGGTCTGACGATCGAAGGCAAAGTGGCCGAATGGATCGAACCGCCGACGTGCGAGGTTCCCTTCAAGGAAACGAAGATTTCCGAGAAGCATTGGGACGAGGACGGGGCGGTCGCTCGACTCAAGCGTTGGGCGTCCAAAGACGGTTCCGGCGATCTCGATCAGATGGATTGGGATAAGTACCGCGAAGGTTTCGCGTGGTGCGATTACGAGAATCGAGAATCGTTCAAATCCTACAGGTTTCCACACCATGATGTCGTTCACGGTGAACTTGTAGTCGTAAGAGAATACCTTGATAACATTTTAACATACGGAATATTCGATTCATTCAAGGTTTCGGAATACGAAAAAGTCGGAAATCATCTCGCGAAACACTATGGACAATGGGGTGAAAAAGCTCCCTGGGATCATGAACAACCAAAGGAAGACGATATGAGCCTGTTTGATGCCAAGGGGCCTGTTCCCCACGAAAAACAAAATCACATGGACGGCAAGTTCGACCATAGGGAGGCTTTGAATCGGGTCCGAAAAATGTGTTCGATCGACGGCACGGCGAAACAAGAGGACATGAACTTCTCTCTATACGCCAAGGCTTTCGCTCACGTTAATCCCGAAAGAGTGGACAAATTCGACGGCTACTCTTTGCTTCACCACGACGTTGATAAAAAAGGCGTTATGTGTATGCACAAGATGGGGTTGCAGGATGCCGACATGAAGCTCGTCAAGGGAGATCACAATATCCCCGAGGAGCACATGGAAGGCGTCAAGGACCACATCCGCAAGCATTATCAAGAAATGGAATCGAAGCCCGTCTTCGACGATCACGGCCACAAAGCCTTGGATCAACCGGCCGAATTGGACGCGAATAAAGCCAAATTGGATGAAATCGCCGCCCGCCTCAAAGCGACGTCGAGAATCAAGAAAGCGGCCGAGAAGCCGATCGAAGTCCCGATCGAAGACACCGTGAAAACCGTGCTCGATCGCCTTCGTGGTTACACTTCCTAATATCACTTCCTTTTAAGTTCTCATTCGATTTTTCCCACCCAAATAGTCGCACGGCGCTATTCGTGCGCCTACGCGCAAAGGATTCATTTTCATGCGTCAAATCGAAATGCTCAAGTCCTACAACGGACTCGAAAAGGGCAGCAAATACGAGGTCAACGACGACGAAGCGGATTTGCTGGTCAAAGCCGAAATCGCCAAGTTGGTCGTGGAAGAGAAGGCCGCTCCGGTCGCCGGCATGACTCAAGAGGACTTGATCAAAACGATCACGGGCGTCTTGACTCAACTCGACGCGGTTTCCGAGCGTAAAAGCAAGGTCGCCAACCCGGCCGAGGCCAAAGAGCCGCGTTCCTTGGGCGAGTGGTTCAAAGAGTTGGCGTTCGCGAACTCTCAGTCGATGGATATTCCCGCCGACCGCAAAAAGAGCGCCGTCAATATTTTGGTGAAGAAGTACGAGACGGAGTTCAACCGCTCGTTCGACAGCGACTTCAGCGAAGGTCTCAACCGAGACGCCGCCAAAGTGGCGAAGTCGATGGGTTACGCCGGCGACACCGTTCAGAAGGCGTCGGCCTTGGGCGAAACGTCGAGCGGCTTGGGCGGAGCCTTGGTTCCGTTCGAATTCATGCCGCAACTCATGACCTTGATCGAGAATCAAGCCGACCTGATGCCCAAGTGTCGCCAAGTGCCCATGAACGGGACTTCGCTCACCTTCCCCGCCCTCGATTACTCGCTCGGCGGCAGCGGCGCGAACCCCTTTCTGGCCGGCATGAAGGCGTCGTGGGGAACCGATGGGGCCACGTTCAACCAACAGAACCCCAACTTCCGCCAGATCGAACTCAAGCCGAACATCTTGAGCGGTTACACGGTCGCCTCGAAGAATTTGGTCGAAGATTCGCCGGAGACGGTGGGCGCGATCTTGAGCGAGTTGATCTCTCAGACCGCCGCGTTCTACATCGACTACGCGATCCTCTTCGGCTCGGGCGCGAACCAGCCGCTCGGCGTCTTCAACGCTCCGGCGACGATCAGCGTCAACCGGGCGGGGACGGCCAACGGCAACTACAACACCGACTTGACCGCGATGAACGCCAAGATGCTCCGCTCCAAGGGCAAGTCTTCGCCGTTCTGGATCACGTCTCCCTCGGTCGAACAACTCATCTTGGAGATGACCGACTCGACCGGCCGCTTGATCTTCCTGCCCAACTTCCCGAACCCGACCGGCGGCCAGGTTCAGTCGAACTACGGCGATCGGCTCTACAAGTACCCGTACATCGTCTCGCAACTCGCCGCTTCGGCCGCGACCGCAGGCGACTTGTTCCTCTTGGACTTGGACAAATACTTCCTCGGTATGCGCAAGCAGCTTGAGGTTCAAGTGTCCGATCAGGTCAACTTCCTGAGCTACCAACTCGTGTGGCGGTTCATCCTCCGTTGCGACGGCAAGCCGTGGCTCAACACCAGCTTAACCTTGCAGAACGGCGACGTCGTTTCCCCGTTCGTCTACCGCAATTGATCCGCACTTCAAACCCCGTTCCATTCGGCTCGGGGTCTCTATTCATATATTCATTTTTGGGAGATGATTAAGCAATGCCCGCCACTCTGCAACTGCGGATCACCGATCGGATGGCTTGCGTCGGCAATGTCCTGGCGCAAAGCGTCACCACGATCCAATCGACCGACGCGATCAACTTGGGCCTCTGGAACCGGGTTCTGTTCGTCGTCAGCGTCGGAGCCATCGGGGCCAGCGCCACGGTGACGTTCACGGTCACTTCGTCCACGACTTCCGGCGGCAGCTATACGGCGCTGACCGGCGTCAATATCGGCAACGATACGACCGGCACGCACGTCTGGCTGGTCGAAGTCGATACCCAAGCCGTCTACAACGCGCTTAACCTCGCCAACGGCACGGATATCTTCATTAAAGGCAACGTCACCAGCACGACCGCCGCGACTCCTTGCGCCGTCGTCGCCCTGGCCGAAGGCGGACATTACTTGCCGCCGGTCTCCAGCACCTACGGCTCGCACGTCCAAACGCCCGTCGTGGTCTTGGGCGGTTAATATTGCTTCAGCCGCCGCCCGGCCCATTTCGCAAGCCGGGCGGCGGTTTTCTCAACGACGCAAAGGAGTCCGTCATGTCTTGGCTCTCAAGCGTCGTCGGTAACGGAACCGGAGTGTCGGTCTCCTTGGCCGCGCTTTCGTTAGTCCTTATTACATCATTATTTAATACTGCTTGTTTGTCTATCGTCTTATTAAAGGCGATCGGCAAAAAATGAAATAAGAAAGAGAAACCATGTCCGCTTTGCTCACGCACACGCTCACTCCCGAAGGTCCGGTCGGCGACAGCGCCCAAGTCGAACTCGATTACACGGTGGACGGAACCGGGGCCGCTCCCATCGTCAATCCCGTCTCCAGCCCGTTCGAGATCGACCTCGCTCCCGGCCAAGTCTTCACGGGAACCGCGTCGTTCATCTCGCCGACCGGCGTCAAGAGCGACCCGACCCCGGTCCTCTCTTTTACCGCCGTTGACGACATCAAGCCGGCCGCGCCTTCCGATCTGAAAGTGACCGGCAAGGTAAAAAAATTGCAGGCGGCGGTCTGAAACTTTGGGTTGCTCTTGCCGTGTCCATCGCCACGTCTCTTTACGAGGTTTCCCATCCCGGCGAAACCGTAACCACGCCGGACGCACCGCCGACCGCCGCCGCAGTCAAAGCGCTTGAGGACGAATTCGAGGGCTTGCTTCGCCTCAACGCCCAACTCTCCAAGGCGGCGGAGGCGGCGAAGCAAGAGAAACAACCCGTTAAAGCGACCACCGGACCTTCATAAAACGACTTATAAAGGGAATAAGATGTCACTACTCACCGACGCGCCCTCGGTTAATTTTTGCAACAACCAAATCCGGCCGTTTTGCGACGTCTACGGCAAGGCAATCCAAGCGGCGATGCTCTTGGACGCCCAGTGGAACGCCAAAGGTCTTTCGGTTTCCATCCCCAACGACGCCGCCGTGATCATCGCGGACGGTTCTCAGGCCGGAGCCTTGCCCCAACCGGACGGGCGCACCTCGATCACCGGGGCCGACGTTCACAACGTCATGCTCGACGCCGAGGCTTTGATCGCGAACGTGCAAGCGAATCAAGGCTTGATCCAATCGCAAATCGTCAAGCCCGCCGTGAATATCTGAAGTCTCAAGTCTCGACCAAATAAGCCGTCAAGAAAAACAGCGAGACGATCGCCGCCGCCGAGCCGACAAGCAGCGGAGTCGCCCGCTCGAATACCGCGCCCGCCGCTCCCAATAAAAGCAATCCGGCGAAGCAGAAAACCGGAATCAAATCGAATGCTTTTGATCTCATAAAATTATCCTTTTGTGAATCCGCCGAACACGACGACTCTTCTCCATTCTACGCGCGGAAACGGAAATAGGGACACCCCATGGCCTTTAATGTCAAAGCCGCCGTCGAAGTCAACTCGTCGGGGGCCGATACCAACGGCGGCGGTTTCGACATCGGGGCCACTTTCGCGACCGACTTGGCCGCGACCGTCGCCAATACGTCCGCTCCGGTCGTGACCGCCGCCTCTTACACCGGCGGGTTCGTCGCCGGAGACGTGGGAGCCTTTCTTTATATCGCCTCGGGAACCAATTGGATTCCGGGATTTTATCAGATCGCCTCCGTCGCGGGCGGAGCGGCAACCCTTTCGGCCGCTTGCGCCACCGTGGCATCGCCGACCGCCGGAACTTGGGGTCTCGATTACTCGCGATCCACGTCGCCGCGCATCTCCTACGTCGATATGGCGATCGACCCGACCACTAACACCCAATTCACTTCCTCCACTAACGCCGTCCTGCCGAATATCGTCGGCAACTATATCAAGGTCGCCTCGGGAACCGGATTCACGGTCCAAGTCGTCGAAGTCGTCTCCGTTTCCGGCGGAAAAGCGACATGCGACAAATCGCTGGGAACCCTCTCATCGACCGGAGGACACGGCGCTCTCGGCGGGGCCTTGGCGACGATCAACGCCGGGTTTGCTCTCATCATCGGCTCGAACCACCTTTGGATCAAGAGCGGCAACTATACGACGGCGACCACGATCTCCACGTCCGTCTCCGGCAACGATACGCTCACGACCGGGCCGACGATGATCTCCGGCTACAAAACGGTGCGCGGCGATATCGGTTATGGGCCGCTCGGCCTGAACGCTTCGAGCAGGCCCGTCGTGACGGCCACCGCCAGTTCGTTAAACGTGATCCAGACCAGCGGTCAATTCACGATCATCGAAAATCTTGTCGTCGATTCGGTCGGCGTCACGTTCTCGGCGAACACTTGCATTACCGCCACAGGCGCTTACACGAAAGTAAGAAACTGCCTGTTGAAAAACGGATCGAACGCAGGCGTTGCGCTCGGAGGCCAATTCCAGGCGCTTGAATACAGCGAAATCCTCGGCATGGTCGGCTCGAATCCCGCGATCAACGTCACCCAAGTCAGCACCATTGTTTACGGCTGTTCGGTCCACGACAACGCGGGCGACGGCTTCCACTCGACGAACACCGGCGACATCATTCTCAACTCCCTGTTCGCCAACAACGCGGGCGTGGGCATCAACCTGGGGACGTTCGGCGTCGGCCACTTCATCATCGGCAACACGATCGTCGGCAGCGGCTCGCACGGCATCGGCAACCCCTCGCTCGTGTTCGGCCAGTTGGTGATCCGCGACAACATCATCGCCGACAACGGCGGCTGGGGCATCTTGGCCGTATCCTCGGGAAGCGTTCCCGACGATCCCATGTGGGACGGCAACCTCTACTACAACAACACGTCGGGCGCGATCGGCAACCTTGTCTCCGGCGCTCTCAACGCGGTCCCTTACACTCATGTCTACGACGTCAATCCGGCCTCGGCCGATCCGGTCACGTCGCACACCTCGGGCACGGCCAATTTCCCCACCGATAACTTCGGCCCGGTCACGACAGCGGGACCCAAGGCGGCGACATGGCTCTCCGCGTTCCCCGGCAACACGGCCACGGCCAACTATCGCGACATGGGAGCCGTCCAGCATCAAGACGCGGGAAGCGGCGGTTCGCCGGGCAGACCGTTCTTCGTGCGGGGCAGCGTCATGCCGACCTAAAGGAGTTGCCGTGCTCGCCGATTCCATGTGGGTTCTCGGTTCCTGTTACGTCCTCGTTTTGACGCTCGTTCTATTCACGTTCGCGGCGAGAGAGGGAGACTAATATGTTTGTTCCCGGATGGAATCCCGACTTTCGCGATCAAGCCTTGGAGACGATGAAGACGGAAGGCGTCAAACTCTACCGCTCCGGTTTTCGAGCGACGCCCATCCCCAAGGCGATGTCTTTGTCATCGAAGATGATAAGATATGCAAACCAATTATCCGCAGGAACGTGCTGGGTCCACGGTCCTATTCAGGCGGTTGAAACGACCGGCAATCGTTTCGGCTTGGACGTCTTCCCGATCTGTCGGCGATTAGTCGGCTGGATCGGCAAACAGTTGGAAGGCGACGACGGCAATCCATCGGACGGCGGCAGCGGTTATGACGCCTTTATGGCGATGACTCGTAGGTTCGGCGGCGTCGCTCACGAATCGCTCTGTCCGTACACCGACAACGAAACGATCCTCGGCAAAAAGCCGCCCAAGAAAGCGTTCGAGGACGCCAAGGATCATTGGCTGGACACGATCGTTCGCGTCGAGAACTTGGACGACGCGAAACAGTGGATCGCACGCGGTCACGCGGTCGCGATCGGCTCGTGGTGGCCGACCGACTGGCAGGAACCGGACGCGATCAAGCGGTATGTCGGCGACGGCGAGTACGGCCACGAAAGATGCTTGGTAGGCTATGCCGAGGCGGGCGTGTTCGACCGGCACGAATACTTCGAAGAGATCAACTCTTGGGGCCTCGTTTACGATCCGTTGCCTACCGATCTCGCCGCCAAGGTTCCCGGCTACAAGTCGTGGACGCCCGATAAATCGGCCGGATTTTGGGTCCAAAGGGAATGCGAGGAAGAGATCACCGAAGGCAAGGGAAACGCCGAATTCTCGACGATGACGAATCTGGACAATTTCAAACCTTTGGGCGAGGAAGTCTTCGAAATCATGGGAGCGTACTAAGTGAAACTTCTCATTCTCTTGGCCGCGATCCTCGGACTAGGGGCCGGCCCTAAGACTCCGGTCTCGGGCACGATCCACGTCACTCAAATCTACTCCGACATGGCGACGACGCGGAACTCGGTGGACCTGCAAATCGACAAGCCGACCCGCCGCTCGCTCGCCGCCGGCCAATGTATCTTTCGCGGTCTGACTATTTCCGACCCCTTGGTGACGAGTCTCGGCTATCAACCGACGATCCAGAACACTTTGATTCCCTTGGTCGTGTTTCAGGATAACTCGGGAGCTATCCTCGGGGCGATCCACGATCCCACTCCGGCTCAAGTCGTCGCTTATGTCGCCGGATTGCGGGCGATCACTCCGACGCCGACTCCCAACCCGACACCCACGCCGCCGCCGACTCCCGTTCCTCCTCCCGTGCCGCCGCCGATTCCGCCTCCGGTCCCGACGCCGACGCCGACGCCTCCGCCTAGTCCCTCGCCTTCTCCGTCGCCTTGCGTGATTTACGTGTACGTGACCGTGAACGTCAACATGGCCGCCGCTCAAGCTCCGACCTATTATCCTACTCCGACTCTTTATTATGTTCCGTGGTATAGATAACATAGGAAGTATTATGTTTTACATATCATCGGATACATCTCAAGTAAAACCGACCCCGAGCATCTACGCCGGCGGCAATTGGCGGTCGCTCTCTCGGAAAGTCTCGAAACATCAGAAACCGTGCCGCCATTTCGTCGCCGACCCGGCAACCGTTCTTCCCGCGTCGATCGACTTGGACGTGCTTAACGCGCCCATCTTGGATCAAAGCCAATACGGCTCGTGCGGCGGTTGGTCCACTGCAGGGGCCTTGATGCTCGCCAGGAACCTTGCAGGCCAAGACGCCGAGGAATTGTCGGGTAGTTATATCTACTCGTATACCAACGGCGGCGTCGATCAAGGCTCGGCGATTTCGGACGACGTGGACGCGGCGACGACATACGGAACCTGTAGCGATTCGCTTTGCACCGCCGACATGATCTACCGCTATCAGATTCCCGCCGGAGCCGACACGCAAGCGAAACGGTTCCGCATCGGCGACTCTTTGGCGCTCACCGACTCCACGCTGTTCCAAGCGGCCCTGGCGGCGGGGCGACCGATCGTCTGCGGTATCGAGGCCGGGCCTGACTTCTCGAACCTGGATGCAGAAGGCGTGCCGCCGGTCTCTCAAGGTCAAGGAAACCACGCGGTCTGCCTGGTCGGCTACTTGACGCTTCCCTCGGGCCGATTCGCCTTCAAGATGCGGAACAGTTGGGGAGCGGATTGGGGCGTGAACGGCTACTGCTACTGCTTGCCGCAACACTTCTCCTCGGCCGATCAATCCGACTCAAGAGCGATCGTCTCGGCCTTGGACGATCCCCAAGATTCCTCGATACCTCCAGTCGTGTCCGCCTGATATTCGCCAATTCGCATCTCTCTGAACTCGCGCAAAGCGAGAGCGAGCGCAACCATGAGCAACGCGATCGGCAATATGTCCGCCGGAGGCGGCGGCGGTTCGTCCACCGCTTTAAGTTCGGGGCAGAACGTCTACGACGTATCGAAATACGGCGCGCTTCCCGACCCCGGCCACAGCAATTCGCTCAAAGGGGCAATCGACACGATCAGCGGTCTCGTCGGGTCCGGCGACCCGGTGACGATTTATATACCATCGGGCACTTATACGATTTTCGACTCGATTTGGCTGCCGTCCAATCTCTGTTCCGTCGTCGGCCAAGACATGCAAACGACGGTGATCAACGGGTTCGGCTTGCCCGCGTTCATCGTCGGTTTCCCCAAAGAGTACGGCAACCAACCGATCACGGCGGGTCACTGGCCGGCGATGCCCACCGCGCCGGGAGTCACGAACGGCATGGATTCGGCGTGGGCCAACGGCATTATCGGCAATCGCAAGGGATTCGCGATGTACGACCCGGCGACGGGTTTAACGAATCCCGATTTGCGGTACTTTTATTTTCAGAACACGCCGATCACCCAAGGTCTCACGAACGACTATTGGACCGTTACGAATAAGTTCACTTTAGAACTTGCCGCCCTTCATCGCACCGCTTCGCCGACCGCGAGCGTGCCCGCGATCGGGCCGGGACTGCCGCCGCTCGGCTACGGCGTCTGCTTGGCGAATTTCACCAGTCCGAGCATGACTCGGCCTTGGTCCGTCTTGGCTCAAGGAATTCAAGGGAACGTCGTCTCCAGCGCCGCCAACTCGGTCACGATCACGAAAACCTCGTCGGTCTTGGGGATCAACGGCGGCAATATTCCGGTCGGCTCCTTGATCCAAGTGACGACGGGAACCGGCGCGGGCCAGATCAACCAAATTACCTCGATCACTCCCTCCGGCGGCAATTTGATTTTTGCCGTCCAAAACTCATGGAACGTCAACCCCGGAGCAGGCGCGACCGTGGTGGTTCTTTGCGGCTTCTCTATCTCGGTCAATATCGCCACGACGCCGCTTTGCGATGGACAAATCCCCGGATACGACCCCTCGCAAGACGGCACTCAAAGCGGAATCGGCTTGATGTTCCCGACCGGCATGGGTGCTCAACTCTCGGCATTGACGTCGGCGAATTCGATCTGGCGGTTCAAGTTCCAACTCGATCTCACCGCGTCTTCCTTGGCGAATCTCGCTCAAGGCTGGGTCTCCATCAATGGGTCGGCGTCGGGAAGTTTCGCGCAAATGACGGCGGTCAGCGGTCCCGCGCTGCCTTTGCCCAATCCGCATTTCGTCGAAGCGTCGTTCGGCTTCGTCAGCGTCGGCGCGCCGATCTTGCAACCGCAACTCCAAATCTTCCCCGGCTATTCGATGGTCCCGTTCGTCTCTTGGAACGGCGGCGTCACCCCCACGTTTACCGCAGACCAAAAGGCCGCTCTGCCGGGTTGGGACGTCACCTTGCTCGGTATGTCGCTGGTCGCGGGAAACTCCGGCGGCAACGTCTACACGACCGCCGCGACTCTGGCGCTCAACACGAGCGGACCTCGGCCGACCGGAACGATCGGCGACAACTTCTCTTACGGCCCCTCCGGCGTGGCGAACATGCTGGCTTGGCTCCCTTTCTCCGACCCCGGCCTTACCGACTCGTTCGGCGGGCGAATGGCGGCGATCACCCCGCTCGGCGGCTCGGGAACTCGGGGCATCGTCTTGCCGATGATCTATTTGGGCGACAACTCGACGCCGATCGGCAATCAGTGCAGCGTGTCCAATCTTACCGTCAGCGGCAGTTCCAACCCCTCGGTCGGCATGGCGTTCTGGGCCGGTCCTTGCTACGACATGCACTTCGATAACATCTATGTGAATTCGTTCCAGAACGGCATCTGCCAAGTCCCGTTCAACAACGGCTACATCTTGGACGTCAGCTTCCTCGGGACCAAGAGTTGCGCCGACGCGGGAATGTTTCTCTTCAATACATACGGTCGGATCAAGAATTACCACACGACCTCGCAACGTACCGGACTCCGCTGCGTCTCGGCGACCTTGGAGGTCGGCACATGGATCAACGGCAACGTGGTGGCGGGCCTCCATACGGCGAGAGGCCATACCGGCGAGTATAGTTCCTCTTGCTTATTCATGGAATCGTTCATCAACGACAACGAGGCGCAGTTCGGCACGCCGGCCGCGTCGATCGCCATCATCGACTACGACAACGGGCCGACCAATTCGGTCACGGCCTTGCGACTGCCGAACCTCAATCTTTCGAGTCCGAGCGGCATCGCCCCTTATATCAAGCTCCGCAATATCGTCCCCGCCGGTTGCAGTACGCTCCGCTTGACCGGCCCGGCCTGTTCGCCTAAAGGCGCTCCACTGGTCCAGATGGTCGGCGGCAACACGGGATGGGACGGCGTTATCGAAGACGTCAACTTCAACACCGTCTCGCCCGACTTCGACTACACGCCCATTCTCGATTGCACCTTCGGACCCCGCACCAGCCGCATCCGGCTCGAAATTTACTTGGACGGCCTACCGATCGCCGGACCTTGGGCGGCGGGAGCGACCGTAATCAAGATTCGCGCGAGCGCCTTGCTCCCCGGTATGCCGACCTCTTTCGTCTGCGTCCAAGGGGGTCAATACGGCACGAACTCGCCGCCGGTCTGGGACGCTCGCGACCCTTACTCGCCCGATGGAACCAACAACGCCATTTGGATGACGACCACAAGAACCAATTATGGTTCATGCACCATTACAGGTTTATAAGGACACATCATGGTTTCCACGGGCTTTCTCACCGATTTGATCGCCAACGATTTGCAGGCGTCGATCTTCCACGGCGCATCTTTTCCGGCGTTCCCGACGAACCTCTATCTCGCCCTCTCGCGGGTGAACCCGAACCGGCAAAACGCGATTCCCGCTCCGTTTACCGAACTAACCGGCAGCAATTATTCGCGAACCTTGATCGCTTGCACTTCGGGAAATTGGACCTTAAACGCGACCGGCCAAGCGTACAACACGCTCCAAATCACGCTTCCCGTGCCGACCGCTCCTTGGCTGACCGTTTTCGGCTGGGGCCTCTACGACGCTCCGACCGGCGGCACTCTTTGGTGGTGCGGAAATCTGCCCGGATTAGTGTTCACGACGACTTCGGCCCCGATCATCGCCGCAGGCGCTCTCATCCTCCAAATCTAAGAAAGAGGAAACGATGCCGCTCAGCGTCATATTTTGCGATGCCGGAGTCGCCGGTTCCTACTCGGTTCGGATCAGGCAACTCTACGGCAGCCGTTTCTTTTTCGACTTCGGCGCACTCGCCTTTTCCGCCAGTCCCGGAACCCCGTCGCACGCCTTGACGGCGACCTCGGGAGCGATCGCGGGCGCGCTCGAATACTTCCTGGCCTTGACGCCGGTCAGCACTTGGATCGACGGCCAATACGCCGCCTATATAGATAACGGTTCCAACACGGTCGATATCGCCGGTTTCATTATGATCAACGGCGACTCGATTCCGTTAAGCCTCGCCCTGATTACCTCGTCGATCTTCGGAGCGACCGCCTCGTCGTTCAATACCGGCGGCACGATGGGAGCCAAGATCAACGCGGCAGGATCGGCCGGAGACCCATTGGCGAACCCGACCACGACCTACTCGGCCGGCGGCACGGTCGGCAACCTGATCGTCACCAACCTCAACGAGTCGATCACGGCGGCGGCTTCCGCAGTCACTCTGGCGGCGGGACAAGTTCCGGCTCACTTCACCGCTTTGGCGATCGACTTGGCATCGGGCGGCGTGACCGTCAAGACGAACAACGACAAGTCTAATTATGTCTTGGCGGCGGGACAAGTTCCCGGCAATTTCACGAGCCTTCAAATCGACGCTTCCACGGGCGGCGTCACGGTCAAAACCAATAACGACAAGACCGGCTACGCCTTGTCGGCGGGCGAGCATAACCAGATCGCCGTCGATGTCTTGGACGCTCCCGCTTTGACCCACGACATCAACCTTACGATCGGCGCGAAGATCAATCTCTCCGGTTCCGCCGTCGATCCGCTCGCCAACGCGCCTTCGGTGTACGCCGCTCCCGGCACGGTCGGTCATCAATTAGTGACCAACCTGGATGAGATGATCAGCGCCGCCGCCGCCTCGGCCACTCTGGCGGCCGGTCAAGTGCCGGCCAACTTCACCGCCTTGGCAATCGACTCGGGAACCGGCGGCGTGACGGTTCATGCGAACTCGGACAAAACCGGCTACGCCTTGACCACTTCGGAGCATACCGCCATCGCCGGGGACGTCTTGAACGCTCCGGCGGCGAGCTACGACACGAACTTGACGATCGGGGCCAAGATCAACCTTTCCGGTTCCGCCGTCGATCCGCTCGCCAACGCCCTTTCGGTGTACGCGAATCCGGGAACGGTCGGCAACCTGATCGTGACCAACATCGACGAGAAGATCACTCATGCCGGAGACAGCGTGACTTTGGCTCCCGGTCAAGTTCCCGCCTTCTTCACCAGTCTCGCCATCAATCAACAGACCGGCGGCGTGAACGTCTTCGAGAACCTTGATAAATCCGGTTACGCCTTGACCTCGGCCGAACATCTCGCCGTTTCCTCGGACATCTTGAACGCGGTCGCTTCCACTTACGACGTCCCTTTTTCGATCGGAGCCAAGATCAACGCTCTAGCGGTACTTGCCCCCGGCCAACTGCCGACCAACTTCTCGGCGATGGCGATCGACGCTTCCACGGGCGGCGTGACTGTTCACACGAACCAAGACAAGACCAACTACACCATTCTCGGCTCGTCGGGAACCGGCGGCATCTCGATCAATCACAACACGCCGACCACGGACAACCTTAGAGCGGTCAACACGGCCGGAGTCGGTATTCCCAACGTCCAAATCTTCGCCTTCCTGGCGAGCGATTACCAAGCCGGCAACATCGGCTCGGCGTTCCTGCAAGCGACGGCGGTCACGGGACCGGACGGACGCTGGCTGAACACGATGATGCTCGCGCCGCAGACGTACACGTTCCTCTTCGGCGACCCCGGCGAATTCCAAACCGGCGCGAAAACCTTAACGATCACATAAGGAGTTTTACATGCCGGTCGTCTTAAATCCGATCACGGAAAACGACAATTCGCTGATCACCTTGAGCCAGTTGACGACGGCGATTCCCAACCTGTCGGCGGCCCAACTGGCGGATGCCCCTGCGGCCATCGTCGCCGCGTCGATCGCCATCAATCAGTGGACTAAAAATATCTTCGTTTTGACCGATTACGACGAGATTTATAGTCCGTCCGTGACCGACGGACGACTGATCCTCAAACACTTTCCCGTCAACACGGTCTACCGGGTCTCCTCGGGGAAGACGCAAGCCGCCGCCGTCTTCAACTTCGCGACCACGCTCAACCAGCGAGCCTACATGGCGTTCTCCTACACCGGCGACGTCGCCTCGGGTCTCACGTATACCGGCCTCAACCTCACGCGAGTCTCCTCGGCGGTTTCGACGACGGTCAACCTCTTATTTTCAACTTACTTGACCATTCAATCTTTGGTCGATGCGATCAATGCCCTTGGAAGCGGCTGGGACGCCACGGTAACAACCGGCATGGGTCAGTGGCCCACCACCGAGCTAACCGGCGGCGAAGCGTCTCAGGGATGTATGGGAGGCACTGGGGCGTGTCTGGCCGTGTTCGCTCAAGACATCGCCTACACGTCGCTTGATCAGCCGACCGGCGTCATCAACATCGTCTATCCCCAGTTCACCAACTTCCTTTATCAGAACTCGGGATCGCTGATCGAGTATTTCGACGGCGAGTTGCCAGGCCAAGGCGTCATCCCTTCGTTGTCTCCCAGGCAGGTTCGAGTCGCCTACAACTCGGGATACGCGACGATTCCCGCCGACGTTCAAAGGGCGTGCATTTTAGCGGTGAACAACATCCTCAACTTCAGTCAACAAGATATCACGCTTCTGAAAGAGGATGTGCGAAATCATAAGATCGAGTTCAACACAAAAGGCATGATCCTCACGAAAACCGTTAAGCAAATCCTCTCGCCTTACAAAGACTGGAGGGTTTGATGCGAGCCGTTTCCAACCGGATGACGCCGAACACGACGACGGTCTCTCCCTTCATCAACATCAACCAAGACGTCTCCGGCGGCAAAAACTACGAGTTCGGCGACGCGGGACCGCCGCTCAAGTGCTCGGTCCAACCGAAGTACGCGGTACGCATGGACGAGTTAGGCCGTGAAAACTTAGTCGTTTATTACGACATCATCTACCCGCTCGATCCGGGGATCAGGCCCCGCGACCAAATCAACTGGGTCGATAAGGGCAAGACTTTGTGGTGCGACGGCTCGATCGACGACTGCGGCATCGACAACGTGTGGCTGGTCACGGCGACGGAGCGGCCGATCTTGTCATAAGGAAACATAAGTGGCAACGAAATGGCAATGGTCCGGCGACTCGCTTGAGAAAAAGATCAAGGCGCGGATCGCCGCCAACATGGCGATCGCCGGGAAACTGGTCAAAGAGAACGCTCGGAGATTGGTTTCGACAAAAGGCTACCGCATCGTCCGAGCCGTGATCAACGTCGGCGGCGTCAGAAAAACCCGATCCCATCGCCATCTCGGCGTCACGACCTCGCGTCCCGGCCAATCGCCGTTCAAGCAGACCGGCGACCTCCAAAATGCGATCGAATACAAGGTCGATAAGGACCAATTGATTCTCAAAGTCGGCACGAACGTCGATGCCGACGTTTATGGATACGCCCGAGCCTTGGAAGACGGGACCGCGAAGATGTTGCCGCGTCCTTGGCTCAAGAAAGCCTTCCTCGAAAAAGAAACCGAAGTCGTCAAGATCATCACCAACCTCTCCTGATTTCAAATCTCTATTAGTTCATTTTTCACAAGGAACGACCTTCATGGCCGCCATCGACCTTTTCGTCAATTTGCCGTCCACCCCCCTGAGTGCCGGCGTTGCCAAAACCTCTTTGCAGATTACCGCGCCGACCAATCAGCGCTTGAAAGTCAAAGAATACGGCTTGTTCTTCGACGGGACCGTTTCGAACGCCTCTCCGGTCGAAATCAAGATCGCTCGCCAATCGAGTCCGGGCGTTTCTTTGGTGTCGGCGACCCCGGCCCCCAACGAGCAAGAGTTGACCGAATCGGTGCAATCGACCGCATTGACCGGCTCGCTCACCACTCAAACGGAACCGACCACCGGCTCCATTCTTGAGACGTTTACCTGTCCCGCGTTCCAAGGCCAGTACCAATACGTCGCCACGCCGGGCCAAGAGATCATCGTCAAGGGCGGTCAGTCGCTCGGCTTCATCTGTAACTCGCCTTCCGCCATCAACGTGCGCGGCTTCGTGAAATACGAAGAGTGATCCACATAGACGACCCCGTTTTTCATAATCTTATCATAAAGGGGTCGATCTATGCCCAATATCATTAAACGCCGTTCCGTTTTGACGAACAATCCTAGCGACCCGAGCACGGCTCCGGTTCCCAGCGATCTATTGATCGTCAACAAGAGGCAGATTCCTCGCCGCAGGCCGACCGAGTTATTGGAAAGCCCCGGCGAGGATTTAACCTTGCTCCGGCGGATCGGCATAGAGTTTCCGCACGCCAGGGGAGCGGTCGCCAAAAAGGGAAACGTCTTCTTGGATCATCCCTTTGTGGTGATCAAGCAAGATTTATTTGTCGAATTCAACATGGCTCGGGCGGCGTCTCGTTACGTCGCCAAAAAAGGTTCGGTCTTCATGGCCGATCCTTTGATTCAAGCGATTCCGCCGCCTCCCAACCCGCAGCTTGCCGTCTTCAACGCGGGATATAAAGCCGCTCGCTTGGCTCGATTTGATCAGGGTAAGGCGTTCGCCGAAAGTCCGGTATTGCAAGCGGTCGGTCCAGGCGACTTTCCGGTTTCCTCCGTCTTTCGAGCCGGATACGACGCCGGCAGATTCGCCCGATTCGATCGGGGCAAGGCGTCCTCGGCGAGTCCGCTCCTTAGGTTGATCCTGCCTCCCCTGGACCTCTTGGAAGCGACGATCTCCTACCTCCAAGGTCAAACCAGTCTCAACGCCTTATTCGGCCCTCCGCCGTGGATTTGGGACGTCGCGCCGATGGGGCAGCAATTCCCCTTCGTCCGCTTGGTCGATGTCAACGAATCGCCCTATTACTATGCTTCCTCCGGGACCGAAACCGGCAACGAAATCGACCGCAACCACTTCCAAATCTCCGTGTTCACCCTCGGCTCGAAACTGCAAGCGATTCAACTCGCCAACGCGATTCGTTCCGTACTCAACGACGCGCCGCTCAACTTCCAAACCGGCACGCTGCTCATGATCCGCTGCTCGTCGCGAGCGGTGGCGACCTTAGACCCCGATCCAGGTCCGGGCGGCCAAAACGTCTGGCATTCCACGCTCATGTTCGTCGCCGACGTCCATCGGCAACTCCCGACTTAATCATCATTTCTATCAAAAGAGGCTCATTATGGGTGCTGTCGTCAGCGGCTCGTGCGCGTCCAATGCGCAAGCGACGCAAATTCCCGCCAATCCCAACCTGCCCGCGTATGCCATCTCGCCGATCGTCTACACGTCATCATTCGGCAACGGCACGCTCGCCGACCAGATCGACTTCGTGTTCTACACGACGCTCTCTCTGGTCGCTTCGACGCCGCAGACGATCACCGTCAACAGTCCCGGCAGCGACATCCTGGGAAACACCGTCACCTTTACGAAGATTCGCCGCCTGAGGATTCGCAACAACGCGAACGCGGACGGCAAGATCGTCACCATCTCGCCGGGAGCCTCGAACCCGTGGCTGGCGATCATGGGCACTTCCACTTCGACCGTGATCATCCAGCCGAGCACGGCCAACAACTCGGGATGGGTCGAGTTCGTCTCGCCGAACACGTCCGGCTACGCGACCAGCGGAACCAGCACCAGCCTCAAGCTCGATCCCGGCACGAACACGATGACCGTGGACATCGAAATTTGGGGTATCTAATTTTCATATCTAGGAGATTTTCTCGATGACTCCCCAGAATGCTCGCGCCGCGTTCGTCACGTTCGGCGGGGTTTCCTTGCCCATCACCAAATGGGACGTTGACTCGCAAAGAGTGTTGACGGACACGACCAGTTCGGTCAATTACGATCCCACTTCCGACCTTGTTTGGTCCGCCCAATTGCCGGCGGCGGTCCACATGGCGGGCACGGTCGAAGTGATTTTGGATATCGCCACTTACGTCAGCCGATTTTCCGCCGACGTCTTCACTTCGGCCGGTGCGGTCGCCATGATTTTCGGCATCGACGCGACCCACACTTATTGTCACGGCAATTTCGACATTTCCGACTTCAAAAGCGGGGCGACGGTCGGCCCTCAGCCGGACACGATTAAAGCGACGTTTTCGTTCAAGTCGAACGGCGTCGTCACCTTTGGTTCTTGATCTTATGCGGAGCGGTTCATATCGGGCCGCTCCGCATTCTAGTATCGCGAGGATAAGCTATGGCCTCTAGCACGCTCGGATCAGTCGGTTCGGCCACGGTCGAAATCCTCGGCGATATTGCGCCTTTACAGGCGGCTCTGGCGACGGGAAAGGCGAACATTCAAAACTTCGCCAAGGAAGTAAATTCCGGCGGAAAACTCGCTCCGTTCAAGTCCGTCATTCAGGAACTCAAAGAGTTGTCCGCGAGTTCCAAGCAGATTCGGCAAGACTTCAAGAACGCTCAAGTGAGTTCGGCGGCCTTTGAGCTTTCTAATTCTAATCTAAGTTCAAGTTTAGATGTTCTATTCGAAAAGATTCATGCCGCCGCCACCGAATCCCAAAAGCTCGGGGCTTCCGAGGAGTCCGCGAATCTAGCGAGAAGTCGATCGCTGGACATGCTTCATTCCCTGGAAAATAAAGTAACCGCGAACCGAAAGATATTAAGAGACAAAGACTCGTCCGAAACAGCTAAAGCATTCAAAGAAAAACAGAGGATTGCCGAGGAATCTTCTCAAAGGCTTTTGGATTATTCGAAAAGAGAGAGTAAATCTCGAAGCGAAGCGGCGAAAGAATTGGAGAGGATCGCTAAAAACAACGCAAGCAAAATCTCTTCTGCTTATAAAGAATCCGAGATCGAATCCGGCAAAACGGAAAAAGACTCCATCAAAGAGAAACAGAGGCTCGCCGACGAAGCCTCAAAAAGAATGATGGAGGGGTATGCTAGGCAAAACAAAGCAAGAAAAGACACAGAAGAAGAAGCGGCTCGGATTGTCGAGAACAATTCAAAGAAGATGCTTCAAGCCGAAAAAACTTCGGCGAAAGAAAGAGTGAGGACGGCAAAGGAGAGTGCGAAGGAAGAGAAGCGAGTTCGTATTGCGGCATTCGAAGAGATTACAAATAAAATTGTCGATCTTGAGCGTAAAACGGCTATTGCCGAAAGGAAGTTTACTTCCGGGAGCACGCCGACCAAAGAGTTTGCGAAACAGACTCAGGAATTAAAGATAGCGTCGTCGAGACTCTATAAGCCCCTAGAAGACGCCGCGCTAGCCGCTCGCGATCTCGGGGTATCCTCCGAGTTCGCCGACAAGAAACTTGGCGACCTCAAATTCCGCCTTGATAAAATCAACGCGGGAATGCACAACGTCGCCAACACGACCAAGAACCGCCTCGGCCAAGGGATGCTTCAGGCCGCCTATGCCATCGACGACTTGCAGTACGGCTTTAGGGCGATCGTCAACAACATCCCCGGCGTCGTCATGTCGTTGGGCGGAGGAGCGGGCGTCGCGGGTGCGCTCGGAATCTTGGCGGTCGCGACCAACCTGGCGATTAACAATTGGGATAAGTTGATCGAAACCGGATTCCGCTGGGAGAACATCTCCGACGCGATCGGCAAAAAGTTCAAAGAAGTCGGCGACGGAATCGCGCATATGTTTGACCGTCAAGTCAACATCAAGTCTAAACTTGAGGAACTTGAGGAGACCGTCAAAAAGTTGACGGACAAAAAACATAAAGTCGTCTTTGAACTTGATCTCTTGGATCAGGCCACCAAAAAACTAGAAGAATTCAAGAGCGCCGTCGATGAGTACAAGTCTCTCGTCAACAAACCTTCGTCTCTCCAAGAGGCACGCGGAAAAATCATTAAGGAAGGTCTCGACGAAGAGAGCGACGAGGAGAGAACCGGCGCGGAGAAACTTGAAGACTCAATCCGCCGATATTTGACCGCGCATCCCGAAGAAATGAAAGACGAAGAGAAGTACGTCGAGAAGAAAAAGAAAGCCGACGAGACCGAAAAGAAGCTCCGGGGAACCCAAGAAGCCTACCGCCAAGCGAACGAAGAAGCCGGAGCGGACATTTACAGCGACAAGTTTATCGAGTCTAAAACAAAGCAGATAAAAGAAGACTTGGATTTCCAGAGAAAAGAAGAATCCGAACAACTCAAACTGAGCACAAAAAACCGTAGCGAATTCCTCGCAGGGAGTCTCGCCAAAGGAAGCGCCGCGTCCTTGGCCGAAGTACGGGCGATGACCGACGCGGAACCGGGAGTATTCAAGGAAAACCTCTCTCCCGACTTCATTAAGTCTCTAGGCCAAGCCGGAGCCGCCGCCAAAAAGTTCAAGGAAGACAAGGCCATTGAAAAAGAAAAGAAGAAGAACAAGCCGATCGTCAAGGAATTCGAGGACAAGTACAAAGAAGCCTTCCAAGACGTCCCCATGATGATCCATAGGGACGTTCCCCGAGCCGAAATCGTCAAGACGATCGAAGGCAGGTTGGCGGCGTCGGGCGTAAATCCTAAATCGGTTCCCATTATGGCTCAGTTGGCGTTCAAGCAAGAGAGCGACCAATATACCGCAGCGGTCGCCAAAGACAAGACGGCCGCCGGAATGGGAGGAACTCCGGGAGAGGTCGATAAGGTGGTCTTCGGGCCGATCGCCAAAGACGTAAAATCGCTCGATAAAATCACCGACATGATTCCCGGTATGATCGCTAAAGGTCTTACCAAGGAAACGATCGAATCGGTTGTCGGTGGCTTGATTAGCAACACGGGGATTTCCAAGGCGAACGCCGGTCCTCTCGCCGCCAGAGCGTTCCTTCGTGGTCAAGCGAAATTGAATGCGGCGAAAGACGCCGACAATCTCGCTATGTTCAGCGGTAAAAAAGCTACCAAAGTTCAGTCTCTTTTGGGCAATCCCGGCGCGAAAGCCGATAGGGAACTCAAGCACGACATCTCCGCCCTCAATCGCCAATACGGCAAAAACTTGGGCAGAAAGATCGCCCTTGAGCAAGAGAAGTCGGCGAGAAATAAAGAGTCGAATGACAGGCTCAAGAGGCAGATATCCGGGAAAGATAAAACCCAAAAAAGGATCGCCGAAAACGTCCTTAGAAAACAACACGGATTCCTCCCCGAACTCTCCGCCGACGACATCCGAAGGAACTTGACCGGGGAACTCGCCGCCGGACTCGAAGGGGAACCCGGCGTCGATAAGGGTACTGAGTCCGCGATTGCCTCCGGCATCTACGACCGTGCCTTCGGCGACTTGGAGCATGGGAAAAAAGCCAAGTCTCTCGGCGGTCTGAAGCCTACGAAGCAAGTCAAGCCTCACCACGTCAAAACGAAAAACACCCCGGCAAGATTCGGCAAGCCCGGTAAAGCGCCTGCGGTTCCTCACGCTCCCGCGATGAACGTCTCCATGCTTGATAAATTAAATAAGGAAGTCATGAAGACAAATAAACTCCTTAGGGATGTCGTCGCGAACACCGGGAAAAACACGGTCGGCGTGGCCGCGTTCGTTTGAAAGTAAAACATTATGGCTTTGCACGCTTCCGCAGGAATCAAACGGCTATTCACCGATCCGGTTCCGGTTTCGATCGGCGGTTCCGTGTATTTGGCTTCCGAGTTGACTCTCCGCGACATGGCGAGAATCGAACGCGATTGGGCCGATTCGTTCGCCGATCCGACTCTCGATATTCCCGCCGAGGACGAAGACCCGGAGCCGAACACTCGGAAGCGGCGGTTGCGTGCGGCCCTCGTTGTTTGCCGCGACAAGATGCCGCGTTGGGACAACGATACCGGAAGGACGATGCTGGCGACGGCCGAGGGGATCGCGACTCTCCTGCGTTACTCGATCGGCGGAAACCATGACGAACTCACTTTGGAAGACTTCGACGTAATGGCGTCCGAGATCACCGCGACCGAGTTTGCTCGCTTCGAGAAAGCCGCGTTCAACTCCGACCCGATGGACGAGATCGTCGAAGCCGCCGACCCCAAGCAATCGACCGAAGATAGCGAGCCGACCAACTGGGAAGAAATCCTCTCCGCGCTGGTTAAACAGTACGGCTTCAAACCTAAAGAAGTCGGCGATCTGACCATCTCCGAACTGACGATGATCCTAGGCGACGGCAAACCAAACCATCGGCCCGTATTCACGGATATGGCCTCTTTGCTCGCTTACCACGAAGAACAAAAACGAATCTGGTTCGACGACGAAGAGTTAAAAGCGAAAGAGATTCAATAATGGCAAGCGGCAATATTCAAGTCGGCTCGACTGTTTGCTCCTTTTTCTACGGCGATCCTGAGGCGAGAGATACCGTCGTCGAGCGTGTGACCGAGTACGGGCCGGAAGCCGTCGTGAAATTCCAATGCCCTTACGCCTCTCGATTGCAAGTCGCTCAGACCTTGATGGGTACGGTCGTTTGGACCGGCAGTCAAGTCGTTCGCTTGAATCCGTTCCAATACCCGCCGCTCCCTTACCTTTATTGCTTGGAAATCGCCTCGATCGTCGGCTTGAATCCGATCGTTGACCACACGGGTTGGCAGAGTTACAAGAGCGCCGTCATCACGGCCGTATTCCGCAGGCCGCTCTATCCTTTCATTAACGCCAGCCCAGCCACGACTCAAGCGGACCCCTCCGGTCAGCCCTACACCGTGACGCGGTTCTCTTCGACCGTGGATATGGTTCCGGCGGTCAGCGGTTCTTTTAGGTGGGCGAGCGGCAGCACTACCGGGGCGAACGCGATAGTACCCGACAACATTATTACCCAACTGCAATCTCAAACCCAAATAACAATGACAAGGTATATGATGCCATATATACCTTTGAATTATTTTGAGCAATTCAAGTGGAACGTCAATCTCAATCCGATCGCCTTCTCCGATCACACTTACCCCAAGGGAACCGTTTTGTTTTGGAATATCGAGTCGGAACCGACCGCCGACTCCGCCGGTAATTATTCCCAAAACGTGACCTATGTCATGCTAGCAAAAGCACATGACTGGAATATGTTTCCGAACCCTAAAGATACGGCGAACCCCGGCGCTCTCGACTTTGCCACAAGTACCGGATCGTTAAGCGGAAGTCCCGTCTATCCGTATCCATATTCAGACTTCTTCACTAACTTGCCCTGATTTGGTGGTCCCATGCCTCGCAACGGTCTTCCGCCATCGAAACAGAAACCGGGCAAGGCGATCACCGCCTCAAGGATTAACGAATCCTCAATGGGCGTCTCCGCGCTCAATAGGATTCGCGGCGGCAACGGCGTCAACGTTCAGAATTTCGGCGGTATGCCGCTGATTACGGGGATGCCGTTCGAGGCTCTTGCCTTGGCTCAAGCCGGGGCAAGCGGCATTCTTGCAAGATCAGGCTCGACACCGAATAGCGGCGCTGTTACACTGTTATCATTGAGTGGCGGAGTTCTAGTCAACGGAAGCGCCGATATTGCGTGGAATATATCGAGCCAAGCCGTCTCGGCGAACGCTTATATCATTCTCGGAAAGATCGACGGCAACTGGTGGGTTCTGGTGGAGTCGTGTACCTAACAGGGGAGTTCGATGCGCAACTTCATTGCGAAGATCGGGCCGAATCAATCAAGGCGAACAAGAAGTCCGGCGAAGTGAACGCTTTCGCCTATGAGATCATGAGCGACACGCTCGTTCAAACCAAACCGATCGAAATCACAAACGATTGCCGGAATCACGATATCGCGGCAAACTCTTTCGTTCTTGTCTCCGAAATCGCCGGTCAACTTATCGTAGTCGTGGAGGCGCTTTGAGCACGGCACGCGGAACATGGAAAGCCGTCGAGCGGAGGGTGGCGACCTTCTTCAAGACGAAGCGGGCCTACGGCTCGGGCAGCGGCGGCAGGCCCGACATCAGCAAGTCGGACACGACGCACCCGACCCTCTACATCGAAGCCAAACTCCGCGAGACTCATGCCGCCAGGACGCTCCACGACGACGTTCGCGAGAAGGCCAAGAAAGAGGGCAAGACTCCCGTCTTGGTCATGGCCGACAAGTCTCGCCCCGGCTTCCTCGTCTGCGTCCATTGCGACGACTTGGCCGAGTTCATGCGGATCATGAACGAACAAGGCTTCATCGAAGACGACGATAACGAAGCGACCGCGAGAGCCGAGCGGATCACGCCGAGTAGAGAGAGAATCAGGGAACTCGCCAAAAGGTTTGCCGCGTTGCCTCCCAGGGAAGACTTGGACTGACTCTGTCGATCATCGGCGACACATAAAATAGTTTGTCGATCATATTTCGCGTTTCATGACACACAAAACAAAGACTTACTAATGAAAACTGCCTTCGCTTGGACCAAAAACAATCGGATCATTATCGTTCCATTGAATCGCGTCGATCCGAGACCCGCGTATCCCTTCGCTTCGTGGATTCCGACCTTGATGTCCAATCGAATCGCCGATCAAATGGAAACCGAATTCGAGGTTCGGGTTTACGAGGACGACAACCCCAAACCCTCGGTCCAGACTTTGTTCGTCATGGATCACGACAATCAGCGTCATTCGATCGCCATCTTTTCACATTAAACGATAGACTCTCGTCTTCGGACGGGTTTAAGCCCTCTCTCTGGAGACTGTTTCCCTTGGGAATAGTATTTCCAAGCAACAGCAGCGGGTAGACCGGACCCACGTAACAGTGGGAACGCCTCGGAGCCGGAAACAATCTTTGGGACGAACAAGGATCGTAAATAGCCGCCGGTCGGGTTGCCAGAGAAGAACCATGGGTTCTTGGGGGACGCTTCGACGAGGGGCGTCCCTTTCTTTTCTCGCCCTTTGGATCGTTGCCTGCGCCGAGGGCGAGACATGCAGTTTAAGCCGATTCAGCGCAAATCCACGTTCGCGCCTGGGAATCTTTCCGGGTCCGCAGGCTCATCGACTACGAACAACGGGCCGTCGAAACTCTTCACGCCGACGAAGCGGAAGAGTCCGTCTACCCCAGGTATGTCCGCAGGCGGTTCCTCGGGAGGCGGAGGGGGAGGCGGCGGCGGGACGGGATGGAAGAAGAACTCGCCCGGTTGCCCTTGCTGTAGCTCCGTGGGCACGTTCACGCTGACCGTGACGGTCGAAGGTTGCGACAACACTTTGCCGGAACTTCTCCTCTCGGGCGTCACCGTCACGCTTCTCCTGGGCGGATCGACGATCGGCACTTGCACGACTTCCTCGCTCGGTCAGTGCGTCTTCACGGCACTTTCCAGCGGCACGTACACCGTCCAAGTGACGGGATTGCCGACCGGATACGCCTCATTCACTTCGGCGAGCGTTTCGGTGACGGCGAACACGAATTACACCGCTCAATGCACTCCCGATTCCACCCATATTTGTTGCGGAGTCTGTCCGGGACTACCGATCCCCAAGACGCTCACCTTCAACGATTCGATCGGCGATCTCACCGCGACATGGCAATCGTCTCTCTTGGGCGGCGGCGTCATGTGTTGGGCGGGAACTCAGAACTACACGATATCGACTTGCACTTATGATTCTACTTGCACGACTTTTTCCGCGCCGAGTTCTCAAACGATACCGATTCATTATGAATTGTACTGCCATCACGACGTCGTATCCGGTCTCTATTCGTTTCAGATGGATGCCGGCTTCTGGCCGACTTGCCCATCGCTCGGGTGTTATGTTCCCGGCGGCGGCGGGTCAAGCGCCTTGTTTATCCAAGGCCCCTTCTCGCCCGCGAGCGTTTCCTGTTCTCCTTTCTGCGCCCAGGGGTTCACCGTCAATCCTTTGGGACCGCTCTACACGGTTTCCGTTCGCGACCCGGCGGTCTCTTTTTCGAGTTGCAACAACCCCGCTCAGTTGACGGTAAACGTCCAGGGTTGCAACGCCTTGAACTTGTCGGGAGCGACCGTCACGGCATCGCTGACCGGACAGCCGAACGTCGTCGGCACAACGGACGGCGGCGGCAATGCCACGCTCTTGTTGCCCGCCACCGGCACTTGGACGATCACGACGACATCTTCTCGATTCGGGACGGACACTTCCTCGAAGACGGTCACTGGAAACGGTCAGATTTTAACCCTGGCCGTCGTACTGACTCCCACATCCAGTTATGTCTGCGTTTCCGGGTGCGCTCAACCTCTGTCGAAGACGCTGAAACTCACCGATCCCAACAACACGATTACGCCGCTGACGCTGACCTATGACGCCGTTTCTACGACTTGGATCGGTTGCTACGTCAAGTCGGCGGTCGTTTGCCAGCAGAACGTCGGTCTTGGTTGCAATGGAGCTATCGGCGGTTGCGCGGTCGCTTACTCGTACAATACCGCCGGATTCCTCACCGCCTACTATAATGCTTGCGACGGGGCCGGAGTGCCCACGCCGACGAATTGTCCTCGCGGAGCGGGATTCACGAACGAGTTCACCGGCTTTCCGTCGAGCGTGACCAGCCATTGCCCGACCGCATTCGCCTACTCGGCCCACTTGGAACTGCCTTCGACTACCGGAATCTTAGTGAACGGGACCGTCTCGATCTCCGAATAAGGAGTTTCCTCTTAAATGTCGTTTGTTGATAAGTGCCCCGCGTGTCCGCTGCGCCAATCGACCTTGGCGTGTCCAGCAGTCACGACGGGGCATTTTCGTTTTTGCGAATTAGTGGCGGAAGGTCGAACCGACTATATTGACTATCTCCTAGAAGAAGCCGGAGTAAAGCCGACTATCATTCCGATAAAACCGCCGTGCGATCCCTCGGAAGACAAGAGATTGGCGGCGAGAGCACTCATGGAACTCTCCCGAGAAGCCAGGTCTTGCCCGCACCGCGAGGCTTGCGGTTGCGTCTACGCCTACTGTTTGCCCGGCGGTTTCAGGCCGGGAGAGAAGGTTTCGCTCCAAGATTGCGTTGAATGTATAAAAAATAACAAATACGATACGGCGGAAAAAGAAAAATCTCAAACAGCGCTTGACTAGGCGTCCTCCGTCTGCTACTATGTGGGTATGGAATTTAGCCCACCGAAATGAAACAAACCTTTCGGAGCCGCCCATGCCGCCCGCCGAACGAGTTCTCGTTACCGACTCCAGCCTAATCAACACCTTCGAAGGCTACTCGTCCGAGTACCAATCCTTCCTCAATCGCTTATCGACTCCTAAATGTCGATACGAGTTCATGGATCGAAAAGAAGCCGAAGGGGATGTCAAGCACAAACAAATCATCCCTTATATCGCCGCTTACAAGGATGGAAAAGTTTTCTGTTACCGCCGCAAAGGGAACGAGACTCGGCTCCACGGCCTCTGGTCTCTCGGCATCGGCGGCCACATCGCCACCCTGGACGCGGCGGGAATGCTCAACGATCTAGGCCGGATCATCCAAAAGGCGACGATCCGCGAGATGAACGAGGAAATCAAGATTATCACGCCGATGGGAAATTATTCCCAGCGGGTCAACTTCGCCAATATCGGCATCATCAACGACAACTCGAATCACGTTGGACAAGTCCACGTCGGCGTCCTAGTGATGATGGAGATTTTGCTCGACAACGCCACGATCAAGCCTCGGGGCCGGGAGACGAGCGTCTACGAGATGATGCCGCTCGACAAGATCGCCAAGGAGATCGACGACTTCGAGAATTGGTCCAAGATCGCCTATCCGGCCGTTTCGGCGTACATCGCGACAAAAGAGAGAGTGTCCGCATGACTCCCGAGGACGTGAGACGACGGGTCGCCGAGATCAAGAAACCCAAAGTAAACGACGACGAGACGAATCACGTCCTAGAGGACAGGCTTTGGGCCGACGTCCTCGAAGCGATATGGGCAGGCTCGCCGTGGCCCGAGGCTTTGGCAGAGGAAGCCTTGAAAACAAGGGAGATCAAATTCGATCGCTGGTACTCTTAGTCACTCGGCGTAACCTGGATCGCCCATCGTGTAGTTGATGATCCTGCCGATAAATTTGTTCTTCCATTGCTTATCGTTCCACCAAAGAGACGACAAGACGGTGTGCCCAAGCCAAGAGTCTTCCGTCTTAGCCGACTGCGCTCCGTGAATCGCGAACGGACTGTCTTTTGTAGCGCCGACGATCAAGAGTTCGGCAACTCCTTTTTCGGCGTCGATGTTCTCGATTCTGAATATGCACCCGTAGTCCAACTCCGTCTCGTCGGACTCTTTCTTTTTGTATGGATTCTTGATCGGAAGCGGATTAGTCTTCTCCCAAACCAGCGCAAGGAAAGGGCCGGTTCCAATCGTGCGGACCAATCCATCCAACCTCTGTCTCTGTTCCGGCGTCAGACGTTTTTGCGAGCCGAGCCAATCACGCTCCTGTTCCTCGGAACCGAAATATGGCGACTCGGCATCTGGTTTAGGCATTCCTTGTTTGGCGATTTCCGCCGGTTTCTTCGCCGACCTGGCGTACATGAGGGCGGCCACGCAAACGACCAGCACAAGGATTATGGCCGCCCGCACTCTCGAACGTAACATATCTTCTCCTCTGAAAATCAAACAATCCAAGAAAAACAGTTGACTTATGACACACGGTTAGCGAAGATGGAAGTTAGTAACCCCCCACGCAAGTCGCCAAAGATGGCGAGTTATTCGACGCATAATGCCTATTCTTCCCCACCACGCCTAAACTACAAATCGCCACGATGCGGCGATCAACCTAAGAAAGCAACGATGCGACACAACACGAATGCTTGTCGGGGTTACGACGTCAAGGGCGACTTTCGCCTGCGCATCCCGGCATCGGCCAAGGAGACGGTCGTCTATGTGCGCAGGCTTCCCAACGGAGACCTGGATGCAGTCACGGAAGACGGAATCCGTTTCGAGAAGAAGCCGACAATTAAAGTCGATTTAGGACGACATTTTGAGCGTCCGTCTCTGCGCTTGTTTGCCGGTATCGTCGATCTTAGCTAGCTCGAAAGAGCCGGAGTGACCCGGATTGTCGCCGATCGAGAGGTCGTATCCGTTGGCTTTCTCAATGGATTCGACCATCTCTTTGATCTTGACTAACCGCATATGCGGCTTGTAGTCGAGAAAATCGTAGAGCGTCGCGGCAAGAAGCGTGGCCGAGGTCCAGTGGAAGTTAGTCTTGTCCAATCCGGCGTCCGCAAGAATCTCGTCCACGAAAGGCTTCACGGCCTTGCGCACGCGACGCAGGCCGGCCAAGCACTCTTCGACGCCGTTGGTGCGGACCTTCTTGAGTTCCCGGCCCTCGGCGATCTTCTGGTACAGCTTGGGGAAGCCTCCCTTGAGAATCTGGAAGATTTCCTCGGTGCGGCGTGAGATCAGGTCGAACGCGAGCGCATTGAGAACGCCCGTCTTGGCGAGAGGTTCGCCGAAGCACGACAACCCTTCAGTGGTTCGGAACGTGCTGATCATGTCCTCGAACCGCTTGAGCGTGGCCGGATCGAGGTTGACGAGCAAGGAATAGGCGGAACTCCAGGGCTTAGGCTTGCGCATGTTGGAAAGGCTTTCTGTTTGGCGGTGTTCGAAATTCTTTCAGTGTCCCCTTGACACTGGCTTTCGAATACCGTATGATTGGTCGTGGGTGGAAGAGGAAACAATATTCTTCCCAGATTACCCACTTCCTCAGACAGTATTGTAGACCGTGACAACAATAAGTCAATATGGTGGTTGTCTTTTTTTCTCAAAATGGTTGAGGTAGGTAATTGAAAGACATAAAAAAATACAGCGGCCCCGTCCTCTCCAAGATGGTACGCGACGGAATCGCCGCTAACAGCGATCTCGCCAAGATCGGCCGGCTTCCCGACAGCGAACGTTATAGCCGCCCGAACTTGGATCGTCAAGAGACCTTGAAGGCTATTCGTGAAAAATCCCTTACCTTTATTTGGGACTTTTTCGAGGAAAACCCCGAAACCGACGTCGTGAACACGGAATACGGAACCGCGATCCGCATGATGAACGACTCCGGCGAAATGACCATTCAGATCGTGCCTCCTCGTGGAGTCATGGATGTAATGGACAGGCTTTCAGATGATCCGCGTGAGTTGCTTCCAGCACCTATTAAACACCGCCTGCAAAGGGGATGCCGTTGAGCGACCGTTACCCTTCGATCGAAGACGAGCAGATCGACCAAGCATTCATCGACGAGTTTATCGACGCCACCTTCGAGTTCGGCCGCGATTACGGCCCGCTCGGCGAATTCGAATACCCCAAAGACCTCCAGAAAGCCGCGAACGCGAAGTGGCGAATCCACTTGAGCGGCTATCAAAAATTAGGCAACTTCGTTCGGGTTGCACCTAAGTACGACCCTTTAACGACCGAACTCGACAACGGGCACGCCACCTTCTTTACGCAATGCTCCCTATTGCACTCCAAGGAAGGCTACTTTCGCGGGGCGGCTGTCGGTGAGTGTAACACGCGGGAGAAGCCCAGTACGGCAAAAGTTTGCCCGAAGTGCAATAAAGCGGCAATCGCCAAGTCTTCATACGAAGGCGAGGGCTACTACTGTAACGGCAAAAAAGGCGGCTGCTACGCCAAGTTCGGCCTAAACGATAAAGCGATCACCGAACAATCCGGGACGGAATTGCCGGGCTGGGAGATGCGCAATAAAGCAGTCAAGATGGCGATGATCCGCAGCTACGAGAGCGCGGTCGGCTTCTTGACCGGGACCGGCGACTATTTCTCGGGCGAGGCCGGCATCCGTCTCAAGGCGAAAGCCCTCGGCCTCAAAGCGCCGCAGCAGACTCCACGCAAGGAAGTCGCCAAACCTTCACCCAAGGCCCCTAGCGAGTCTCCCAAGGCATCGACGCCGACTCCCAAGCCGGATACCCCTAAAGAGGAGACGAAGCCTACAGCGTCAAAGGCGGACGCCAGGGCGGAAGTCGAGAAGGTAGCCAAAGAGGTATTAGAGTCTAAACTCGGCCAAGCGTCCAAGGAAGAGGTTTCGGCCCACATCAAGAAAGCGCTCGCGGATTGCGAGGCGATCTTCAAGGTCAACCATCCCAAGATCGCGCCGCCGGTGATTAAGATCGCCTATGTCAGCGGCGAACTCTACAAGAAGATTCTCGGCGACAAGGCCGTCGAAGCCGCCGGAAAAGACGAATGGTTCGCGGCGATCTCGGCCGACTACCAAGCGTCGCCGGCGAAGGTCAAGGATCGGATCACGGGCATCTACCAAGAGTACGTCTCCATGTTGCTCGGTGACCAATCCGAATTCGGGAAGGGGATTTGAGTTGAACTATGAGCAAAGAAGAACCTACCGCAGACCACATCTTCAGCGAAGAGGATGTGGAGGCCGCACGGATGCTGGCCCGCTTCTACCGCTCGATCGGCTTGAATCCGCTCCCGTCCTTGGGCGGCAGGCCGATGTTGAAGTTTTCCAAGTATCGCGAGGAATTGGTCCGCGACGAATTGTTTGATAAGTTTTGGACTCCCCAACTGGACGGCAGGTTTTACACTCCCTCGATCCAAGTTCTGACGGGTCGGCGTTGGCGATTGCTAGTAGTGGATTGCGACGGCGAAGAAGGCAAAGAATGGTGGTTCTCGAACCACTATCACGAGCGAACGTGGGTCATTGAAACAGGCGGAGGCGGCGTTCATGTCTGGTACAGGCTCCCCAAAAACATTCCCTTCGAAGTCGGCTTTGCAACCCTCTGGAAAGGGGAAGGCAAACATAACGCCGTCGAGCGATTGTGCGACGGAAGACAAGCCGTCTCGCCGCCGTCGATCCATCGGAAGACAGGCGTCAAGTACCGATTCCGATCAAAAGCGGAAAGCTACGAACGGCTCAGTCAACCGGCCTTATGTCAGCCTTGGGTGTACGAGTTCCGACATGAAGTCAAGGAAGCCGAAAACCCTATTCTCTTGAAGAGGCGTCCCAACGAGGATGTCGGCGACGTCCGCGATTTGATCGACTCGATCCATGACAAGGCCGCGTTGGCGCGATCATGGGGATTGGACATCGTTGGCGACCGCGAGAACTCGGACGGCTGGATTCCTTGCCGAGTCTTCTACCGCCAAGACCGCGATCCCAGCGCGTCGTTCTCGCCGTCCACCGGCAACTATTGGGACGCGGACCAAGGTAAAGTAATCACCTTCTTGGAACTCGCCGTGATGCTTGGTCCTTACACTGATAAGCGAGACGCGGTTCAATCCTTCCAACAATACTATGGCTCTCAATAGGAGTTTTTATGCGATCGGCGATTATGATGGAGTTGGTGGACGAGCAAGAACTTTTGGCGACGTTGGAATCTCGGCTTGAAGCCAAGCTGTCCGCGTTCATGGAGGTAGGCGAAATCCTTTCGGAGATCATGGAGAAGCGACTCTATCGGCATGAGTACGCCACCTTCGAGGATTACGTCGAAGGCCGTTGGGATTTAGGAAAGAGACAGGCTCATCGAATTTTAAGCGCTCACGAAACTTCTCTGGCGATTGCCAGGGAAGTAAATGGAACAGAACTCGCAAACAATAAGCATGTTAAAATTTGTGACCCAGTGGGTCACTTTTCGGAACCCGCCGAGAAACCAATCGTGGTTCTCCCGAAGTCTGAAAGGCAGGTTCGTCCGCTGACAAAACTTCCTAAAGACGAAAGGACGGCGGCGTGGAAAGAGGCGGTCGAGAACGACGGCGGACAACCTACGGCGAAAACGATCGAAAGAGTGGTTGCCGCGAAACGCGACAATAAACGTGACAAAGACAAAGAGAAAAGTGACAATCCTGAAACGAAGTTGACTTGCGTCGTTGAAGACTCTATCGACGATTTCGCGGAAGCGACCGCCGCTCCCGAACCCACTCCGGTTCTCGCTCCCGTCATTCCGCCGGAACCGACCGACGAAGAGTGGGTCCAGTCGCTCCATCTCTACAAGCGGCTTGCCGGCCAACAGCGGGATTGGTTCGTCGAAGACGCGCTCGCTTATCGCAAGATGGAGCCGACGATCCGGCGCGATGCCGAGGAAGCCAGGGCGAAGCTGCCTAAACCGAAGAAAGGGGAGCGTCAGCCGCCGTTCTTGTACCGAGCGTGGCGCTGGGCGAGAAGCGAGCATCCTCGTCACTGGAACCTTTGCCCCGGTCCCGAGGACGGCGGATGCAACGGGACGGGAGTTCGGCCTGTGTGGAACGATACCTGCCTCAAGTGCAGAGGAGCGGGGTACTTCGCCTAATGATCGCCGGAATATTCGGCGATCCCTTTTCCCTCCGTCCGACCGATATCAAACTCCATTATTACCAGCGTGAAGCCTTTGACGGCGTAAGGGAGGAATTCCTACGCGGCGTTATGAGGACGCTTGTCGTTATGGCGACTGGTACGGGCAAGACGATCGTCTTTGGGGCAATCGCCAGAAGCGCGGTGGAGAAGCGGAAACGAGTCTTAGTGGTAGTGCCCTGGGACTCGCTCGTAAACCAAGCCATTGAGACCTTGACCGATTACGGCATGGAGCCGGCATTAGAAAAGGCCGAGTCTTACGCCCGCGCATTCGACGATCCGGCGGTCGTTGTCGCCTCGAAGCAGTCGATGGTCGGCGAGCGGTTGGCGTCCTGGCCGAAGGACTATTTCGATTTGATCATCGACGACGAATCGCATCATATCGTCTCATCGACGGGCATCTCCCTTATTAGCCATTTCTCCAAGGCTCGACTGGTCGGATTCACGGCGACTCCCGAGCGAGCGGACGGCGAGAACCTGGGCGATGTCTTTGAGTCGATCGCTTACCAATACAATATGTGGAAGGGGATGGATGATCCGCAGGGACCGTTCCTGTCCAAGATGACCATCGTCGATATTCCGACCGGCGTCGATCTCCGCAACATCAAGACGACGCGGAAGAACGACTTCTCTATCACCGAGCTAGAAGAGGCGATCGGCCCTCACGTCGCCACCCTGGCGAAAGCGATCGTCGCGGCCACGGGCGACCGCCAGACTGTTATATTCACGCCGGACGTGGGATCGGCCACCGCTTTCTATTCGGCGATGGTGGGGAACGCGGAGCGTGGCTTGAAGGGCTTGGGCGTGACTGCGGATTGGATCAGCGGCGACCGGCCGGACGGGGCCGACGTAACGAAGGCGTTCAAAAAAGGCAACATTCAGTACGTCGCGAACTGCAACAAATACACGGAGGGGTTCGACCACGAAGGAATCCAAGCCATTGCTTTGTGCCATCCGACCAAATCAAAGTCGCGACTCATCCAGCAAATCGGCCGGGGAACGCGGATCGACCGGAGGCCCGGTTCGAGCAAAAAGAACTTTCTTGTCTTAGACTTTCAATGGATGATGAAAGACATCAGAGATCGCATTCGGCCGGTGGATTTAATTTACACTGGACGGTATGAACTGAAAGATGGTAAGATACAAGAAGAGTCGTGCTCGGAGAAGACCACGAAGAAACGCCGCGAAGTCATGGATATGGCCGACCAAATCATCAAAGAGAAGCCGGGGATCGAGTTGATCCAAGCGATCCACGCGGCCAAAGAGCGGATTCGCGAGCGAAACAAGAAGTCGCTGCCCGGCATCGCCGAGGACGAAGAGACGAAGCGGGGCAAGGCAAAGGGCCGGCAGGTTCTCTTGGTGGACGCGAAACCGGATGAGAAGCAAGAGTTCCGCATGACGACATGGGAGCCGGTCGAGTACGGCGCGACGAACACGGAGACGGTCCCGACGACGAAGCGGCTCCAAGAGGCCGATCGCTGGCAAGGGACGATCACCGAACCGCAAAAGAAAGCCTTGATGGCGCGAACCAAAGGGAAGATGCCGGACCTGGACAAGTTGTCCAAGCGGCGAGCGGGTTACTTGATCGGCTGGCTACTTGAGAGGAGCAATAAGGGATTGGCGACATACCCTCAGATGATTTCCTTGATCAAATCCGGCATCCCGGAGAACGTGGCAAACAAGTACACGTTCGAGGAAGCCGATAAACGCCTTGAGGCGCTTTTTGGAAGCAAGAAGAAGCGGAAGGCGTGAGTAGCGAAAAACGCAGAGGATAGACACAAGTTGGTTCGCCTGAAAACGGCGACAGGTTCGGGACGGCCCTTCCTGACAAAAAAAGTCTTGGCCGTGCAGTGAAAAAAGCTGCTGGGGTTACAACCTCCCCCAGCGATTGCCAGAGGTATATCTAGCCGGGGGCCTCGTTCGCACGCCCGAAACCACCTATTATCCCGAGAAGGGTTTTCCAAGCAACGCGGAGCAGTAACGATCTGCCACAGGGGCCGCGTCTTGGTCGATATGGCATGTAGCCACTCTGATTGCCGGAGTGGTTTGAAAAAATGGTGGGTCAGTACGGTTAGTAGTGCGGGAATCTGCAATAAGTTTTTGGTAGTGCTTGTGTCTTAACGAACGAAGAAGCAAAGCCTCCGCATAATACTAATATGCCGGGGGGATGACCCCACTCTGTATTGGTGAAATTAACTAATTAGTTTTCAAACCAGACTCTTGACTTTTCATCGTGACACTGTTACTATTATTGAGTAGAGATCGTCGAGTGGATTTCAAGCACTTCGCGAGAGGAGTGAAAGCCGTGAGCTACGCCAGAACAGTCACCGGCCAAAAAATCGCGTTCCGAGTAAAACTGAAAGAGATGGGTTTCTCTTCCTATGCCGACTATCTTCGATCCGCCCACTGGCGACGCATTCGAGAAGAGTACGTTGCCTCTAAACTTTCAGAGCGATGCGCTCTTTGTGGTCGCGACGAATACCAACTCCACCACAAGAGCTACGCCCGTCTGGGTCGGGAACTCTTGATGGATTTCGTCGCATTGTGCGGCCAATGCCATTCGGCTTTACACAGAGAGTCGGAATCCGAAGGAATCCAACTCTCGACTCCTCATGCGGCGATCCGGTCAATGACTGGCATGGGCAAAGGTAAGGCGAAAAGGACGGCGTACTCTTCGACGCTGTATGGAACCCGATGGATTCCGCGAGGGCTTAAAGACTTAAGAAGGATGTATTGCAAACTCGGGAAAACCGGAACAACGATGCAGCACGAGCGGTTAGTGGGTGGAGACCTTCCTAATTTCTGTCTCATGACAGAAAGGAACGCTTCGGAATACTGCCGAGTTTTAACGGGAGTCGAATACAATACCGATTTCAATCCAAAGGTGGCCGACGAGAAACCAGCCAATATTCTAATTTTTGACTCCACCCGGCCACAATCCGACAAACGGCTTTCCTTTGGAGGTTGTCTCGGCGATGACTAAGCCTAAGTGGTATCAAACCGGCTGGTTCCGACTCGCCTTCGTGCTCGCTCTCGGCTTTGAGGCCTGCTACGCACTCGGCGGGTTGCGGTTCTTCGGTCTCGTTTCCTTGCATGTCGGCATCGGCCTTCTGATTTTGGCCGGCGTCTTGTTGACGATCGCCGCCACATTGGCGCTTTTCTATGTCGCCGTCTCCGAGGTCTGGGAGTGGTTTCGGGAGAGGCGTTTCAAGCAGGAAGCCCTCAAAGGAAAGGCTGACGAATTATGAAAATTCTCAAGCGGATATTACGAAACTTGCTCTTGGTCTCTCCGATCCCGATCTTTTTCTTTATTCTCTATGCCGTTTTCTACGCCTTTCCTATTCTCGGAGGCCCTGTTTATTTCCCGGCGATATGCCTTATTGTCGTCCTTTTCGGCCTATTACTCGGAATGAAAGTATAACTATGACACTATTGACAGCGATCCGCATCTACGGCCCCATAGACCCCGACGTGGCGTTCTCGAAGTGTACGGGGAGTCTTCGCCAGCTCTGTGCCAGGTCGATCATCTTGGAGCGCATAGGCCACATCAAGACACTCCGGGACGGCAAACTGGACGTGACCGAGAAGGGTCGGAAATGGTGGGCCGAGACATACGCTCGGCGACGTGCCGAAACCGAATGCTGCGGGGTCTGAAAGGGGATGGCGATGGTTTGTGTTCGAGAGTCGCTTAGGCCGGGGTCATGTTTGCCTGAGTGCGGTTGCCGTCAAAGATCGGAAGATTTTGATCGTTATTGGGAAGGAGTTTTTGGAACCATGAGAAAGTTTTTCGGTCGGTTATGGGATTGGTTTCACCGCTGGATTCTCTGGGGTCCGGACGACTCGGTTCCCGAGTGGCAACCGGGATACGATAAGAATTCCGATCTTACGTGGGTCGAGGCGATGCAAGCGGAAATCGCCGCGTCGGAAGAGAACATCCAAAAGACCAAAGAGGAATCGCCGCCTCCGCTTGAAGTGGAAACCGAGTACACGTTCGAGAACGAGCCTCTGACGGCTGAAGAAGAGGCGATCCTTAACGCCCTGCCTAAACCTGGCAGCCAAGACCCTAGAGAATTGTCTTTGGAGGAGTTTGCGAAAGCGCGGTACTACGCCTTTGTCGGCGATGGAATTTGGGTTGGGCCTTTCGTGGTCAAAGACGGCGATTTCAAAATAATTTGGGAACCGACTTTTCTGGCTTGCCTTTGACGAGTGGTAAGCGTATACTGTGTTTGTGGCAGAGAAACGATCCGCATAGAAACGGGAGCGGTCATGACCGACAGACATTTCACCGTAGGCCAAGTCGTCTGGACGTGCGAACAACCTTATGAGGGATCGGCCACGGACAAGAGCGGAAAACCGGCTCGTCCGCACGAAGTCAAGATTTTAGAGGTCGCCTTCGACGGAGAACGTCTTCGGTGCGATATGGACCATATCTATAGGAAACCAGAGTCATTTCATGCGGCCCGCCTTGAAGCGTTGAGAGTTTACGTCAGATTACTTTGGGAGGAGTGGGATCGCCTCGAAGACAAAATGAGAGCCGTTGACGACGAAGAAGACTGGGTTGACTCCGAGTTGGAGACAATGCTGAATCTTGAAGACAAGGAAAGGATCGCCAATGCCTCGTGAACGAACGCCCGTCTCGTGTGCTTTGGAACCGGAAACCGAGTCCGATAAGGCGTTCTTGAACAAGATCGGCCAACTGTTCAATCTTTACATGAGGCAGAGAGCCGTGCCGAAATACAAGGCCGCCGCCGAGAAAACCCGCAGAGAGGTCGCCATGCGGCTGTACGCCAGGAATTATAACGACATGATCGACTCGCCGATCAACGTCAATCGCCATGTGCGCGTCGGTTCGTACAGGTTGACGGCGATCTCTCTGAATGACTTCGACATGATTAGAGCGCCGTTCGTGAACCACGCCCGAGTCAAGGGAATCAAGTGTAGAGACACGGAATCCCTTGAATATAAAGAGAAGAATAAGTGGACCCCGACCGATCCAAGAAATCTTTACCGCTTGAGGTTACATGAAGACTTTCAATAAGTTGGTTTTTTTGTCGGTATTATCTCTGATCGGCGTTACCTTTATCGGTCAATCGGCGGCGGGATTTCCTAAGCGGTTTGTCGTCACGGAAAATCACCAAAAGGCAACGATTACTAAAGGGGTCGAGTTGCATGTGAAATTACCTGAAATAAAACTTGGGTATACGTGGCGTATGAAGCGTAAATATATCCAGTATACGGAATACCAAAGCGAGGACGAGAACCAACCGTTCGTTTCTACCCGAATGATTCCCACGGACGATTTTGTTTTTCCCGATGAAATCCTTTCCTTCGTGGCCGTGACGACGAACCGTGTTAAAGCCAAAAGAAAGAAGGATTATCGGCAATCGGTCATCTATTTGTTCAAAGGAAAGAAGGTCGGCTCGGGTGTGATGGAGTTTGAGAGCACGTCTTTCTCGGCCGATTTTGTCCCGCACACGCAGCGATTCGAGGTCGAGGTCGAAGTCCAATAAGGATCAACAATGTCTTCATCCACTTTCAGGCAAAACCCTTGCGATGGCGAACACGAGAGTAAGTATCACCGACGAAGCTATAACCGAAAGAAGCGAACCAAACCAAAAGGCATGAATCGGACGGAGGTCGCTTACCGCAAGGTTCTCGAACTAAGGAAAGGATTGGATGTCGGCGATATCGAGAGTTGCGTGTTCGAGGGTAAGACGTTTGTTTTGAGCGATAAGTACGAATGCAGTTACACGCCCGACTTTTTCGTTAAGCTGGTCGGCGGCGGAATCGAGTGCCACGAGGTCAAGGGTGGGCCGGCCAAAGACGACTCTAAGGTCAAGTTCAAGTGGGCGGCGGAAACTAATCCAACGATTAAGTTCTTTTGGTGCGTCGGCACTCGGGTAGACCGGGACATCCAATTCGATATTCGCGACCGTCCTTGAAAGGAATCTTTTATGTATCAATGTTTAACGTGCGGTGAAATCAGAGGCGTCTACTACTCGCCGATCCAAAAGATGATGTGCTGTAGTAAGTGCGGACTTCCCGTCACGATCGCCGCCTCGAAGAAGACAGACATGGCGAGAATTCAGATGGATAGCCTGCTCAAGACAATGACGGCCGATACCCATGAGGAGTTAAAGGACTAAAATGAAGCAATACCTTGATCTTTTACGGAAGATTTGCTTTGACGGAGAAGAGAAGGAGTCTCGGGCGGTCCTCCAAAGCACGGGGACCAAGCCGAAGACTCGGAGCATCTTCGGGTATCAGTGCCGGTACGACCTTCGCGAAGGATTCCCGATCGTCACCACGAAGCATGTCCCGTTCCGCCAAGTCGCCGTCGAATTGATCTGGTTCTTGCGCGGCGACACGAATATCTCGTATCTTCGTGGTCACGGGGTCAAGATTTGGGACCAATGGGCAGACTGTAACGGCGAACTTGGCCCGATTTATGGGAAGAAATGGCGCAAGTGGGAAGGAGGCTACGGAGAACAAGTAGATCAGATTGCGGAACTCTTAAAGGGGATCGAGGAAGTCAAAGCGGACCCGACCGCCTCTGCGTCCAGAAGGCTTATCGTGACGTCTTGGAACCCTTCCGACGTGAAAGAGTTCAAGGGGCCGAGCGGTTGTCACACGCTCTGTCAATTCTACGTGCTTAACGGTCGGCTGTCTTGCCATCTCTACCAGAGGTCCGCAGATGCCTTCCTGGGCGTTCCTTGGAACATCTCGTGCTACGCCTTGTTGACGGAGCTAGTCGCCAAGGTGACGAAACTAGAGGCTTACGAGTTCATCCACACGTTCGGCGACGCACACGTTTACGAGAACCACTTCGAGCAAGTAGCCGATCAGATGTCTCGGGAACCCAAGAAACTTCCACGGCTGATCATCGAAGAACCTCTTGATAATTTAGATCGCATTTTTCCGTCTCAACTTAGACTCTTGAACTACCAACACTGTCCACGTCTTACCGGGGAGGTCGCCGTATGATAATCTCCGCAATCGCCGCGATGGACGTGAACGGCGTCATCGGCTCTGGCGGAAAGATTCCTTGGCATCTCCCCGAGGACTTGAAGCGGTTCCGAGAGATCACGCTCGGATACCCGGTCATTATGGGCAGGAAGACGGCCGAGTCCTTGCCGGGACCGCTTGAGCGACGGCTGAATATTGTGTTGACTTACGATGAGGCTTATTGGAAGAAAGGATTCGATACGGCCAATTCTATTGAATACGCTATCAAGATCGCCGAGGAGTATTCGGACGGCAAAGAAGCTTTCATCATCGGAGGCGGCAGAATCTTCACTATGACGCCTCGATTCTGGGACCGACTATTTCTCACGGTGGTTGATGACGAAGAGGTTTCATGGGACGGAAACGACGCGACGCTCACTAAGCCGGAAGTCAATGGCGACACTTTTTTCCCAGTCGAGTGGGCGTTAAGTCAAAGGTGGAGTCCGAGTTTCTTTTGCGAATTTCGTGATTGGTCGAAGACGAACACGAGGCGTAACTGGTTCCTTGAACTAAACAAGCGAGAAGATGCAATATGGGATGAAGGTGGGGCCTACTTCGACATCCACAAATTCATCAAGTCCAGGCACACGCTCTTTGGAGGCAAGATCGAGTTCGGATCGGTCAAGGGAAGCACGTTCGATCACTCGGAACAGGAGCCATACGTATGAGCGGCGGCTACTTCGACTACAAGCAGCACGAAATTACCGACATCGCCGATAGCGTCGAGCAGTTGATTCTCGACAACGAATCTACCTATGAAGACGAATATAATGATTCCAAGGGAAGGAACTACGGCCCGAAAGTGATTACGGCCTTCATGGAAGGGCTGGTGGCGCTCAGGGTGGCTCAGGTCTATGCACAACGCATCGACTATCTATTGACCGGCGATGACAGCGAAGAGGAGGTTCTCGGAGCGGCTGAAGGAAGAACTCGAAGGATTGACGAAGGGAGGTCCGCTTGAGCGTCACCCTTAAAGCTCCCTTTCCGTACTGGGGAGGCAAACAGAAAGCAGCGTCTCTCGTATGGGAAAGACTTGGAGACGTAGACAATTATTGCGAACCGTTTTTCGGCTCTGGCGCCAACCTTTTATCGCGTCCGCATGAGCCGAAGGTTGAAACCGTCAACGATATTGACGCCATGATCGCAAACTTTTGGCGGGCGACTCAAGCCGATCCAGAAGCGGTGGCGAAGTTGGCGAACCGTCCCGTGAATGAGACCGATCAACATGCAATCCATCGTTGGCTTGTTCTGTCCGAAGAGTCTAAGCGGTTCCGCGAGAGGATGAAGACCGACCCCGACTATTTCGACGCCAAGATCGCGGCGTGGTGGTGTTGGGGAATGTGCGTGTGGATCGGCAGCGGGTTTTGTAAGAATCCAGAATCTCAACAAATTCCACGGTTAGCCAGCCATGATGGGCGCGGAGGCGAAGGTATTCATAATGAAAATTTGCCGACTGGGAACCGCCCTCAACTCGCGGACGCCTACTCTCGCGGTCGCGGAGTTCACGGCAATGACGCTATGGGAACTTGCGAAAAACGCGAGCGGTGGTTGATCGAATGGTTTTCCGCCCTTCGTGATCGACTTCGAGCCGTCCGAGTTTGTTGTGGCGACTGGTCGAGAATCTGCGGATCGTCTTCCACTACAACAAGATTAGGACTTACTGGTTTGTTTATGGACCCCCCTTATGGTGACGCAGCCAGTCGTAATATGAGCCTGTATGCTCACGACTCGGGAACCGTTGCCGGTGAAGTTTTATCTTACTGCCTTGAACACGGCGATGACCCAATGTTCCGTATTGTTTTGGCCGGCTACGAAGGCGAAGGCCACGACATCTTGGAAGAAAAGGGCTGGGATGTCATCGCGTGGAAGGGCGGTGGCGGTTACGGCAACCGAACAGAGGCCGGAAAGGCGAACTCGGCTAAAGAGCGGCTATGGTGTTCACCGCACTGTATCCAAAAAGAAGAGTTGGAACTAGGCATGTTCGCGAACTGCGGATTCAAATAAGGAGAATAACATGAAGACTGTTTATCGTTCAATAAACATCGATCTCTTCGAGCCTGGCGATTGGGTTTCGATTTGCGGTAACAAAAATATGATGGGGTATGTCCGAGAAGCCATATATCGAGAAGGGAAAGAAGAATATGGCCGCGTAAAGGTCTCTAGAAGAGAGTCTGATATGGTAGTTATTGGCACGACTCGAAAGATTTGGTTTTAGCGAAACGACGACTGCCGCGAGAAGACCCTCTATTTGTTCGGGCGAACTATATAGGCGGAGAACTATGGGAGATGGTTTTTACGCACGGAGATCACAACGGAAACTTCTATCTAGGTCAGCCATGTTGCGATCCCGTTAGTGAATATGCGACAGTTTTAGTTATGGATAAATCAGGGAATCTCGGAGGAGTGTTCCATAAGGGTTTCCTTCCCGGCCTCTTTGAAGGCGATGACTTTCCGTTGTTGTCCCAGTTTCTTGAGAGAGCCAACAAGCACGGATACCGAGTCTTCCGAGAAGTGAAAGGGAACCTATGAACCAAGATCATATTGACGCCGCCTTGAAGCAAATCGAGTCGGCTGACGACTGCGTTGAGATCAAGTCGATCACGGGCGAAGACTGCGCTCGGGCGATGGCGAAGTTCGGATGCACGGTGACTGACAGTCTCATGTTTGAGGTTGGCGGCCAATCGCATCCCTTATTGGCTTATGTCGCGACGAATGACGTTGGCCCGATCAGTCATATCCCCCTCACGAAGATTGACTATCGAGACGTTTTCGAACCGGAGTATTACATCGCCTTATCGTTGGCGTCATCGAAGGCTTATATTCAAGGTTGGCTTGCCGGCTGGGACGATAGGTGGCCTACGGAAAACAATATTTACTTGAAAGACGCCGAGACTCGATACGAAATGGCCCTCGGCTTCATCGACGGGATGGAAGCGAAAGGTTTCTTTGAACTATTGAAGGAGATCGAAGTTGGATCAAGTGAATCCTCTGATTGAATACTTCTCCGGCGGCGGGACCGTGGCCGACTTACAAGCGAACCGCTGTATCCAAGTGATTCCGCACGCCAAGTTGCCGCTCGACATCCTTCTCGCCCACAAGACGGATTCCAACAAGATCGACCCTGTGACTCGCGAGTGTCGCGGTACGGTCATTGAGCGTGGGACCAACCGGATCGTCGCCAAGTCGTTCAAGCGGTTTTTTGATTACCGCCACGCAAAGGCCGGCGACTTCGACTGGGAAGACTTCATGGCTACAGTCAAGGAAGACGGCATCATGACGCCGGTCTACTCGTGGGAAGGCCGATGGTTCTCCGGGACCAAAGGCACATTCGGCGACCGGGTTGTCTCCGGCGACAAGACTCATCAAGAGAACTTTTGGCATGTCTCGCGGATCGACCCGCACGGACTCGATCCGGCGTGGACCTACGTCTTTGAGTTATGCGTGGACTTCCCCGGCAGGATCAAGCGGTACGCCAGGCCAAAACCAATCCTCTTGACGATGTTCGACCCGGTGACGTGCCGGGAACTGAGCGACGGCGAGATTGCGAAGGCGGCTCGTTTTATCCGGGTGGCACGGCCGACGAAGATCGAGTTTGATTGGGACGATCCGATCGCTGAGATCAAGAGATTTCTCGGCGACAACGATATCGCCAACGGCATGTCTCCGGCGGTCCCAGGTATCGAAGGTCTCGTCGTCAAGGACTGTAACGGCGAGCGACTGAAGTTCAAGACAAAGACTTGGGAATATCTCCACAGGCTCAATAACAACGGAATGGAAGTGGAAGATTCCGCGTTGGCCGAGTTCCACTTTAAAGTGAACAGCGGATTTCTCTGGGACTTCCCGGTGGAACGTCTCCAATTGCAAGCGGTGCAAGTTGCCGTGAAGATCGGCGACGCATACGACGAACTCAAATATGTTTGGCTTCGAGTGAAAGATATCGAAGGCCAAAAAGAATTCGCGGAGGCAGTCAAGGATGAGCCGTTTTCCTTTGTCTTATTTAAGGCGAGGAAACTCAGAGATTTCCCTGCGGCGTGGTACGATTCCGGCAGTCAGATCGTCAAGAAGTTGTTCGGCGAGAAGAAGGAGAACGCTCAGTGACCGATACGGAAAAGCATGAATTCTTAGGAGAACTAACTGAACTTGTAGGTAATTTGAACTACAAAGGCTTTGAGTTTATCTTGAGGCCGGATCAAAGTTTTGACGGTCTTCTGGAATTTACAGTTCAAAAGAAAACATACAGCAAAGACATGGTTCTCGATAGGTCGATTTCAAGAATCTGCTTTTCCGTGGAGACTGCGTTCCACTCGAAATACTATTTCACTCCTGATTTTGTTTTCAACATGATCATGGATGTCGAGCGACTAATTTCTCGGAAGTTATTCGACGAGAACAACGCCAACCTTTTCCAATCCTAATCATCCCGCACGTCAACACAGAGGCTAGAATGCTCAACGATAGCGTTTCCACGTCCAACGGTCACAAAAACGGCCAAGTTGCCGACGATTATCTTCACCGTCATTGCGGTATGAAGTTCGAGGCTACGTTCAACCAGACCGACCCCTTAATCACGAATAAGGATCAATTCAAGTGGGGCAAGAGGCCCATCAAGATCACGGCGGCTGACGGTAAGGTCGTGTTCGAGCGGAAAGAGTGCGAGTTCCCCGAGTCATGGTCCGACAACGCTTGCCAAGTGGTTGCGTCGAAGTATTTCTACGGGACTCCCGGCAAGGAGCCTTGCGAGAACAGCGTTGACGAACTCGTGACTCGCGTGGTCAACACGATCGCCGACTGGGGCTTCAAAGACGGTTACTTCGACCGAGCCGAGGCGTGGCGATTCGAGCGGGAATTGTACTCGCTCTGCGTCGGCCAGTATGCCAGCTTTAACTCGCCGGTTTGGTTTAACGTCGGTCTTCACGATCACTATGGAGTCTCAAGCGATTCAACTGGGTCCCGATGGGATGACGAGAAGAAGCAGGCTGTTCCTGCCGAGGATGGATATAAGTATCCACAGGCAAGCGCATGTTTTATCTTGGGTGTCGATGACAACATGGATAGCATTCTCGAACTCGCTAAAACCGAGGGAATGTTGTTTCGTTATGGGTCTGGCGCTGGCTCTGATCTTTCCACGATCCGATCAAGTAAGGAATTTCTTACCGGCGGCGGCAAGCCTTCCGGTCCTCTTAGTTTTATGATAATCTACGACGCCGTGGCTAGCGTAGTTAAGTCGGGTGGAAAAAACCGTCGCGCCGCGAAGATTCAGACATTGAAATGTTTTCATCCAGACGTTGTAGATTTTATCGAATGTAAGCAGAAAGAAGAGAAGAAGGCTAAAGCCCTTATCGCTCAAGGCTACGAGGCGAACTACAACGGCGAAGCGTACTCGTCTGTTTGTTTCCAAAACAGCAACCTCTCTGTTCGTCTCAGCGACGACTTCCTTTACGCCGTCGAGAACGACTTGCCGTGGACCACGAAAGCGGTGACGGACGGTCGCGACATGGAGACGTTCCAGGCTAGAGACATCCTCCGCAAGATCGCCGAGAACGCTTGGCAATGCGGAGACCCCGGCGTCCAGTACGAGGACACGATCCAGAAGTGGCACACGCTCCCGAACACGGCCCCGATAAATTCGTCGAACCCATGCTGTTTTGTCGGCGAGACGTTAATCAAGACTTCTTTTGGTAGCCTATCTATCGAGTACCTGGCAAGCCGAGACTCCGAGGGCGGCTGTCCTCTTCCGTCCGTGGTTTCTTACGACAAAGAAGATAAATGCACGCAATGGGGAGAAATCGTTAAGGCTTGGAAGTCTGGCGAGACAACTGAACTTGTGGAAGTGACGATCCGCTCGGGAGAAAAATTTCGTTGCACGCCGGAGCACGTTTGGTACGTGGATGGGTTCCATCCATGCGAAGCTAAAGACTTAATGGGTCATCGGGTAGATTTCTACTTGGATTCCTCTAGTGCGACACAAAAAGAATTAGTTGTTTCCGTCGAAACACTGAAATTGGCCGATCCTGTTCCGGTTTACGATATCGAGGTTAGGGACAATCACAATTTCACAATCACATCTGAAAATTCTCTTCGTGGGTATTTCGTCAGTAATTCGGAATACATGAGCATTGATGACAGCGCTTGCAATTTGTCTTCTTTGAACCTCGTTAAGTTTCTGCGTGCCGATGGAACCTTCGACACGGATCGCTATCGTGCCGCTGCTCGCCTCATGCTAACTGCCCAAGAGATTCTTGTTTCCCGTTGCGGCTACCCCACGAAGAAAATCGCCGAGAACGCACACCGCTTCCGCCAGCTTGGCCTTGGGTATGCGAACCTCGGCTGTCTCTTGATGCGTATGGGACTCCCCTACGACTCCGACGAAGGTCGCCACGTCGCCGCTTGCCTCACGTCGCTGCTAACGGCCGAGGCGTACCGAACGAGTGCGGAGATCGCCGGAATCAAGGGACCGTTCGAGGGATTCGAGGTCAACAAAGATCCGATGCTTAACGTGCTAGCGATGCACGCCCAAGCTGGAGACGATTTATTGAGGGCCGGAATTCCTGGAAGGCTTGACTACGCTCAGTCTGAGGCTTGGACGGAATGCTCGAAGTTGGCGCAAAAGTATGGTGTCCGCAATTCGCAAGTCACTGTTATAGCTCCAACTGGCACGATTGCACTCATGCAAGATTGCGACACAACAGGCATTGAGCCTGACCTCGGCCTTGTGAAAACTAAGTATCTTGCCGGCGGCGGCACAATGAGGATCGTCAACCAGAGCGTCAAGGCGGCGCTCAAGAACCTCGGCTACTACGACGCACCTGTCTCGGACATCCTTGAATATATCGAACAGCATGGAACCGTCGAAGGTTGCAAGTCGATCGAATCGAAAGACCTTGCCGTCTTCGACTGCTCGAATCCCGGCACGAAGGGCGGCCGGGCGATTCACCACATGGGCCACGTCAAAATGTTGTCGGCGGTCCAGCCGTTCGTCTCGGGCAGCATCTCGAAGACGGTCAACATGCCCGAATCCGCTACCGTCCAAGACATCTCCGATACCTATCTTGAAGGGTGGAAACTCGGCCTGAAGTGTATCGCCATCTACCGGGACAATTCCAAGGGAAGCCAACCCCTCCAGATCGGTGACACTAAGGAAGGGGAGAAGACGGAACGGATCAAGGTCTCTACGCCGAAGGAGACTCCCGAGGAACAACTTAAAAGGCTAATGAAGGCTCTGAATCCTCATGCGAGTCCGTCGCTAATCGAAGGCGGTATGAAATATCTCCCGGTCCCCAACAAGCGAGAGCGGCTTCCCGACACTCGCGAGAGCATCACTCACAAGTTCAACATCGGCGGCCATGAAGGCTACTTGACCGTTGGACTGTTCCCCGATGGACGCCCTGGGGAGCTATTCGTGACCATCAGCAAGGAAGGCAGTACGATTGCCGGTCTAATGGATATGATCGGCGTGACGGTCTCCCTGTGCCTCCAGTACGGCGTTCCGCTGCAAGTGCTGGTGGACAAGTTCAGTCATACGAAGTTCGACCCATCCGGGTTTACAAAAGAGAAGGACATTCCGATCGCGTCCAGCATAGGCGACTATGTGTTCCGATGGTTGGCGATGAAGTTTATTCCCGGCTACCGCGAGGCGAACACACCGAAGCGAGAGGAGAAGGCGGTAATTGCCGGCGACTTATGCGACGGTTTGGCCGAACGAGAGAAGCAAGAAGAAATGTCCGACCGAGCGATGAAGAAACTGACCGACAGGCTTCATGAAGTCAAAATCTCCCATCCCAAGCCTCAGACCGACGCCCCGATCTGTGACGTGTGCGGCTCTCTGACGGTTCGATCGGGAACCTGCTACGCTTGTCGTAATTGCGGCTCCAGCATGGGTTGCTCTTGATAACGCCGTGGGCCGGTCCTCTTTATGGGGATCGGCCCTTTTTCACCGCCAGGGATTGACTATGTGTTTCGTCTAGTGTATAATTGGAACAGAAAGGGAGAATTCATGGACAAAGGCTGGGTCGCTTGTCTTGCTTTCTTTGCGATCTCCGCCGCTTCGGTGGCGTGGACTACATGGCATCTCGGCGCTCTTTGGGGATTAGGTAGTGCCCAGAAGATACTGACCGACTTCGTTGAAAAGGTCGAGAGGATTTCCGAGCAACGCAAAAGTCGAATAGATCAAAGAATCGCACATTTAGAACAAAAACTCAACAAGAAGGACTGATTCAGTGGCTAACGTGAACAAGGTGATGCTCATCGGCCGTTTGACCGCCGATCCCGAACTTCGGCACACGGCCAACGGGACTGCCGTTTGCGACCTTCGGATGGCGACCTCGCGAGTGAGCAACAGTAAGACCGGCGAGAGCAAGGAAGAGAAGCTGTTCATCGACGTGACCGTGTGGCAGCGGGACGCCGAGAACGCTTGCCAGTATCTCGCGAAGGGTTCGATGGTCCACATTGAAGGTCATCTCAAGATGGAGCAATGGGAGGACAAGAACTCCGGCGAGAAGCGGAGCAAGATCAAGATCGAGTCCGAGCGGGTGACGTACTTGGACTCGAAGAAGAAGGATCAAGACGAGTCGCCGCGGATTCGTGACGAGGAAGACGACGAGGTTCCCGTCAAGACGGTGAGTTCGAAGAAATCCAACAAGCCGGTCGTGGATGACGACGATATGCCGTTCTGAGGATCAATGACGACCGCCAAATCAATCGAGCACATCGTCGCCGTCGTACTGGCGGCATTCACAGTCGTATTTATGTTCTGGTACACAGAGCAAGTGGAACGGAGGAAGGACCGTGGGAGCTAAGGTTTCGCGGAAAGAATTTGTCGTTGTTCCCTTGAAATCGGTTCTCGACTTAATCAAGAAGTCAAGAGATGACGACTGGGAATGGGAGGATGGTTGGGCCGGGGAACATATCGTCAAGTGCAAAGAGATGAACAAACTAAGGCGAGCGATCCTTAAACTTCAAAAAACAACCTTATGTATAGGGAACCGATGAGTCGAGAAAAAAATCCATACGTCGTTGCCGGCGATAACGATGTCGCCGAAGAACTTAGGCGTGAAGGCTGGTGGAAAGAGGAGGAGGGACCGTGACCGAAGCGATCTCGCCTATCAAGGGAACAGAATCAATCCGATTCCTCAAGGATTATCGGTGTTTCAAAAAGGGAGACGAGTTCGAGTTCCGTCCCGGCTTGAATCTCTTGGTAGGCGATCAAGGCGTCGGCAAAAGTTCTCTGCTCGACTTGCTGACGAAGCACGGAAGAGACGGCAAGGAGTTGACAATCTCTGTCGTTTGCCGGGACACGACTAGATTACGTGCCTTCGATTTCGAGAAGGGCAATCCCAGGATTCTACCGCTCGGCGGTCGAGACGGCAATTTCTCGGTCGGCATCCAAGCCAAGATGATGTTCTCAAGCCACGGCGAGACTCATCGCGCTATCTTGAATTCCTCTATGGAGCACGAGCAAGCGATCGTCTTACTTGACGAGCCGGACACGTCTCTCTCGATCCGCAGTTGCCACGCCCTCTGCGGCATCCTTGACAAATTGGTCGAGCAAGGATGCCAAGTCGTCGCCGGCGTTCACCGAATTGCGAGCAGGAAGCCCCTACGGCGAAGCCGTTGACCCCCTTGCGGGTCAACCTCTTTAGGGTAGGGGAGGAATGCGAGCCTCAAAAGAAAATCCGAACTACATTGAAGAATAATCAATAAACCTACACTATAATACCAACATGAAGACCATCGCCAAGATCGACATGAAAGCAGATGGAAGCGGCAAGAAGAGGCTCCTCGACACGATGGAGTCCTTCAATGCCGCTTGCGATGATATCGCTGCCGTCTGTTTCCAGGAACACTCGGCGAGTAAGTTTCGTATCCAAAAATTGGTCTACCATGACATCCGTGAGAAACATGGATTGTCCGCTCAACTTGTGATTCGTGCTATTGCAAAGACGTGCGAAGCATACAAGCGTGACAAGAACATCCAACCCAAGTTCAAGGAGCACGGCAGCATTACCTATGATGCTCGCATCCTGACGTTCAAGGGGTTGAACACGGAGTTTGCCCAAGTTAGCCTGACTACACTGGATGGTAGACGGAATTACGAAGTCAACGTCAGAGCCTACTTCGCTGGCAGGACTGATCGCATCAATGGTCAAGTAGACCTTGTGTATCGTGATGGCAAATTCTCCCTCTATGCTACATGCGACATGCCAGAAGATACACCCATCGAACCGGATGACGTTCTGGGTATTGATCTTGGAGTTGTCAATGTTGCCGTAGACTCCACGGGAGAAGTGTTCAGCAACGAGAAGGTGGAAACGGCTAGAGTTCGCATCCATCGCCATCGTGCGAAGCTCCAGCGAAGGAATACTAAGTCATCGAAGAGGAAACTGAAGAAGGTTAGCGGTAAGGAAGCCAGGTTCAGAAGTAACACGAATCATTGCATCAGCAAACATCTTGTTGAGAAAGCCAAGGACACGAACTCTGCGATTGCGTTGGAAGACCTGACGTACATCCAGAGCAGGACACGGTGCAGGAAATCTCAACGGGCAGAGCGTATGTCATGGGCGTTCTTCCAACTGCGATCGTTCCTGACCTACAAGGCGAAACTTGTCGGTATCCCCGTAGTTCTTGTTGATCCTCGCAATACGAGTCGTCAATGCTCGTGCTGCGGACACATCGACAAAGCGAACAGGCGAAGCCAGAGCAAGTTCCTGTGCGTAAGTTGCGGACATCATGAAAATGCCGATTACAACGCTGCGAAAAACATTAGAACACGGGGCGTTTCAACCGTCCTATTGTCGTCCGCTACCGATCTGTTAAAGGTCGGATAGAGATGGAATGACAAGCCCCGCCCTCTTTAGGGGCGGGGTAGTTGACAACCCAACCGTTATCGCCCATGCGACGGAAGTTTTGAGCCTTGAACATCGCCGGTGGATGACGGCGGAAGAGTTCATGGAAGAGATGAAGAATCCTATAAAATCATGACATGGAGCAAAAATGTCCATCAAAAACATCCTTCGCATGATGGCATTTACGTGCCTAATGCTTGGATCGGCCTTCATCTACAAGGCGATGGCGCTTCCCAAGAAAGCCGACATTTATGTTGGACTGACGATTGTTTCGTTCGCTCTGGCGGTCGTTGTGGTGGGAGCGGGCGACATTCAAAGGGATAGCGACCAAGAGGATGAGGAACAAATCGGTGATTGATTTTAATGCGTATTTCAGTAAATACGAACAACCCAAAGGGAATGACACCCTCGGCGGCTATCCAGTGCCGGCTTACGCTATTCCTCTGGTAAAAAACAGGAAATCGTGGACCGAGACTGTTATTTACGATGAAACTCTTGGAGGGTATCGCGGAGTCATAGAGATTATGGGTGGCAACGAAATCTTTGCAGTGGCCGATAAGGGCGACAAACCGCCCGACTCTTTCTCGGCGTTGATCAACGCTTTGATTTCTCGGCTGAGAATTGAGCGTGACCGTTCTTCAAAAACGGTAAGCATAGACAGGCTTACAAAGGATATCTCCGGCAAGAATTTCCACCAATCAGACATCGCTTGGGACAGATGGATTGTTTTAGCGATCAAGTTCTTGCGGGGGTCTGAAATTTTGATCGCTCCCGAGTTTCAGATCGACGGTGAGTTCCCTTTTGAACTCGTTGAATCGAAAATCCCGGATGGCGGTTTCTATCCTCCGAACTTCAACAAGGAGAAGGTTGGGGATGACGTGGCCGAGCACTACGGCGTGTGGAAAAACGAGCCAGACGCAATGGGGAAAGACTCCGAACCAAACAAGGCCGATCCGATCCTTTGCTACGTTCATGACAGTTCGGCCTACTTTACGACGCAGGCCCTTGCCGACCAAAGCGGCGAAGATTGGTACAAGCGTCCTTACGAGTACAATGCCAGGCCACCGTGGGAACCTTATGAGGATGACGAGTTTTGGTCGATCATCAAAATTCATTTCGGCGGCGATTACCGACAGCCGTGCTCGGGCCGCGCGAGTTCGCCTTATAGCGTCGAACAGATCAACGCGGGCGAAGTCCCTTGGCTGGATCACACGTCATTAGGTGACAGTGAACCCGCAACTTCAATCATGGCCGGAACGCCTTTGAGCGAGTTCAAGCGGATCATTTGGGAAACCGGCGGCGAGATTTTCGAGAAGACACCCAAACCCGAGTAAGTAACCTCTATGTCTGTTTTCGACAAACTGCCGCTGCGTCTCAACTAGATAAACTCGTTTTGAAGTCTGTCAGCGCCGACTATCTATCCCGTAAGGACGCCGAAGACAATTAAGTACAACGACTCCGACAAGAACCGCTCTAAGCCAGGCCCCAAAGTCAAGGTCGGCGACAAGCGGGTATGTGACAAGCTGAGCGTGATCCACGTCGAGACCGCCGTCAAAGACAAACTCAACGCCCTGAGTAAGTTGACCGGCAAGCCCGCCTACGAAATCGCCACGACCGTCCTAGGAGAATACACGAGCGCTCAGATGTGGAAGTATTTAGAGAAGGAATTACTGAAATGATCGGAGACGGGAATCACGTCAGCGAAAGCTACCGTCACGCCAATTGCTGTTCCGAGAGAGATGACTGTTTTCGGCTCCCAGACAACACTCCCGACGATCCTTGCTGGGGACAAGTCGGCCTAGAGGAAGCCATAGACACCGATGGCGGCGATATTTTCGTCCACTCTTGCGAGGGGCATCGCGATATGTATGATTATTCGCCTCCCTATCCTGTAACCTACAAGCCGGAGCCACCAAAAGAAATCTCCGAAAATTCCGGGTCTACCCCTTGATTAGTGGTTTTCGTCTGCTATGATATAGACAGTGAAAGTGAGGTTCGGGACACAAACAGGAAGCCGACATGCACTATCAATTTCAACCGCCTACCGCCGAAGAGAGCCAAGAGTGGGCCGACCAGACAGCCGAGGATGACGAGCCGATCGCCGAGAAGAAGAGGGTCTGCCGGTTGGTTCTCGTGATTCCCAAGGTGGCGTACTTTGTCAAGCCGTGCGAACCGAAGGAAACCGAGCGAAAGAAGTTCGTCCTTCGGGGAGACGACGGCTCCAAGCTGGTCGTTCGCGAGTATTTCGAGCACGTCGAATGCTCAGGATGCCTCTCCCTGGATTGTGATCACGCTCGGGCTATGGCGGCGTGTGGATTGATCTCTTCTTTTGACTCGTGAAAGGCTCCGATGGAAATCAAGACGATCGAGGATTTGAACGATCTCGCCTTCAAGAAAGAGGCGGAACTGAAGTCGATGCGAGAATCGCAAAAGTTTCTCCAAGATCAACTCGAAGAATCCAATAATCGTATCAACGCCTTGGTTGGCGAGATTTACAAGATAGACAATCTGATCATCGCCTCTATCGGAAGTCCTTTATCTAAATGCTTCGTGGATTCTTGCCAGAAATGGATCATGTTCCTAAGTAGAGATGGAAGCAAGATTAAGGTCGAGAGAATGCGAATCGGCGACATGGAACGAGCGTACAACGTCAAAGTTTCTTCGTGACACTATCGAAAGGTAAAAATGAGCGACACTGATAAAAATGAACCCAAGGAATTAGTGGACATCACCGACCCGATCACCTTGGAAGAGTTACTGGAAAAAACTTTTGGCGGCGGGTTTCCCGTCATCAGGCTCTACGACGTCCGCGCTATTATCGACACGGAAATAGAGCACTGGGAATCTCTTGCCGACAAGTACAACTCGGACACGCTTCGTCTTCGGGCGATGGCTCTCCGCGAGGAAATCGACACCCTTCCTTTTCGTGTGATGTGGGAACGGGAAGAAATTGCTCCGTGTGATCTCAGGGATTCTTGGAACCCCGGAGAAGCAAGAGAGATCGCTTTAAGGTTGCACGGATTTCTGTGCGATTTCAAATCCAACGATTTCGACGCCACCAAAGAGAGCGCTCGTTCGCATGTTCGGAATCTCATTAAGCAACTTGCGGCCTATATTTAATATTCACTATCGAAAGGGAATTATGGACGATTACAAGAAGTTGAATCTGCCGACCAATTTCACCGAATCCATCGAAAAGCTGGAAGGCACGCCCGAGGGCGAGATCATCAAGCAAGCGCTTGCCGCTTGTAATTTCGCGATGGAGAACGAGGGCGGCGACGAATTGCTCCGCAACATGCTCGTGAGTTTGATCGAGGATTGCGACCGAGAGCAGTTATTCGCCTATACGATCGGCTGGGCGATCGGCTTGGCCGCGATCAAGCGAGCGCAATTCGAGATGGACGCTAAGGCCGGGAAAACAGATGGGAGCGCAAAATGAGACCTCATCCTACTTTTTTTAGCGTAGCGCTTGGCTTGGCCGGCTTGCTTGTGATGGTCGCTTACTTCTATTTTTTGCGTGCTTATCACAAGAAAACTTGCAGGTTATACCCAAAAGACAGGGAGTTTGAGGAATGAGCGAAACAAGTCAAATACTCAAGGGAACCAAAGAAGACATTCTCGAAGCTATTGAGAATATTTTCCTTGATTTCTGGAATTCCTCCGAAGACAAGATTGAAGAACTGGTCGAATCTCAAATCCGAGACAGGTTCGCCGAAGAGATTAAACAACACGAGAGAGAACGGTACGATATCAAGGAAAAACTCGAACTATTCAACAGGGAATTCGATCGTTACCAGAAGATCGAGGCGGCGGCGGATAGGGTCGTGGAGTCGTTTCTTTCGACCTCGGCATACAAACTAGGGGTGGATGGAGATATCGACTTAGGAACAATATTGGACCTAAGTAACACCCTTCTTCCCACTAAAGATGAACCCAAAACAGCGGCGGAGAGAATTTATGAAAATCACTGTCGATCGTAAATCGTTTCTGGATGCTTGCCAAGACATTATCGGCGTCGTACCGTCGAAGTCGAATAAGCCGATCCTGCGCAACATGAAATTGGTCGTTGACGAAGGCGACTCTCAGATCATGGCGACCGACGAAGAGGTCTCCATTTCTCGCTACGTTCACGGCGTCGAGATCGACCAACCCGGCGGCGTTTTATTGCCGGCCGATCGTCTCATGAAGATTCTCAAGGCCGGCGACGATCCTACGATCACGATCCAGAGCGACGGCGACTCCTTGGCGATCGGCGATACGACTTGCGACTATAAAATCCCCACGGAGGATGCGGACCTTTACCCGAACGTTCCCGAGTTCAACAAGTTGAACTATTGGATTGTGGCCGCTCGCGACATTAAGCGGTCGATCAAGCGAACCATCTTCGCGACGGAACTTAACTCGACCCGTTATGCTTTGGGCGGAGTCTACTTCGGCATCAAGGACGACTTGGAAGACCTTTTAGACTTGGTTGCTCTCGACGGCCGGAGGATGGCGAACTCGACGATCGGCTACGAGCAAGAGGGGACGCCGGACAAGTACGAAGGGAATCTGGTCGTTCCCACTCGCACGCTCAAGATGCTCGGCGGGATGCTCGACGACGGCGACCCTCCGGTCCATATCGCGACCGTATCGAATCCCAAGCTGAGCGCGATCCTGTTCCGCACGGGGAACTCGGTCATCCATAGCCGGTTGGTCGAAGGCCGGTTTCCGAGGTTTGAGGATGTCTTGCCGAAGTTCCATAACGCCGTGGCGACGATCGAGGCGGGGCTACTCTTGGCGACGATCGAGAAGGTGTCGGTCACAACCGGCGAAGAATCCAGGGGCATTCACTTCGAGTTCGAGGAAGGCCGGTTGACTGTCCGAAGCGAATCGGCCGACCTCGGCAAGTCCCGAGCGACCGCGCCGATCGAATACGAGGGCGGTCCCGTATCACTTGAGATGGATTCGGCTTACTTGATCGACATGCTTCGGGCGGTCGGCAAAGAAGAGAAGTTCGCGATCAAGATGATCGACGATCGGGAGTCTGTCATGTTTCACTTGGAAGGATATCAATACATGATGCAGCCACTCAGTTCCAAGGCGGCGGCGGAATTCAAAGCGAAGCAAGAGGCTGAGAAATTGGCGTCCACAAAGAAGTGACTTGAGACCAAGAAAGGGGATCGGGATGAGGGTAGTGAAAGACATCACGGGAGAGCGTATCGGGAAACTGGTGGCAAAACGATTGGTTGGTAAAAAGCGTGGCGTATTTATTTGGTTGTTCGATTGCGATTGCGGCGGGTCCAGAATTGGTTGTCCCTCTGTAATTAGACGATCAAGTTTACCTGCATGTAAAAAATGCTGCTTATGTTCACCGTGTAAACGGAAAGACATCACAGGAAAGCGTATTGGAAAATTAGTGGCGAAAAGTATCGTTGGGAAATATCGTGGCGCATATCTTTGGTTGTTCGGATGCGATTGCGGAGGATCAAGGACTGGAAATACGAGTGTATTTGTAAATGGTTGCGTAGTTTCGTGTTCGAAATGTTCCAGAAACAAGAAAGAGAGAAAAGAATTAGCGATCAAATTTTATGGAGAAAAGTCTTATAATGAATATATAAATAGGAATACGATAGTAAGATATGGGAATCTTTCTAAAGAATCTATCGAATCAAGGGAAAAAAGATTAATGATGTCAAATATTTGTAGGAGAGAACGAAGATTAAGGTTTTCCCAACAAGAAAGAGAGGAATACAACGAAAAAGAGAGAAACCGGGAAAGGAAACTTAGAGAGCGCAAACGTCTCGCACAACTATCTAACCTCGCATCAACCATCAGCAGAAAGATGAAAGAACATGAGCAACTTCAAGAACAATCCTCAATCACGGCGTGAAGAATTCCAAGCTAAAATCCGAGGCTTGAACAAACCGGCCCAAGTGCAAGCGGAAATTCACGCCGAAAACGCAAAAAGCGTAGAAGGCATCTGGAGGACCGCAATGTTGGTCGCAAGATTCAAGGAAGTCGGAGGCGATACTTCGACCCTCGGCATGGACATGATCCCGGAACTCTTGATGATCGCCAAAAACCAACTACTCCCTGAAGTTATGCTTCGGTTTCTTGACAATAGAAACACCTTGGTTGCCGTCGCCAGGCTTCCCCTTTCAGGCCAATCCGATGTTCTAGAGAAAGGAGAAATTGTCGTCGCTGTTCCGTCGAAAAACGGAAAGTTCGAGGAGAAGAAGGTCTCTATCGACAAGGCGAAGAAGAAAGAAGTCGATCAAGCATTCAAAGGCGGTCGTGTTCGAACCTTTTCCGAGCAAGCCGCCGCTATTACCGCTCGTGCGGCGATGCAGCCGAAACCGGCGACATCGGACGCCGATGGTTTTCTGATCAACTACGAACGCGGCGAAGTGACGGTGACTAGGGGTCAAATCTTCGCAATCGACAAGCTCCGGGAGTTGTTGATGGAGTTGGAAGGCCAAGAGTCTTCTGTCGGTGTTGGAGAAAATCTGTCGAAATCAATCAGTGTCCCTTGTACTCCATCGGAACACCACAACATCGAAGTTCTTGCCGCCGCAAACAAAACCACAATGGGCCACACTGTTCGCCGGTTCGCGGTACGTGGCGGTGCGTTCCGGAAGATCGGTATCTCGGCGTGAAATCCCCAACAGAAAGGGAATCCGAATGAGCCGGTACATCTACGAAAAATTCGGTCATCTCCAAGAACCCGAGAAAAGCAACGCGATGATCCGGTCGCTTCGGGATTCTATCGTGGAGTTGCACGAGAAACAACTCGTGATCACTGAAACCACGCGAGACATCCGACGCGCTCAATGCAATATCTCTCAATTAATGGACATGGAAGACGGCGGGTTTGATTTCGGAGACAAGTTTGCAACTAGAAGCCCGAGCGGAGAGCTTCTTTTGTATATCTCTGGGGAAAAATACTTTGATGGAAGGGTCGAAGTCGTTCCCGAAGATTATCGAGCCGTCCCCGAGGAGTATCGGTGGAATTCAGATAAGAAAGAATTAGACAAATGAAATGCAATGTGATCTTGTTAGTTGATCGCCGCCCTTATAACAACTCGGAAATGGGTTTCTTCAGCGGCAACATCGACGGACCCTTCTCGCTCAAGCGCGATGTCGCCAAGAAGTATTATACACAAGCCGAGATCGACGCCGACTTGGAGAAATTCTGGCCTACCGATGGCGGCGAACCAGAGAACCCCAAGATGCGGCGATGGCTCCCCGTCGTCGAAGATTACGACAAGACGGTCGCTTATGCCGTCGAGACTCCCGAGAGCGACCGACCAAAGAAGGCGACTGAAAAAGATAACCACGCGATCGAACGTCACATGCGAGAGAAGTGCAAGAACAGGAGTCGTTAATGCTTGCCGAGGTTGCCGCAGAAGAGAAGGTCGCCGAGGTTCCCAGGGATGCCGCTTGGGTCGGTCGGATGCTCCGTAAGCGTTTCGAGTATCCCGCCTATATTGTTCGCTCGGAGGTCTCTGAATCGACCGGCTTCGACTCAGGCCGGCGTGCCGACGCCTTGATCGTGTCATGTTATCCGTCCCAGGGCGGTCCCGCTCTGATCGGCGTGGAGATTAAGGCGTCTCGGGGAGACTGGATGAACGAGTTAAAGCAACCCGACAAAGCCGACGCCTTCTTCCGCTATTGCGACCAGTGGTACTTGGCGGTCACGGACAAGAAGATCGTTAAAGATGGCGAGTTGCCTTCGACGTGGGGCCTCCTGACCCCTCACGGCGAGTCCCTAAAGATCAGTGTCGCCGCTCCCAAACTGGAATCCGAACCGACGCCTCGGGGCTTACTGGTGTCTCTGGTGCGTAATGCTTTCGAGGCCAATGAGGATCGCCAAGTCGTCGAGAAGATGAAGCAAGAGGAATACGCTAAAGGTTACAAGCAAGGCAAGGAATCTGGGACTACCATTGAGAAACAAAACACGAAGCGACTCCAGCACGAACACGAAAACCTCAAGTCGGTCGTTTTAAGGTTTGAGCGGGAGAGCGGAGTCAAGCTCGATATTTGGGGCGGTACTCAAAAACAGGGGGAGAAGTTCGCCAAGCTGTCCTCGATCCTTTCTAGGCGTGAGGCGATTGATTGGGACAACATCCTGCGGAACCTTGAGAGCGTCGCGATGGCGGCCAACGGTGCGGCGGCGAACGTGCGAGAGGCGATTAGTGCGATGGGAGAACAAGCATGAACGTCTTGCAATTGGTTCTCAAACTCACTTGGATGATGATCACTCGTAAAATCAGTCATGATTCTCCTGTCGTGAGAGAAATGAGTAATTTTGGCGAGTATAAGATCGTGAAATGGGTCAATATCCGCCAAGGCGCTTTGGCCGGCGGAAACGACAAGTACGGTCATCAAAGGTGGAGGACGAATATCGTTTGTAGCGCCAAGATGGAAATCATTGCGTTGGATTGAACGCTTCCAAAGGAGAATGAGTATGAAATTCGAAGAACTGGTTGTGGGCGAAAAAGTTTATATCAACAGTATCGGCAGTAATGTGGTGATCCGTGGTCTTGAGAGAACCTTTCTGGACCAAGGCTTCATTTTGGTGGACAAAGGGCTGATTGGCAACCACCCCAATGAAAGCCGGGTCCAAATCCAGGTCGGCGGCGAGACGATGGAATTTGACCGTCTCTGGTTCGAGAGAGCGGAACCGCCTATTCCCGACGATATCACTCCTTTGGACATGCTTTTCCGGGAAGTGGACTTGATCGCCGGTAGAGAAAGTCGGTGTTCCGAAGGCGAGGCGTACAAGAGGCTGATTCATCGGATCGAGGCCGTTCGTGCGGTTCATGGAGACGACAAATGAATCACCCTCTTCAGTGCCAAGAATTAGTTCACGCTCTTGTGTCCGAATGGCTCAACGGTATGGGTCCATCCTCGAACCCAGACGAACTCAAGGATCATTGGGCGTATCGAAACATTATTTCAAAAAGAGATTGGATCGTCCCTTTCCTTTTGAGGGAGGTCGCATGGAATCCTAGTTTTATCGTGTGGGCCTTGCACGACATTACCGGGGAGAACCCGGTCCCCAGGAATCGCTAGGTAATATCAATGAGGCGACGAAGGCTTGGGTTGACTGGGGAAGGCTTAAAAGGTTGATTTAATAATTATTTCATGAAATGGCGACCGTCTAGTTTTTTTGGTGGAAAACTTGACAACCCCTTGACTTCTAGTAGCAGATAGCTAGAATGTTATTGTTGGTAGAGGAGAACCACGCTTAAACCAAAGGCCGAAAATGAGCCATTTCCACTTAGAAATCATTATGCCTCCGGTCGAAGACGTCAAGGAAGCGGTTCGACAAATCATGAATCCGTTCAGGGAATACGGCCAAGACGAGGATGGGGTTCCTAACTCGCATCCTTTCTTTGAATGGTATGTCATCGGTGGACGTTGGGACGGCGCGAAGTCGGAGGCTTTGTTGGACACCGAGAAACGTAAACAGTTTTGCGAGGAGTTGGCAAAAAGAAAAATCACGGTCGCCGCAGCACAATTCTGGAAGCCGACGCTTGATCCGTCAAGCCAGATTCCGATGGTGAACAAACCCTGGCGAAAGTTCTTTCCCGAGTCGCCGCTGAAGGTTTGCCCTTTATTCTCCCACTTCAAGGACCAATATAAAGACAACGACGGGCCACCGAACGTCATGAGACTCAAAGATGTCTCGATGTCAACGAAAGCCGCTCGCGTCATCATCGCCGGCCCTCAATTTGAGAACGGGGGAGTTTTAGAAGCGGAATATATGACCCAAGACTCGACATGGAACGGTGTCACCTACGTCAATTCTGCATGGGACGGAACGATCGGCGCGGCGATAAAGGAGCATAAAGCTCACACGGAGGGTTATACGCCGAAATATCTAGCGAAATACATCCCTCGTGACGATTGGCTTTGCGTCACCGTCGATTATCGCTCTTAAAAACAACACTCAAACCAAGGGCCGAAAATGGAAGCCTTCCTGACTGGATCGCGAGCATACGGGACGCCGCGAGAGGACTCGGATATCGACCTTGTTGTTTTGATGTCGCCGGCAGACTCGCGAACCCTTTGCGATCATGTTCAAGGCGACGACATGGCTGAGCGTGGCGAATACGATAGCGGCGGACACTCATTCGCCCTTCGGTTTGGCAACCTTAATCTGATCGTGACAACCGGCTGGCGTCACTACGCCTGTTGGCGGGCCGGGACCGAGGAGTTGGTTAAGCGTCGTCCTGTGACGCGAGAGGAAGCTGTGACTCACTTCACGCAACGGCGTAAGGAATTCAGCCAGGGAAACACGGAAGCCTCTGCGGTAGCCGAAGAGGCCGGAGTAGAAACCGAACTTTGCGGCACCGAAGACGCTTTGGGATATCCTTGATAAATGGAGCGGGCGATGGCGACATTCCGAATCTCTAGCGTCTACGGTAGTGACGACGACTTCAGGCTGAACGCCTACAAATATGAAGCCACCGACGCCGGGGATGCCTTCTAACGATACCTGAACGACATCGACAGCCCATCCTCTCATGAAACGGCGATGGTAGAGTCGCCCGATGGAACTCGGAAAGTGTATCACGGAGAGATGGCGTTTTGCTGGAAGGTGTACCGCGAGAAAGGGTGATGATGATAGCTCAATGGAACGTCGAGTGTCCTGAGTGCGAGGGTCGCGGACGAGTTATGTTTATCTCGCCGAAGGATGGTGAGTGATGGGGCAACGCAACGAACACCCGATCGCCAGAAAAGAGCACTCGTGCTCGTTCTGTTGGGAACCGATCGCCGTCGGCGAGAAGCACTTCTCGAAATCGTTCGGGCCGATGGATCACTCGGTGAATGAGGGGTTTTTCCGTGTCCGCGCCCACGAAATATGTTGGGAACTTCGCGAGGAAGCGGGAGGCCAAGACGAGGACGGAATCTTCAATTTCGATTCCCCCGACAATTTCAAGCAGGGCTTGGCCGAGACGGGCAATGTCGAAGTTTTCGCGGCGCGCGACGGCGGAATTCCGCCCGGCCCGCCGAGACGCAAGGAACCAACACCGGAAAGGATCGAAGCATGATTGATCAATGGAACGTCGTGTGCCCCGAGTGCGAAGGGCTTCATGGATGCGATTCATACGATGGAACAAGTGAAGTCCCCAACCCCGCGCTCGTCGCCGAACTGACGCGGCTGCGGAGGTTGAAAGAGTTGGCTCGCGAGTTCGTAATTTCCTTGGGGCGTCCCGATTCCTTCACCGCGACGACTCCGCTTCGAGAGTTGATTTTCGCTCTCGCCGACACGCCGGAAACCCCCGGTCGTTTCAAAGAGCCGGTCGCGACGGAACGAAAGGAAGGTGAAGCGTGAATTCCGACCTCTCCGTTTGCCCTGAGTGCGGCGACAAAAACTTCCTGACGATCCACGATTACGATCAAAAGGTTGTTTTCGAATGCACCGCTTGCGGCGAATCCTTGGAACTTTGGATCGGTGAAATTGCCGACGAATTCCACGATCTACGGGCCGAACTCGTGAAATCCGCCGCCGCCAACGCCGCCCTCCAAGCCGAGTGCGACCGGCTGCGGGAGGTGGAACGGCTGGCGAAAGAGATGGTTCAAAGATGCAAGGAGCATTCTGATATGATGATCCCTGTTGGAGAACTCGTGATGGAGTTCCATGAGGAACCGTTTAACGCCCCGAGCAGCACAACTTACGCTTCTCTGGCCACGGCTTTCGAGGCTTATCGCGACGCGAAAAAGGCTTTCGAAGCCGCTCTCGCTCAAGAGTCGGTCGCGACTTCCGCTCCGGCCGAAGTCAAACCCCGTCGCACCATTGTCTGCCTTTGCGGTTCGACACGGTTCCGCGAGGCGTTCCTTGCCGCGAACTATCGCGAATCGCGGGATGGAAAGATCGTGCTCACGGTGGGCTGTTTCACTCACTCGCCGGAACAGGCCGAAGGGGAAACGCTCGGTTTCACCGAGGAGCAAAAATGCCGCGCCGACGTGCTTCATTTCGACAAGATCGAACTTGCCGACGAAGTGTTGATCCTCAACGTCGGCGGCTACATAGGCGAATCGACACGTCGCGAACTCAATCATGCGATCGCGCAAGGAAAACGCGTTCGGTTCCTTGAAGAACAACAGCCGGTCGCGACGGAACGAAAGGAAGGGGAAGCGTGATCCACGTTGAAGTGACGCAGGAGGACATTGACAAGGGGGAACCGGGCGATCCCGGTTGTTGCCCGGTCGCGATGGCCGCGACAAGAGCGATTCCCGACGGCGTTCCGCGAGTCCGTTTCACCAAGTTCGAGCTTCGCACGGAAAGGATTGTTCTGCAACTTTCCTCGCCTGACGAAGTGGTGAAATTCGTTCGCGCTTTCGATTACGAAAGATCGTCGCCCGAGGTGAGACCATTTTCTTTCGACTTACCCGATCTCTCGGAGCCGGTTTGGAAAGCGGCGTGCGCCTGCTGTCGTGGGCTTTTCGATCGCGCCGAACTCGACGACGAAGGCTTTTGCGAAGAGTGCCGGTCGCGACCGAACGAAAGGAGGGGGAAGCGTGAGAATCTCCAAGCGTAAATGCGTAAAGTGCGGGCATGTTTTAGATTCGCTGGACTTCCCGCAACTTGTCGCATCGCTCCGGGCCGACCTTGACGATCTTCGAACCGAGCAATATCGCCTCCGCGCCCGGAACACCGTGCTTCACCAGAAACTTGCCGTCGCCGAGTCTGGCCTTCAAACGGTGGAGTGTCCTACGTGCAAGGGAAACGGAGGCGATGGAATTGATCGGGGCGAAGGGCATCGGTTTCGGTTCGGCCCGTGCAAGAGATGCGGCGGGCATGGAAGGTTGACGTTCGACGATCTACTAGAAGAGATCGTCGCGTTCGAGGATTGCGAGGAAATCAGCCAGGCGAGATACGAAATCATGAATGAACTCTATGAGAAACTTCGCGAGCGTGACGCGAGGATCAGGGAACTAGAGGACCAAATCCACGACGACGCACTTCAATCAAGGGAGACTTACTGATGGATTACGATGACTACAATGACGACTGGGACTTCGACGACGAAGAGGAAGACGAGGACTGGGATGATGATGACTTCGATGTAGACGAAGACGAACTTGAAGACGTGGAGTATTGAACCGTGAGCGCCAAAACCGAACCGCCGTGGCTTGATCGGAGAAAAGGCGAGAACGATGACGGCGAAGCGTTTTATCCCGCCTTCTCGCAATTCACAGGCAACAAAAATGGACCATATCGTTATGTTGTTTCTCAAGAAGAACGGAGCGGCGGCGGTTTTGTTTGGATCGCCGAATGTTTCGACTTGATTGATGAGGATGATCGCGGAAAGCGATATGACTCAGCGGAAGAAGCAATGAAGGCTTGCGATGAGTGCGAGAGATGTATAATCGTGGACGCTATGTACGGAGTTGACTATGAGTAAGACGGCGACCAAAAAGAAACCGAATCAAGCCAAACCCAAGCTGGACCAATCACAACTTCCGGTTGGATTAGAGTGCCTACTCACAACCCAGGCGGTTGCGGTGTGCATTTCGAGTTCTCCTGCCCACGTTCGCAAGATCGTCCGCAATAAAGAGTTCCCGGCTCCCGACAAGGTTTTCGGCGGCACTCAGCCGCGATGGTGCGTTTCCACCGTCAACGAATGGATGAGAAACCAAGAAGCGAAAAACATTCGCGGTTTCCTCACGAGCGATCTTGATGAGGAGGGAGGTTGATGGCCGGAGTTTGGCGACGAAAGACAAGAGACGGAAAACCCGGAAAATATATTGCATGGTGGATCGACGATAAAGGGGTTCGGCATACAAAGACATGCTCTACGTCCGAACGTGACGCCGAGCGGATTGCTCAAAAGAACGAGGAGGCCGGAGTCCGCTTACGGGAAGGCTTAATTTCCCCTCGCGAGAAAATGAGTTTAGAGGCGGCAAAGAAACCGATCGAGGTCCATATCGAGGATTACCGTCTCGCTTTATTGGCAAAAGCAGACGGACTCCAACATACGAAGCATGTCGCCGGAGCCATTAAAAGGATTCTCGAATACGCATCAATCCGTTCTTTGGACGAATTGAATGCGGTCGATCGCTTACAGGCGGCACTCGGAAGACTTCACTCGGAGCGATCCCCTCGCACCGCGAACCATGCCAGGAATTGCATCATTGCGTTCGTTCGTTGGCTTGAAGACTCAAGCCGGATTATCGAACTGCCTCGCGGCATCAAGAAATTAGCTCACTACAACCAGAAAGTCGGTCGCCGCCTCATCCGTTCTCCTTTGACGGTCGCCGAGTTGAAGCGACTCTTGGAAGTCACCGCCTCGGGGCCAGATGTCGCCACCAAGCGCGCTCGCGTCGGCAGGGGAGGGGATATCCTTGAGAGTATGAGCGGCAAAGATCGTTCGGTCCTTTATTTGACGGCTTGTTCCACGGGATTTCGCTTCTCGGAACTCGCCAGCCTTACTCCCGAGTCGTTCAAGCTAGATGGCGATTCTCCCACCATCACTTGCGCCGCCGCCTACACGAAAAACGGTGCTTTGGCGATTCAGCCGATATCCATCCATGTCGCCAAGACGATCGCGGAATGGATCAAGGGAAAGGTCGCCGGGAAACCCGTCTTTCTTTTGCCCAGGCACGGCGTCTATATGATCCAGGCCGACCTCCGCCGATGCGGAATCTCTCCGTTGCGTCCTAACGGTGAGCGTGTCGATTTCCATAGTCTTAGACATACTTATGTGACAAATCTGATCGACGCCGGGGCCACCATGAAAGAGGCTCAAAAGTTGGCAAGGCATTCAAGCATCGTCTTGACCGGCGACATCTACGCTCATGCCTCCGAAGACAATCTCAGGCGAGCGGTCGAAAGATTGTCTCAAGGGTCCGAAGCCGCCGCCGAAAAAGATGCACCTGCGCTGCAAACCCTGTTTTCACCCACCGCCATCGAATCGTATCCATTGATGAGCGGAAAATCGACTAAAGAGGGAAACGACGGTCGGCAGGCCGAGGAGTAAGTTCGCATTCGGCTGATTACCATAGGTTTACAGAAAATCCAATACAGTCCAAAAAAAATAGGTTCTGACGACCGATCAA